ACAGTTTTTTGTGTGTTATGGATATTTTTCCGTAGCACGCTTTTTTGTATTATAATAGTAAGACAAATGTAAAATGAAAAGTATTGACCTCTCAGTGATATTGTGGTATAATAGTTATATAACAATTGAATGAGAGGAGATAAATATGAATGTAGTAGAAGCAAATGTATTATCTATTGTACCACAACCTGATTATGAAGTATATAATGCTATTCAATCATTTTTAGAGTCATCAGGGGTTGAATCAAATAATACGAAAGTAACTTATGAAACAGCAATTAAAGACTTTTTTAAAGCAACACGTTCTAAGAGCTTATATGAGCTCTCTAGGAACGATTTAGTCTTTTCCTATATGGATGTAGAGAAGTACCGAAATGGACTCATAGGAACGCTTAAAAACGCATCTATCAACATTAAAATGATTGCAATTAAAAAGCTCTTCGATAAACTTGTTAAATATGAACTGGTACAAGATAGCAAGCCATTTGAAATGCATAAGTTAAAGGAATATGATATCAAAAGTTATGACTCAATGTCAATTAATGAAGTGCGTAAATGTATAGAGGTCGTAGAGGACTCTAAAAACGGTTTTGAGAAGGGTTTACTTATTCGCTTGGCATTTGTCACAGGATTCCGTAAACACGCTCTAATGACCCTTAAATTCGCAAATATAACTACTCTGAATGGGCAAAATGTTATTAAGGTCTTAGACAAAGGAAATAAATGGTCTACTAAGAAGTTAGATGATGAACTTTATAAAGAAATTATGCAATATAAAGAAACAGTTAATCGTGATAATATCTTCAACCTATCTAACACAACTGTTCAACGTATGATGAAATTAATTAATAATAAAGTTGACTTCGGTGATAGATATATTACTTTCCACAGTTTTAAAAAAGCAAGTATTGAAGAAGTAGCCGTTCAAACCAACTATGATATTAAAGCAATGCAGTATCAAGGTAATCACGCTGATGTAACAACAACTTTAAACGTGTACCTAGCTAAGAAGACGATGGACAATATGCCTACTGTATCATTAACGAGCAATGAACCTGATTTGTCTTCTTTAAAAGATTTGACAAAAGATGATTTGTATGATATAATTAGTAAGCTAGACCGTCAAACACAAATTCAAGTAATTGAATTAGCAAACAAGAAATAGAGGTAAAAATGGTAAGCTTAAGAAATAACGAACTTTCAGTCACAGTAATACCGAAAAGAGTTATCTTTCAAACAGTTAATGAAGAAGATGAAAGCTCATTTACAGTATTAGCTTGTAACGTAGTAGAAAAAGGTATAGTTAAATTAAATCAATATGGAAATATCACAATTACTGGGGATAATCTTATGGATTTGCAAATTGATGTCCCAACCCAAGCATACTTGAGTCCGTCAACGAACTCTAAGTATCCAGACGGATATACTGCACGTATTCCAGTAGATGATATTCCAGAGACAGCAAAAGGTCAATGGGATTTCCTTCGTTCAGTATTGGGAGTCACTACAACGGAGAACTTCGCAAAAACCTATAACGATGATGTTAAAATTGTTGATTTTTTATTTGATGAGTTAAATCGAAATGAAATCATAGCGAATGTTAAAGGTGTTGGAGCAAAAACTTATGCATCATTCATCAAACAACTCAAAAGTAAATCAGAATATGCTAAGACTTATACTTTCCTTTCTGAGTATGGTATGACAGATTCATTAATTTTAAAAATCTATCGTAAACACACTGTCTTTAAAGTAATCAAGAATATTGTAGAAAAAGATATTTTTAGATTAACAGAAATCAATGGTATAGGATTTAGACGTATTGATGAAATCTATCTCAAACAAGAGGGTTCTAAAAAAGAAGATGAAAAGCGTATTGTTAGTGGACTTGAATATTATATCTCAGAAAATCAACAAAACGGAAACACTCGTGTTGAGAAGCGTAAGCTTGAACAAGGGAGTCAAACACTTCTTGATATAAATATCGACTATATTAGAAGAATAGTTCAACTTAAAACTTTTCATATTCGCAAAGATAATATATTTGATGTTATGAGTCGTGCTGAAAAAGACGGAACATTATTTAAGGGTAAGATTATCGAGTTCCAAGGTAAATACTCTACTACTAGTACATTTACGACAGAGTGGAACGTATTCAGAGAATTAACTAGTCGTGCATGTAATAAACCAGAAATTGCTGTTGCAGATATGGATTCAATCATTAAAGATTTTGGTGATAAATCAGGATTCTATCTTAGTGAAGAACAAAGTAATTTCTTCCGAAATTTATTCAAGTCTGAAATTAGTTTCCTGTTAGGTTCATCTGGTTCTGGTAAATCTAGTGCTCAAGCAGTATTACTTGAATATACGAAAGCGACAAATCAGTCAGTATTGTTTTTAGCTCCAACAGGTATGGCTCGTAAACGTATCACAGAGGTAACTGGTAACGTTGCTTATACTATCCACTCATTTATTCGTAGCTCTAAATTAAGTGAGCAAAGTTTCGACATTTACTTGATTGATGAAGCATCAATGATTGACGTTGAGTTAGCTGAACAACTTCTTAAGAAAATTCCAATGGGTAAGAAAATTATCTTTGTGGGGGATGGCTCACAGATTCCCTCAGTATCATTTGGGAATTTCCTCTATGATTGCACAAATAACTCTGTTATTAAAATTGATAGATTTACTAAAGTTTTCCGTCAAAGTGAGGGTGGTATCTTGGATATTGTAACTAAGATTCGTCAAGGTGAACAGTTTCTCCCAAATACATTCAACTCTCGTAAAGTTTTTGGTAATAACTGTGTTTTCGATATGTCAATGAGTCGTAATGAAAAACCAATTGATAAAGTTCTTACCGCATATAAGAATACTATCAAAACTGGTAAATATACAGAGGACGATATCGTAGTTCTTAGTCCAACCAAAAAAGGTAAAAATGGAACAGTTGCTATAAACAACAGTATTCAATCGTTTGTTAACCCTAAAAAATCATTTCGTGAGTTCAGTTCAGTAACAGATGGAACAGATGTTGTATTTCGTATAGGTGATAGAATCCTTAATAAGAAGAACCGTAAAGATGTACCTTTGTATCATAAAACATCAGGTGAAATGTACGTCTATAGTAACAAAAATGTAGATATTGTAAATGGAGATATCGGACATATCATAGCTATGGAAGGTAAATCTGTTTATGCTAAATTCGATGACTCAATCCTTCTTTTTAGTATGTCAGACTTTAATAATCAATCAATCATTCACGGATGGGCGATGACAGGTCATAAATCTCAAGGTTCTGAATTTAAAGTAGTTATCTGTTTGTTTGAACGTAGTTCTAAATTCCAAATGAATGGAAACCTACTCTATACTATGACAAGTCGTGCAAAAGAACTCTTGCTCGTATTAGGAGATATCTCAACGATTAATTCGTCATTGAAGAAATTTGAAAATACGAGTCGTGAGACTAATCTTCTTGACTTCTTCAATTTAAAAAAATAAGCAACATTATTGTAAGAGAAATGACATAACATTCTATTTGACATTTCTCTCTTATTATGGTATAATATATAAATACCGTAAAGAAAAGGAGAAAAAATGATAAACATTTTTGCGGAAGACTTCAATAACTTCATCAAAGAACACAATATCGAAATCAATACTATGCAAGACATGATTAACGCTATTGAATACTTTGAAAACTATGACGATATTGAAGCTCTTGAAAAACATAACGAATTTTTTGACGAGGTTCAACTAGCGTTCGTACACCCTACACCTTTATCTTCTGATGAAGACGTAAATCTTTCTAAGAAAGAAGTGTGTGACCTTCTCGGACAACTCAAAAAAGCAGAGAATAGAGAAGACAGAAATGAAATTATTTTCCTTATGGCAAATGAAATCAACTCTGCATATAAACATCTCTCATTATTTTATGCTAATGAAAAATTTTTGACCGATTCATATGATTTCGTAAATCATGTCATGGAGAGCTTTCATGCTCGTGGGGTTAAATATGATTTAGATGAAATGGACACTGTAATTGAAAATTCATTCGCACAACGTGACTTGTATATGGATACATTCAATACAGATAATATCCTTGTATTTTTTAACTCAGTTGATAATTCAGGTGGGGCGCTAAAATTAGATACGATGCAGGATATCGCAGTCTTCACAAAAGTCATTAGTGACTTAATCAAAGAATAAAGAAAAGCAAATAACTAGAGTATGAATTAATTCATACCGAAAGGAAAACTTATACATTGAAAAAATCAACTATTTTAACTATCGCAACAGCAACTATTTTGACACTCGGTGCTACACTCCCAACATATGCCAAGGCTGAGGAAGTTAAAGAAGGAAACACTACTTTTTATGTGGTAGAATCTGGTGACACTCTCTCTAAAATTTCTGAAAAATATGGTGTTGACTTTACAGTAATACATGCGAATAACGCAGACCAAATCTCAGATGCAGATTTAATCTTCGCAGGTCAAAAACTTATTGTAGATGGTGAAGGGTTTGATAAAACCAAAACCACAGCAGTTTTTAAAGAGGATACACAAGAAGTTGAAATTAAACCTCTAACACCTGTAGAAGAAGTCCCTGTAGATTCAACACCAGAATCAGCACCAGTTCAAGAAGCACCTCCTGTTTCAACTCCTGCTCCTACTGGTGGAATTGACCTTAATCAAACATCAGGCTCAGTTGACATTAACGCTTTAGCAAACTATTTAGCTGGTGCAGGGATGTCTGCTGGATATTCAGCAGGTGAATGGGCTTATATCATTCAGCGTGAATCAAATGGTAGTGTAACAGCAACTAATGCATCATCAGGTGCTTATGGTGCATTGCAATTGCTTGGTCATGGTGAGTATCAAGGGATGACGCTCGGTGAACAAATTGATATGGCTCGTGGGTTGCCACAAGGTTCATGGGTAGTCTATCCGTAAGAAAGAAGATTAAATGTATCCAACACAATATGAAAACATACCAAAATCAAAGTTTATGAAATCTAATTTAGAAGGAGTAGCATGTATCATCTTTACCACTCCTGAGCTAGAGGACGTTGACCCTAGAGAATTTGCAGACCTGTATACTCCACACGTTCGTAAATATGCTGAGAGCTCAGACGATTACATTTTTATTGTAGCAGAAGACCTTCCATTAGGCTTTAGTGACAATTACAAATATAATCTGCCAAAACTCGAACATGTTTACAAGATTGATGAGTTCTTACGAAAGAATCATGATAAGAAGATTCTAGCGGTTTGTGATGCAGGTATTTCACGGTCTGGTTTTGTATCATTTATGCTTGACATGAAAAATCATAATTATGATAAAATAGCTGTCATGGCTGATTATGATGGTGCTTGGATGTTTAATCGTAGTCGTAGAGTAGTTACAGAAGGTAACATCTACTTAGCAAACTCGGCTTACTGTGGATTCTTACGAGAATCACAAATACTAACTATTGAAGAAGAAGTCGAATATGACAATATGATAAAAAGAGGAGAGTAAATCTTCTCTTTTTTTTTTATGCACTCGATACTTGACAAATTGAATATGATATGATATAATTATATATATAGAATATTAATCAGAAAGGAGATTTAATTGGAAGAACAAGTATTAGGAATATCATTAGTCTCGGAAGTGGATGGAAAACGTGAACCATATTTTGTAGGAAATTTCATTGAAACAATGTTTGGTGTTCCATTAAACACATTAATTGAAAACATTGATGTTTCAGAGAACGAATCTGATAAACTTTATGATGTAGTATTTACTTTCTTAAATAACACTGAATTAGAGTTTTCACTTCTTAAAAATCAACTAGCAATATGGCACACTGACGAACCTGATGTCTATAACAAGTTTAAAAAAGAATCAGAACGTAGTTCAGAAGCTTATCTTGATAGTTTAGAAGAACAAGAAGAAGAATTGGAAAAAATTAATAAAGAAAAAACTATACGTAGCTTGAAACCTAATGGTATCTAAGGAGAATAGAATAAAATGAATGATGCACAAAAACACGAAAAAATAATTGAAGAAATTCATGACATGTTCATAAAGAAAAATGCAGACTATGGTAATTCATTCGAGAAGAGTTTGGATGAGTGGGGCTTGATTGTTTCGGCAATGAGAGTTCAAGAGAAACTTGACCGTGTAAAAACTTCGCTTAAGCATGAGCTTAAAGTAAAAGACGAGTCAGTAGAGGATTCATTCCTCGATATTGCCAACTACGCTATTATGACAGTAATGTGGTTGCGAAAAGAAAAAGAAAAGAAAGAAGAATCAATGACTTATGAAGAGTATGAAGCGAATCTGGATAAGAAAGCAACTGATGAACGCATACTATGGAAATAGATTTTAAATAAGTCATTCAGGAAATAGAAATGAATAAATACGATGGAGATTTTAGTCATGTAGAAGTGACACAATTAATTGAGTATGAAGATGAGTTGAATTGCGATATTGATTTGTATAACGAAAGCATTATTCGCTTGCAGTTGAGTTATCAACGAGGAGAAAAACCATTCAAAGAATATATGAGTGAGTTTGAAATACTCAATGATAAAATTGAGCAACTACGTGAGTATCGAGACAACTTAACTTTAGTTATTAATTCTCGAATAAGAGAATTTGATAATGATAATATTTTTGAGCTAGACAATGAGGAATTTGTGGAACAGTTCTACAAAGAAATGAAGAATGGAGGTTATGGACTTTGATTGACTATGAAACAAGAGATAAATTTAAAAAAGAATTACCTGAAAAAACAAATGAAGAATTGTTGGGTCTAATTAGAGAATTTACAAAAAAATCTCGTGAACTACTAACTTCTCTAGCAAGATATGAAACAAGTGATGATTATGCAATTATTCAACAAATTATTGATAATGAATATTATCGAACAACAGCAATAGATTATTTAGTTGGAGGTTCTATTTAATGTTAATAAAAACTTTGAAGGTTATTAATCACTATGAAAGTGGGTTTTTAGATAAATCATCTAAAATAACAGTAGAAATATTCGATGTAGACCGTAATGTAAAGATTATAGAAGGTGACATTGCTCGTGACAATATGAACGAAATTCTTAAAGGTATAAAAATAGGAATTAATATGGCAGGATATCAAGTTACAGTTTTACCAATTGAAGAATATGATGACTTGACAAAAGCAGTTCGTAAAGTAAAGTAGATTTTGAGGTTTAAAATGATTAAAAAAATAACTCAAACTTTCGAAGTAAGAGGTGAAATAATCATTATTAAAGAGTTTGCTAAATTTGATGACTCAGGTAATTTAATATATGACAAAACTCTTGATGATATCGCAATGAATAAGATATACGAAATATATCGAGAGAGAATGGGTTACTATAGTTTAGAGATGATACGCCAACTAATCTTTTATTATGCAGGAGGATATGAGAAGGCATCTGAAATATCAGGACTCTCTAAGTTAAGTCTTAAATTACTTTGCAATGGAAGTCTTGCGACACAATATGAAGAAGACAGATTGGAACTTATAGTTAAAGCAGGTCTTGTGTTACAAACATAGAAGTTAATCACGGAACATATACATCAATGGTGACAACACTTACCAAGAGGTAAGAGGAAGGAAGCCAAAGTGGCTAAATTATTTTTTAAATATGGAACAATGAAATCAGGTAAATCAACACACTTATTGATGACTAAGCACAATTACACAAGTCAAAATAAAAGAGTGTTGGTATATACAAGTAGTAAGGATACAAGGTGGGGGAGTGAAAAAGTAATCTCACGAATTGGAATCAACAGTTTTGCATTATCTGTAACAGATGAGATTTTTTATGAGATTAAAGAGGAACACTTTAAAAATACTATCTCTTGTATCTTAGTAGATGAAGCTCAATTTCTTTCTGCGGAACAAATTGTCGCTCTTTGTGCGGTTGTAGACACTCTAGGAATACCTGTGATATGCTATGGATTAAAAAACGATTTTAGAAATGCTCTCTTCGAAGGCTCTAAAACTCTACTAGAGCTTGCAGATGAAATTGAATTAATCAAAACCGTCTGTGAACATCACACGTGTGGTAAAAAGGCAACAATGAATTTACGATTAGTAGATGGTAAACCAATTTATAAAGGTGAGCAGTTTCAACTAGGCGATGAGGATTATGTTCCAGTATGTCGGAAGCATTATTATCATTATGAGGAGGATGAAGATGGTAGATACTTTAGCTGATTTAGTTCCTCTATATGGAATAATTCTTGTTATTGCCATATGGTGGTTTGGAAGTTATCTGGTTAGTAGACAATATTCTAAAGATTTAGAATTATTAGAACGCCACGATAAAATGAAAATTAAATTGGGAGAAGAGTTAAATGTTCCAAAAGAAGAGGTTCTTGAAATGTGGTTCGATAGAAGTCTCAAAGATGCAAAGGGAGTATATGTAATTGACAATAAGATATTTAGCAATTATATCTTTACTGTTAAATATACAACCAAAGAAAATAGTTACGAAGTTGAAACTTTTACCAAAGCTCAAAAGGAAGTGGCAGATTTTTAAGGAGTCTAAAGATTCCTTTTTTTATTTGTTAGAAAATTGTAACAACATATTCATTGACAAATGGGTATGATTATGTTATAATATATAATATAGATAAAACAAATAAAGGAGGATTCCATATGTATTTGTTATTTAGTATCTTGTTTCCTATATTAGTAATATTTCTACTAATTGCAGTAATAACAATTATTGTCTTGGCTCAAAAAGAAAAGTCATCAGAATTACCAAAAATGACATTCAAAAGAAGGAAAAAGAAAAAATGATTATCATATTTTGTATTCTTTTACTTATAATTTTATTCTACTACTCGTGTAAACAAACCAAGAATCATACACAGAAAATAAAAGAAACTAAAAGAGTGCTAAAAGAAATTAAAAAAGCACTAAAACATAAATAAACATAAGGAGGAAATTAAATGTTTTGGATTTTAGCTATACTAGTAATATACATGTTTTATCGCCCTAAAGAGATGATTATGATTTTCTTTACTCTAGCATTTTTTGGATTTGGGTATTGGATATTTAGTTTTATATCATCAGAACCAGTACTTACTTTTTCAATCTCTATATTTGTAATTTGGATTTTGTCTTTGTTACTAGGATTGATAAATAAAACAACAGAGGAAGATAAAAATGAAGATGACACCTAAAGAAGAATATTTATTAAATTGTTTAAGAAATATTGCTGAAACATCTAATGAATCAGATATTGCAAATTTTGCAGACCAAGCAATATACATCTCTGGCTCTTTTCCAGAGGAAGAAAGTATCGTAGAAGAATACACAAAATTAGTTAATGAATTGTGGGGATGCTATTGTAGTGAAGAACCACCATCATATAACCTATACGAAAGATTTGAGGACTTAAATATAAAATGAAAAATTCAGAAAATGTTATTAATGAAATTCTTAATGAATTGACGTTGCAGTATGTTCCAGTATGCGTAGCAGACTTCATTGACAGATATCCTGATATTGAAGACACATCAATGCTTTATATTTACAAAGATTTTGTTGAGAGTGACGCTTGGCATGAGTTTTGTTTAATTGAAGACTCATTAGAAAAATATGGTCGCTGGGATGATATGCTTTATAAGGCAATTCGTTTTGGATATGTAATGGATATTAAAGAACCTCTTTGTTATCTCCGAAACACAGTTGCTTATAAAGAGATTGAAGGTAATGAAGTTGTTGACTACAAAGATTTATACTTAGCATCTGACGGAACTCTTGTATCTAATAAACTTTTTGCAAAGAAGTTTAAAATGGAAGAGGTTGAAGAGGTTGAGAGTGGAGTCTATGAATTAGAATTTATCGAGGAAAAATAAATGAGAACATATAAAGGATTTATACAAAGACTTGACAAAGTAATAGATATTTTAAATAAAATAATAACAAATAAAAAACAAAAAGATTATACAAAAGAAGATTTACTTCTTATCGCTAAATGCTATAGATATATTTCAAGAAGCTATCTCAAGATGGCTAAAATAAATAGTACAGTAAGTGCGGGCTCAGGCTTTTCGTTTGAATCTTATGAGAAAGGGAAATAACATGTATTTAGTAATGATTGAAACATGTAAAGATGAAACAAACATTCCCTATTATGAGACTCGTAATGTAAAAGGAGACCAAAATCTCCTAGAAGAATTACATCATATTAGAGATGTCGAAGGGTACTCACAAGAAAGCATTAAAACATTTATCAAGAAAATAGATGAAAATGGTCTAGTATCATGGGAGGAAATATTATATGAATTTTAATGACGTTTTAACTCTAGCAGTTTTAATTGCGGGATTACTTATTAATAAATGGATAAATAAAAAATATGGAGATGATTAAATGAAAGTTAAAGAATTAATCAAAGTGCTAGAAAATCAACCACAAGATATGGAAGTATGTTTTGATTATAGTGATGGATGGTCAACTGATGACATTGACGAAATTATCATTACAAATAGATATTATGATTATGATTTTGAAAAAGTAGTAGTCTTAAAATAGGAGAAAAATTATGAAAGAAACAGTAGCAGTTATTTTAATTTGGGTTGGCGCAACAGTAATGAATATTTCGTTTTGGGTATGGTTAATTTCATTACTTGTGTGGAAATTCTTTGCAGTGGTTGGTGCATCAACAGTTATCTATCCATCATTTTATTTCTTAGTTGGAGGAATCATCACATTTGTAGCAGGTTTAATTTTTGGTACAATGTTAACTAAAGAAGACATTTCTAAATGGTAATTTAAGGAGGATGATAGATGGGTGAAGTATTTAAAGTCATCGTAGCAGGTGGTCGTGACTTCGGAAACTATACATATCTCAAAGAGTCATTAGATAGAATCTTGGAAGACATTAAAGAACCAATCGTAATTGTATCAGGTGGTGCAAGCGGAGCAGATATGTTAGGTGAAAAATACGCTCGTGATAAGGGGTATGAGGTAGAACGACATCCAGCTCAATGGGAATTGTTTGGTCGTGGTGCAGGACATCGAAGAAATGCAGAGATGGGAATTTCTGTAAAGAATAATGGAAAAGGAATGCTGGTAGCATTTTGGGATATGAAGTCAAAAGGCACATCTAACATGATTGATGTGGCAGAGAGATATAATATCCCCTATAGAGTAATAAAGTATTGAGGTGGAGATATTGAAACATAATGAAAATAAGGAACAACATAAATTTACCATTCCAAAAGACATTGTAAGTCAATTAAACAATATAAATGCAAGTGAGTATGAAAGCCTCGTTGATAGATTTATAGAGGACTATGAAGATTATTCTTTGTCAGAAAAATTAATTGAATTTAGTTCGAAGAATCAATATAATTATCATCTGTGTATTTTATATCTCGTAGGAGAAGAACTTGGAAAACGAATGGTTGAGGTGGTGGAATGAGTGAGAAAAAATATTATGTGAAATTGAAATCTCCTAATGAACATAGAGGTATATGGTGGTGTGGAGATAGAGCCGAATGGCAATCATATAGTGATGACCCTGTATATGGAGAAGAGTTGGATGATTGGGGAGGGAGAGAAGTAATCGGTTGGAAAGTTTCTGAATTTATACCATCTTTCACAAAGTCAGAACTTGCTGAAATCATGGGCGGTGCGATTTATCATGTAGTTACTGAGGAGTGGGGGTGTGGCGGAGGGTTCTATGAACCTAGAGAGTGGAAGAACCCACTCATTGAGCTTGTACCTATGGAGGACGGATAATGAAAATTGATTTATCAGAACTTGAGAGAAAGTTAAGCTGTGGAGTAAATTTGACTATCAAAGAATCAACTATTTTGCTTGAAAGCATGGAAGGTTTTATTGATGATAAAATAGAATTACAAGAACAGCTTAACACTGCGAAAAAGAATATTGAGCATGCTATTGGAACGATTAAACACGATGGGCATTTAGGAACTATTCAAACAGACTGGATTTTGCCTGATTTAGAAAAAGCTCTAACAGAGATTGAAATTGAAGGGGGCGGAGATGAGTGAAGAAATTCAAGGTTGGAGAGATATTATCCAACAAAACGGGAAAAGAGTTCAACCCCAGCTCACGATTTCGAAAAGCATTGCGGATTTATTGGATGAAATTCCAAACGAAGCTAAAGAATATGTTAGAGTAAATGATTTTGGTGAGTATTCTGTTTTAGATGATTTTGTGGAATTACGAGAATTTTATGAAGCTGATGAAGATGAGATATTTCCTAAATTCATGGAATTAAAAGATTTTGTAAAAGATAATTTGAATCTATGTGTAGCTTATCTCGCAGGCAAAGCCCTCGGAGTTGATTTAGTGAAAGTGGGGGAAGAATGAAAATTGAATTAGAAACAAGACCTTGCTTGGTAACTTTTAGTAGTAAAAAGCAGGTTAAAGGAACTTTTATGGGACTATTTCAGCATTCGTATACTCATGGAGATTCACCAATGGCTGGTGGATTTAAAGCAGGAACTGTAGCTTATCCTATTGCTATTGTAGAAATCAATGGGAAAATGTCAGAAGTACGAATTAGTCAGATTGAATTTCTTGATGTCGCAAAAAGTGAGGTCTCAGAATGACCGATAAACTAATATCGCTGTAAAGGAGAGAGCAATGAAAGTATATGTTTTAACCGCAGATACCTATGAAAGTTATGGTGCACAAATAGAACTTTTCGGAGTATTCACAACCGAAGAAAAAGCTGAAAAGCGAGCTAGTGAAATGAAATTAGATTGTCCTGATATTTCTGTTGTGAATGTTGATGAAAATGATGTACAAGGCTACTTAGGAGGATATATTGAATGAAAGATACGGAAAAAACTTTAATAGTGGTCATGGGCATTAGTTGTTCACTTATTACATAGTTTGGAGGAGTTATCTGATGAAATATATAAAGTTTGTTAAATGGGAAGATGGAGGAGTAACCCATACAACTTACAATTTTTCCATTGAGAGAATTATTGATATAATGAAAAATGATTTGAATTATGATATAGTTGTCTCTACTTGGTTAGAAGATGAAAACGGTAAAGAGTTAGCTTATTTTGATAAACATACTAAAATAACTAAAGAGGGAGAAAACATGAAAAAAGCAACAAAAGAAGAATTATTTAAAAACATTAATCGAAGATTATTAGTTCCAAGAGGTGATATTAAGGCGGTTTTAGATTTACTAGAAGAAGAAGAATATATTAAGTTTAAAAAAGAACCTAAAGAACCTAACGGATATAAAGTGTTCGTTAAAACAGTTATCACCTACGAAGGAGTCAAAGACCTTTACTATGTAACGGATTCTATTTATACCGATAATATTGACGAAGCCAAGCTCTTTGACCTTGATGAAGAAAAAGACGGTTATGCTTATGAAATCGTAAAGGAGGAATAATGAAATTAATTAAAGCATTTTTGATATCTATTAGCATTGTTTTGTCAATCGTGGCTCTAATCTCAATACTTGCTATGATACATTATTTTCTTGGGTTTATTTGGTTTTTAGTTGCTGATGCAGTGATAATGATAGTAGTATATACTTATCTGATTTACTCATCAATGAGAGATAAAGAAAAATTGGAAAAAGAATTAGAGGAGTTGGAAAAATGACTGAATTTGAAGAAGATTTAAACCGAAGAATGGATTTAAAGGAAGTTCCGATGTATTTTACCCAATCTGGTTGTTCTATGACTAGAAAAACATATATTGAAACGAGTTGGATTTTTGATACATATAAAAACTGGCGCTCAGATGAAGCGTTTCAAAAAATGGTGGAGCTTGGAGGGAGCTATGTTTTAGCAAATAAAAATCTTATTGATGACAATACAAAGTTAGTGAAAGAAATCGCTGATTTAAAATCTCAGTTAGAACATCAAGACTTGCCAGTAGTTAAAGATTTTGTTGCTAAGTGGATTGAATATATAAAAGAAAAAGATAACAATGCTAGAGGATTATTGACTGACTTAGATAATATGCCAGATGATGTTACTGAGTGGCTTTTCTCTCAGGAAAATGATGACAATATCAACTTGATTCTTCGTGCATGGCTAGACGGCTACACAGTCGAAAAACCGCAGATGTTCTATTTGAGGAATAAACTGACAGGAATGTATCTATACAAGAAACCTCTTGGTGGATATGGGGAAGAACCTGCTAGTTCTATTAAAAATCTAACTGATGATTTTAAGTTCACCCAAAAAGAAATTGATGGAATGGATGTTCAAAGCTATGAGAAAAAAGATGAATATAAAGGAGAATAAGAAATGGTAAAAGCATTAAGCAAAAGAGATTTTGTATCAAGTTTAAAAGAAATTATAAAAGTCAGTGAAAATAAGAATTATTCAGACAAACTTAAAGATAAAATGTTTGAGAATTTTGTAGAAGAATATGCGCCAGAAGAAAGAGAGATGTTTGAGATTCAAGATATGAATACTGGTGAATATATCGTAAAAGTAGAAGAAGGTCAAGAGTTCCCATTCGCATCTGTTAGTGAAAGAGAGTTTATAAATATGGAAGATGAAGATAAATACTTCTCTGGACATGAACTTCAATTTATTAATAATGGCTCTTATAAAACAACAGGAGTTGGAAAGTGGTAGTATGAAATATTATTATGTCAAATTAAGAGATAAAGATATTGGAAGCCGTGGTCTTGCTAGTCTATTCAATGGATGGGAAGTCTATGACGGATTAGATGAATTGAATTGGTTTAGTAGAGAAGAGTTGACTAAATTATACGATGGAGATTTATATAAAGAGTGTTCGTGTCTTCCTTTTACGTGGTTACGTAGTGCAGATGAATTAAAAGAAATGTTAGGTTGGGAGTATGATGAAGACTCAGATGTCTTTATTTGGACAAACCCTCTAATTAAATTAGTAGAAAAGGAAGATTAAATATGACGCTAGGACAAATTGTTATTGTTATCATTGTAGGAATGCTTTTAGCTTTTCTCTTGATGCAGATTGTTGGATACGAAGCAACGATTAAAGATTTAGAGGAAGATTTATACTTCGCACGTAATCAAGAATTACTTGATTTGAAAGATTTTGATGATAGTCAACATCTTGGAACAAGTGATGGTGTTATTGAGGCAAATAATTTTAATATTGGTTCATTCTTTATTGATAATCATAGTCGAGTGGTATGGAGAGTGATTGAGAATCATAAAGGAAAGAAAGTATTTCACGCTAGTGGGATTGTAGAGACAGAGGATTGACATATGGACACGTTGACTAAATTAAAAATGTTATCTGATAAGTTAGATAACCCAATCTTTGTTAATAAATTTTCTAAAGACTTTGAAGAGTTTTTAGAAATAAAAAATAATAATAAAAAATAGCACTCCGAAAAGGATGCTTTTTTTGTTTGCCTTAATTAATTGACAGCTTTCTTTTCATCTCATGAAAATTAATTAGAAACAAAGAATATTCTCAATATGTGTTAAGCGTTGGTATATATGGGCTTAAAAAGAATAGCAATGAGAGGTTTTGGATTATTTTGATAGATAATGAGTATGTTTTAGTATAAAATTGACATGTAAAGCGTTGTTTTAGTAGGGTTTCTGGCTATTTTTGTAGCGTTTTGAGGTGTTTTTAAGGTACTTTTATGGGTATATTACGTTTTACTTGTGCTTTAAAATGAGGGAAATATGAGTATATGAGAGAGTTATTCACAGCGATTATTGTCCGTTTCATTATGAGGTTTATTAAAGACTGTGGAAAACTTATTAACATCATGTGGAAAACTATGTGGATAACTTTATTTTATTTCACTCAGTGAACATGAGAAAAAAATGAGAGTTAGTCAAAAAAGAGCACATAAAAAATATGCGATTAGAGTAGATTAGAGTGGATTAGAGTAGATTTGGTGGAAACCTTAGGGGGTGGGGATTAGGATTTTTGGGGTGGAAAGTTGGGGAGATTTTGAGTGGATTGGGAGTGGGGATGGGGTTAGGATGTGGGGAATATTGATGGTTTGTGGGGTGGAAATGGAGGGTGATTTGAGAGGGGTGGTTTGTTAAAAAAGATGTGAGAGAGATGGTGGGGTAGGGTTGGGTGAATCTTGAAATAGTAGCGTGGTGTAAGTGGTAAGAGGTTTTTGGGGTTTTTGATTTCCTGATTTTGGTAGAAACCCACCCCCCTATTTTTTAAAGTGGCATATAATCAGAATTATAAACCGCCTGCATATATTTTTTTCTACCCCTGTTTTTTCAAATTATCGTCAGCCCCCTCCAATAAAAAAACATGATGTCAAATTTTTGTAAGCCCTATGAAAGCACTTTCAAAATTAAAAAATCTTTTCTAATAATTCTATCATTTTTCTTGGTTATATTTTTTCGATTTTATAACCTAAAGTGAAATGTCAGTCTCTGACATTCCTTGTTTAGTTGGGCGCTATTTGATTACAACCACAACCCAACCCACACACAACCACCCAACCCAAACCCTTCCACCTTTTCCCACTCTCTCACACCCTTCACACCCTCCTTTTCCCTACAACCACCCAACCCAAAAATCTAAACAGACCCACAAGTCCAACCTCACACCCCAAAAACACAAACCAAACAAACCAAACCAACCAACAACCCCACAAAAAAACTTTTTTATTTTTAAAAAATGATTTTTTCTTTTCTCTATTCTCGTTTATCTATCACGCTACAACCCTATCACTCTCTTACCTGCTTACCTCCTTACCTCATCAGCCTAACCACTGAAGCCTTAACATAACATCATAACATAACATCATAACATAACAATAAACAAATAAACAAAGAAAGGCAAAGCCTCAAGCCTTACCTTATCTCTCTATCATCTTATATCATGATAACAATTGCTATTGCTATTCTATCCCTTTACCTCTGCTATGTCCTTGCTATCCATGCCAAACCATAACGGCTTATCATTGTACGTATAACGTACCATGTTACTATATATCTCACTCCCTCGATAGTCCCATAACTCCATTTCTATTGTCCAATCGTCGCGACTGTCATTATTATCACACAATTCTTTGAGCTTGCTTTCCATTTCCTCGATAGACATCTCACTATCCCAAGTTATAACAATGTGGTCTGTGTCGAAATTGTACCACCTCGGACTGTAAAGGCTATCAACTCGAAACAGTCCCGAACTATCTAGCTCATTCCCTAACATTTCGCAATATAATTCCCCAATCGCTTCAAGATATTCATTTGTATCAATTGAAACCCCTATATCATTCCAATCAACCCCCAACATATCAGCCAATTCCATAACCTCATCTATATCTTGATTATCATTAAGCCATATTGTTTCATACATTCCACTAAACAACCCTAACTCTGTTACATCAATAGTAATCTGATTATATTGTTTTGTCTTTTCCATTTTGTTATTTCCTTTTCTGTTTTTGCTTTTTGTTATTTGCTCTTTAAGGTTTCCTTATTCCCTTACCTTATATATACATTATACACCAATAAGCATAACGTGTCAAGGATAAACACCTCTATTATATTACAAGACTATAACAATAGCAATAACATTATATATCTATATTATTATATATATATAACATTATATAGTTATATATAAGCAGTCATCTATAGCACTATACAACCATAGCACGACACGCAAGCTATACAACCATAGCTATATAAGCCTCTTATAAGCTATTATAAGGCTATAATATAGTACAATATAACACAAAAGAAAAGCCCTATTTTTTAATAAGGCTTTTTATATTTCTTTTTTTATCCTGTTATTTTCAAAAGAATTATGCTTTTTTATTGGTAATGATATTCCTATTAGCGTCAATCCCTTGTATAATTAAATCGTTAGGGATATCCCAATTTTTTCTTTTTGTTTCGTAAAATCTGAAAGGGTCTAAACCTGATTTATAAAATTCTTTATTTAAATTTTCTTGTTCTTTAATTGTCAATCTTTTTTTCATGTTTTTGTTCTCTCTTTCTTAACTCTATATATATATTATAATCTATTCTTATCTAATTGTCAAGAATTAAACGCTGTTTTTATATTACATTATTGTAACAATAAAAGCACTTTTTAAGTGCTTTTATATTTCTATTATTTTTCTGATTCAATTAGTTCATTGATTTCATCAGTCAATTCTTTCAATAGTTCATCATCATCAAGCGAACCGCTATTATTTTGAATTGTTTCAAGTTCTTCAATTGTTTCCCAACCGATAATATAAAATAACATATTAGAAACGTGTTCAGGGTTTGCCAAGTCGGTAGAACATTCCCCAAAGTTTTCAATTTCCCAATTATGGACTTTTTCAATTGCTTCAAAAGTTCCATAATTTTCAAGTGCTTTTTTAGCTTCATACGTTCCGATAATATAATAATCTCTATTAAATACTTCATCAAACAAATCATGAAGTTCGCCTGTGTATCCGTCTTCTAATACTTCTAAAATACTTTCGAGTGCTTCGAGTTTTGTAAATTTTTCCATTTTTTGTGCTCTTTTCTTTCTTTATTTGATATATTAATTATAATATAATTTTATTTACTTGTCAAGGATAAACTACTATTTTTTTAAAAAATTTTTTAATTCTTTAATTAATAAATTTTTATTTTTTACATTTAAATCAGTATAAAAGCTAAAACCGATTTTATTTATAACCATTTTTAAAACTGTTTTCACTCTATCATTATATATAAATTTTATTAAATCTTTTAAGCCTTCACTTTCTAAAGCGTTAAATTTTCGCCCCCTGTCTTTTGCATAACTATCTAATAAAATAATTGGATAATATTTTGACAGTTCTAAAATATCACTATCAGTTAAAATATCATCATAGATATTTTTTAAAACATCATCAATTATTTTATTTTTTTCTTTTTCCATTTCCTCAAAAATATCAAGTATAATATTTTTATCATTAAAAAATTTTTCCATTCCACTACCTCACAAAATTCCAAGTTTCATTTTTTGAGTGTTTTCATGAATTAATTGAACCATTTGAGAATTAATTTTTTGCGCTTTTTCAGTCCAACCTATAAAGATACAAAACTCTTTTTCTATTTTCAACTCATTCATTACTTTTCTAAATTCTGACATTTTTTTATTTTCCTTTTTCTTTCTTTCTTTTTTTTATCAATGCTCTGTCAAGTAAAATTCTTGATACGCGTCGGCGTTGTCATAAGTCAACCCTTGTACTGTATAAAGTTCGTTCGCTGTTAAATTTTTATGCTCTTTTACAAATTTGTCAAGTTTTTTGATTTGTTTTTCTTGATAGATTCCAGGCAATTCCGTGTAATGGTCTAAGCTTGCGATTCTTTCGCTTTCATGCCGTAAGCTTGTAACTTCATTTTGGAAAGCTTTTTCTTGTGTGGTTTGTGTTTTCGTTCCAACAAACAAACCAATGCTAAAAGCTAAAATAATTGTAATGGTTGCGACTGTGATTTTAAGTGATTTTTTCATTTCTTTTGCTCTTTTCTTTATTTGATAATATCATTATAAGATATATTTTTTAATTTGTCAACTATTTAAATTTTATAATTGTGTTAATTAAATATTACAAATCAATCTCAATCAATGTTACTCTATCCATTTCAAAATTTTCATCATCTAAACCATTTTTAGAAATATAATTTCTAAAATCATTTTTATTTTTTACATTTAAATTTGTTATATCATAGGCAACTAAATCTAAACCATTCGGACAAATTTCTTCTTCAATGAAAAGTATATTTTCATTATTATATTTTTCTTTTAAATATTTTTCATTTTCTAAGTTACGTTTTTTCATTTTTATGTTTCCTTTGCTCTTTCTATATAACCATTATAAGTTATTATTTTCTGTTTGTCAAGTATTTAAATTTTAAATTTTAAAAAATATAATGCTCTTTAGGTATTTGATTTTTTTCAAACCATGAAAGCGCAACCTCAGTTACTTTTTTATTATCCATATTATAATAAATATCATAATATTCTAACTCTGTAAAATCATCATATTTTATACAACTTTTTAATTCTTCTAAAAAGTCACTTGTGACGTCCCCTAGATAATTATCTGAAAGCGTTATTCTTTTTAGTTCTTTTATGTTTGACGCTATTTTTTTAGGTTTATTAAAACCATTATAGAAATAAAAATTTTTCATTTTTAAAGCTCCTTTTTTATTTGATATATTCTTGTTTCATTGTTGCCCAACCGTCAGCAGTTTCAAAAACTGAAATTTTTAAGATACCTTTTTCAGTTTCTCTATAAGTGAACGTGCCTTTTGTACCGTCTTGGTATTTAACTGTTTTTGTTTGCATTTTCTTAGCTCCTTTACTTGATAAACCTATTTTAAACTATTAATTTAAAAAAGTCAAGTAAAAACTTTCAAAAAATCAATTTTTTTTACTAAAAAACATAAAAAAACGCTTTTAAAGCCCTTAATTTTTTGATATGCCTTTATATGCTCATATTTTGCATTTTAAGCGCTTTTAGTTCTTTTGCTTATATCTATATCAGATTTTATCTAATCGTTAAATTTAAGATTTTAGCAATAAAAAATAATAAAATTGTAATATAAAAAATCTTGATTTTTAATTTTAATTGTGATTCATAAAAAGACACAAAACACAATAAAAAAAAAACGCTTTTAGCGTTTTAATTAATTATTTTATATCGTTTTTCACTTAGAAACTGTTTTAAAATTTCTTTATAAGTTATTTTTAAAGCTGTTTCATAATCTGGATAATAATTTTTATAATCGCTTTCCACCTGGTGCTACATTTTCAGCTCTATATTTACACTCTGAGAGAATTTCTTTTTTAACCTCCTCAAGTGTCATATTTTCAAAAATTTCACTGTCATTGTGCCATGTGTCAAAAACTTCTATTTTCATTTTTAGCTCCTTAATTTCCATACCATTCTTCAAGTTCTTTTTTAGCTCCGACTTTAAAGCCATTTTGATATAAAAAGTCATTGATATGCCTTACTGTGGTACGGCTATAAGTACCGAAAATTTTTGCTTTACCGTCTCTAATTTCTGCTACCTCGGTATCATAAGAAAGTAGTGTAATAGTGCCGTTTTCTGTTACTGTATAGGCTTTTTTATAAAAGCTTTTTCTTGAGTCGATAACTGGTTTGAGTTCTGTTTTTGTTTGCATTTTTGTAGCTCCTTAATTTATTTTATACTTTATTATAACTAATTGTTTTTAATTTGTCAAATGTTTTGTTTTAAAATTCTTTTGCGCTCTTGTAATAATTCTATTTCATCATTTTCAAGGGCGGTTTGGTCATCATCTGTAAAATACCACTCAAGAAAATAATAAATTAAATCATCATCAGATAATTTTCTAAAGTCCATTTCATTTTCTGGTTGACCTTGGAAAGCTTCATCTTTTTGCATACTTTCAAGCCATGAAATGGTTCTATCTTTTGCGTATTTGTTTAATTTCATTTTTTTATTCTCCTTATTTCTTTGATAATTCTATGATATCAAATTATTTTTAATTTGTCAACTATAAAGATTTTATAATATCATTTTTTAATAGCTCACTTGTCATTTTACAATACATTAAACAACTTTCAAGGCTTTCAAATTTTAAAGACTGTAAAAAATAACGGTATGTATTAAATTTTTTTATAAAAATTAAATCATTTTCGATTTTATGATAGATTCCAATATAATAAAAATTATCAAGTTTATCATAAAATTCTCTGAAAATAATATTTTTCTTTTTATACTTAAAATCAAAATGAAAATTTTCGATATAAATAAATTCATTTTCATTTTTTAGTTTTTGCAAGTTGTAACCCCCTTTACATGTTATTAATTACTAAAATTTTAAAGGCTATAACAGCAAACAGTGCAAGCCCTAAAAATAAAGTACCTGCCAAGCTTCCACCGTTTACAATGTTATTATGTTTCTTGTTCATTTTTTAACTCCTTATTTTATGTTATAACTTATTTTAGCATACTTTTTTGAAATTGTAAAGTATTAAGCACTAAAAAAAGAAAACTTTTTCTAGTTTTCTTTCTCAGTAGTTTTTTAATATTTGATAAAATTTTCATCAAAATCAAACGATTTTGCAACGTCTTTCACTGCCTTGCGTGTCAAGCCCTCACCGTGTGACTTGCGAGCTACAACGCCTTTTGTGCTTGCTGATTCACTGATTAATAAATAAATAGAGCCGTCTAACATTTCAATATATTGGAAAACTAAGGCACTTCCATAAGTATTTAATCGGCTTTTTACATAAAATGATTTTTCTTGATTCACTTTTAAAGGGTCAAGATAATCTGTGTTATTGCTATAAGCGTGTTTTTTAGAGATTTGTTTTAAGATGTTTTGTGTTTTCATGTTTTTTTTGTTCTTCTTTCTTTATTTGATAAATTAATTATATCATTAATTTTTTTATTTGTCAACTATTAAATGTTATTTTTTTTTTTTTTTTAGATATATAAATTTTCTAAAAATTCCGCAATTTCTTCGGCTGTTTCCTCAAGTCCATACCATTCAAAAAATGTTGAATTTGTCAAAACTGAAATTCTTTTATTTTTATAACCTTTTTTTGTTGTGACGTTAACGTTAAAAGAAATTTGATTCCCTTCCATGCTGTTAAAATCAAACTGACTGAATTGAGTGACTTTTATTGATTCCACTATTTTATTTTCTGTTAAATAGTTGATAACTGCTTTTAATGAAAAGTATTTTTTGCTCATGTTTTTAGCTCCTTAATTTCTATAAGTCTATTATATAATAAGTCAGGGCTTTTTGCAAGCCCTAACTTTATTAAATTTCTGTTACAAAATCTTTTCTAAGAAATTTCAAAATTTCTTCTTCTGTTAATATAACCATGTTACTACGGTAATTATAACGGTAGTCAATTGTTTTAGTTTCTTCTTTATACTTTCCATTTCCTAGCGCTTTAAAAAACTTAATTGTTAAAACGTTACGACAAATTTTTAATAAAATTCTATTGCCATAAGTTGAGCGCTTTTCAATAGGCAAACCTATGTATAAATCAAAATCGGGATTTTGAATTGTGTGTATATCAATGTTTTCAATACCTTGAATTTTGCTAGTAATTTTAATACCTTGCGTGAGTGCTTTATAAAAATCTTTCTTATTCATTTGTTTAGCTCCTTTACTTTATGATTCTATTATATAACTTTCCATATTACATAACAAGTCATTTTATATTAAAGTTTTGTAACAAAATTATGTGCCGTGCATTTTTTATTTTTGTATTTATATAGTAGAAAATAGCTAAAAAGAAAAAAGCTAAAATATATATATAAATGTTTGACAAATTTATAAAATAATGATATAATTAAAAAGTAGAAAAAACAAAAGAAAAGAAGAAAAAAGGAGGGGAATCAGGGAAAAACCCGCAAAAATCCCCAAAAAACCCAGAAAAAAAATCTCTAAAAAATGACTTAAAAAAAATCTGAGTTTTAAATATTTTTTTGAAAAATTTTTTATTCCTCTATCTTGTATATAAAAAATCTAAAAAACCCCACAATATATATGTAATATATATGTAATATATTTTGAAAAATTTTCAGAAAATTTGGTCTGGAAATTTTTTTGATTTTAAAATATATTTTTGAAAATATTTTCCTTACTATATCTTGTATTATAATTTTTTAAAAAACCCACCATATATAGTATATATAATATGTTATAATTTTTTGTTTGAGGAAAAAGTTTTTGTCTTTTTTGAAATATAACTTTTAAAAATTAATAAATGTTGTTTTCGAAATCAAGTTCCAAAAATAATATAATAAGATTATAAAGATATTGTTTTTTAAAAAGTAAAAGTAAGTGTTCATTAACTTTCACTATACAGAAAATTAAAGCTCAAATATTAGCTTACTTTCAGAGTTAAGAAAATTGAAGCACAAACTTTGAAACTCAAGAGTACTTACTCATACGAGTGTACGTGTTTAAATACGAAGTAGTACGATTTTGATATCACTTACGTGTATCTAAGTGTGCACTTAAATATTTGTGTGCGTTAGTGTGTACAATAAGAACGGTAAGTATTGAAGCGTGCATAGTGATGTTTGATTTTTAGTGTGCATTACGTGCGTGTTTTTAAAATTCAGAAATGGCTTAACCACGCTGTTTGCTCTTGGTCTCGAACACTACGCAATTACTGTGTATGTACGTTAACGTACGGCACTACGGAGGGCAAGATGTACGTAGTGATAACTTAAGTGAGTATGCATACGTGTGTTTTGAGACCAAAATCGGTATTACTTAGCTTAAGTGTCGTGTGTGTGCGTTTTAAGTGAGTATGTTAGTGTGTGTTTTAGACCAAGATTGCATTGCGCACGCTTGTAGTGTCGTAGTATATGATGTAAGTCAAATGTATGTGTAGTGTTTCTGACCAAGCTTAAGTGGAATATATAAATAAAGTAAATATGTTTTCTAAATAGACTTATCAACAAGCTGTGGATAACTATGAATAAACTGTGGATAACTAAATATAGTAAAATTAGGATTTTACTGTTGCATATTTCAGCTCATAGTCGTACATTTTTAGACAATAAACTCATGAGATGCTCTATATTAGAGTTTTTCATATAAATATATGGGGATTTTTGACAGTTTTTTATAGTTTAGACTCAAATTTCAGATTAGAGTGGAGTTTTTTATACAAATCAGCATGAGTTATACAAAATATTCAGAATTATTTTTACATTCAGATAAATTAGAAAAGTTATCCACAGATTTTTTAGAGTTATCCACATATTTAAGGAAGTTATCTACATGTTATGCAATTATGCAATTTATAATGTATGTTTTGATTAAAAATATTATTTACATACTATATATAATAGAATTAAGCTAGCCTTTGAAAATTTTGACTTTCTAATTTTTGAATCCAAACTAAAAAATTTGACTTTCTAATTTTTCATTTCAAACTGAAAAAATTTGAGTTTGAAATTTTTGAAACGAGCACCACCCATGAGGTAATAAATTTTGAGTTTCTAATTTTTGAATCGAGCTGGCAACTTTCATTTTCTAATTTTTGAATCCAAACCAAATTTATTTGTGTTTCAAATTTTTGAAACGAAACTGATTTTATTTGAGATTGGAATTTTTGAAACCAAACCAACTTTCAGAATCGAATTTTTAAAACGAAACTCCCATACCCCCATAAACATTGGGATTCAAATTTCTCAAACCAATCCAATTTTATTTCGGATTGGAATTTTTCAAACTAAACGGACTTTGAGCTTGACATTCATCAAACAAAATGGTATAATATACACATAACGTAAATTGAAAAGGAGATTTTTCAAATGAGGGTGCTAGTAATTTATCATTCAAATTGGAAAGAAACAAAAACAGTCTTTACAGACATCGAAAAAGGATATGAAAGGGTGCGTAATCTTCAACAAGTAGGATATAATGTTGACTATCGCATTGAGTGGATTTGAGTATGGATATTCAGAGAGTGAAGGAACTAGTTGGAGAGAATGTCTTTATCATTACACCTGAACGAATAATCGTAAAAGGTACAATTGAAACCGTATATGAAGCTTCACGCATGATTCGAGTCTGGATTTATGGAGACATTTATACAGTTTTTAGTGGGGAGATTTTTGAAACGAAGCGGTTAGCTGATGAATGGTTAAAGGATAACGCATGAAAAAGAATATTAAACATAAAGTAGTGTCTTGCACAATGTGTGAGAAAGAATTTTGGGTCAATAAAAACATAATGCAAGGGCTCAGGATAGTAGTAGATGAACATTTGTGTTTGCAATGTGGTAAAGTAGTAGGAGGTTTGAAATGAAACACAATCCAAAAATAGTATTATTTATTTCTCGAAACAAAGATAATAAAAATGTTGAAGGATTTAAACAACGGTCACAAACATTTTTAACAAGCAAACAATATAATTCTCTCGAAGATAGATTAGACATATTAAAAGATTTCGATAATTTTGTAGATAAAGGTGTTCTCGGAGAAACTTCAAGATTGTATATGTCAATCAATGAACGTGATTCGAAGAAAGTAAATAACAAATTAATTCACTATCTAATTGACCATCCTGAAATAAATCCAGCAAGTATTCCATCTAAATCAGCTAGCTTGGCACAATCTATTGAGTGTTCTTTAACTAAGAAGTGGCTATTTGATTTTGATAATGATGATTATAAAAAGATGCTTGAGTTCGAGGAAGACATTCATAAAATAATTAACGGTGATAAAAGTGAAATTGTTCATTATGAAACAATGAATGGTTATGCGGTAATTGTGCCTCATGGATTTGATACTAGATATTTGTTAGCAAAATGGAACAAAGAAGAAACTATCGTAGAGGTTAAACGTGACGGAATGTTATTACTAGATTGGAACAGAAATGTTTAAGAAAAGAATTACTAGATTAATTACAGTCATCGTATCTTATTTGTTGCTTATTGGAACATATTGGATATACCCAACAATACATATGGGAAATAATATTTTTAAAAACATCACAATTCTTCTAATAGGTCAGCCTATTTTGTTTATGTTTCTAATAGCATTCAATACTTTTATCATTGCATTCCTTGTATTCATTGCGTGTGTAATTATATATCAAATTTTCACATGGATAATGAAAGGAAATTAATAATGTATAATAGAAAATATTTACGTGAATTATACAAAGATGATAGTGAAAGTTATATGTATGATGACAAACGCTATAATCAAGATGGAGAAATTGAAGAGTATGGCTTCTCTATGATGGAAACATGGAATCTTGATACATCATTAGTTGAATTACTATATGAACGCTTGATGCGATACAAAACTCAAACAATGGTAAATTTAGAATTTCATACAGAGTGGGAAGATAAAGAACTGAACGGCATGACTCAATTGGAAGTTATTAACTATCTTATCGAACTGTGTAAAGACTATCTATTAGACGATGATTTTATCACAGGCGGACGAGACACCAAGAATAAGAAAATTTGGAAAGTATGGACAGTGCTTTCTCCTGCAATGTGGTGGTAATCATAATTTAATATTAGAGGTGTTGACATAACACCTCTTTTTTGGTATAATAGTATTATAGAAAGTGAGGGAAGTAAATGAAAGTTATAAAAAATACAAATGAATATTATTTAGTCACAGTAAGAAACAATAATTATCAAGAAGAATATTCTGTTCGATTATCAGATTTAGAGAGTGTAAAAGAAAAAATTGATTATTGCAAACTTATGTGTGAAGAAGTCTTAAAAGTAGAATTAATCACAGCAACAGAAACATCCAGAGAGATAGAAGGTTTATTATGAAAACGAACAAAGGACGTAAAGAAATCCGTAAACATTTTACACAAATGAATGAGCAAGAACTTGAAATTGTGAAGAATAAAATCAAAAGTAGTGTAAATGGGGATGTAAACTCTGTAAACATAGTTCCTCATGCATTTGATAATCTTTTTAAAAGACTACGAAAAGGCAGAGATATCAACACTTACAAAGTCATGCTGGCTCAGACTTTGATTGATTTTACTCCAATTGAGTTTAAACGTATTTACAATGGTGTAAACTTAGTGGAAGAGCGCTCTGTTTTGCGTGGTAATCGACTTGTAAATGAAGAATCTATCGTCTTGGTATATAGTATTACTCACCGTAAGATTATTACAGTATGGATAAATTCATTAAATGATATGCATAGCACTTTAGATACCAATCTTTATGATTCTGAAATGGTCATTTATTAAGGAGAGATGGTAATAAGATGGTAAAGGAAAATGGTTATGTAGTATATAAAACATGGTATCCTAAGATATTTGGATTTACATATTTTATAATTAGAGATAGGAATATTTACAATGAAGAATTGTTAAAAGATACTACCCCCATTATCTACACAGATGATTTTGACATAGCAACAAATATCGTAAGAAGACTTAGAGAAGAATATAAAAGAAGCTAGGAGAAAACATGGTGGTGAGCTAGTGGAAGAAGTAAAGGTAGAAAATCCAGTAGAAAGAACGAAAGAATCAACACAAGATTTCTTAGACTTAACTAAAAAAACAAGGAAAGGCAATAGAAAATGATTGAAAAATGGTATGTTGTTAAAGTTTCAGAAGAAAATAAGAAAAAATATCATGCACCAAATAATTTTACAGTGTTTCCATGTAATTATATTTTTGACCAAGCTATTAAGCGCTTAGGAGATACAGTCGTTTTAATTACACCAAGCAAAGACATAGCAGAAAGAACAAAGAAAGCACTAAATGAACAATTGCGAGAGTAGGGCAATTAAAAGCAGAAATCAATAAAAAATATCACTTAATGCTTGATAAAAAAATAATATTTTGATATAATAATATGTATAGAAATAAAGGAGAACTAACACATGGTAGTTAAATTAACACAAAAACAAGATGATTATCTTAAAACTTTTGGAAGACAAAAAAACTTGGCTTTCTATTATATTTCTAGTTGGGGCTGGGATTATCCTCTTAAAGATGGTACAGAAAAAACTTACAAAGATAACGAAGAAAAACCATTTAATCTTGATGAAAAAGAAAAAATGCTAAATGCTCTAATTAACGGTTATGAAGTTGATGAACCTAAATATAAATTTTATACATGTCGTGAAACCTCATATCTGCCTTTATACTATTCTGGAAAGCATAATGCATTAACACTATGTGAAGATAAAGCTCTTGAATTTGAAAAAGGAAGTAAAGGATATTTAGCTTTAGAATATTTAGGTTTTTGTAAAGAAAAAGCATGATAAAATCTTTTTTTTGATTTTGAATTAAATTGTGAGTTGTCTATTGACAATTCGCTTTTTTTATGATATAATTTATATATATGAAAATTGAAAGAGGTGTTAAATGGCAAATGTACTACTAGATATGGATAACACACTAACTCGTGTAGATGTTATTCTTGATAGAATGTCAAATGTTTTCCAGAAAGATATTGTCTCAGCAGACAAACTAGAATCATTCAAATTAGCTAAAGCATTTGATGTAACAGAAGAACAAGAAAAGTTCTTCTGGGAACATTATGGCTATGAGGTAATTGAAAAGAGTGAACCGAACGAAAAAGTAATTGAATCATTATTTAAAAATGTTATTAAGAGTGATGATAAGGTTTATATTATTACAGCTCGTCCAGAATCACAAAGAATAATTACAGAGGATTGGATAAGTAGATTTAAAATTCCACATTCAGACTTAATTTTAACTGGGAATCACTCTAAAATTCAACACATTGAAAATCTTATGCTAGATACAATAATCGATGATAATCCAACATTATTTGAAGAAATAGAATCGGTTCCTAAAGTTTTTCCTAATTCTTTTATATCTCAGATTGTTCAAGATAAAACAATTAAGCGTTATGCGGTAGATTTTAACTATAACAAAGATTCATTAGTTGAATATCGAATTAATAGAGATACAGGGGAGATAACGAATGGTATTAATTAAACTTAATGAATTAAAACGAAAAACAATTAAAGAAATCAATGCTTTAGAGTCAGAGATTTTACCATATGACGTTGTTAAATTTATTTCAGGCTCTTTCCATATTTCAATCCAAGAAGTAGTTGAGGCACACCAAAGTGGGAGAATGTTAGTAACTAAAAATAAGAAATTATTTGCATCATTTTTATTTGAAGAGTGGATGAGTGCCATAGGTATTAGTAAAGATGAAGACTCAACACAAGATAATTTCATAAAAATTGTTTGGTATGACTTTGTTTTTGTTGACGACCATGAACATGTATTAAGGTATTCAGAAAGTGAATTAGGTATTAATGATGATACACTACTCCATATCTTCTATGAAGGAAAAGGAGATGAAAAATGAATATAAAAGAAGAATACAGAAAAGGTAGTATCCTAGTTTTAGGATTCAGTGATTCTAATATTCTAAAAGATTTAGATAATGAGTCTAATGCATTGTTTGGGGTGTCTTTTGATTCAAAGGCAGTTCAAGACGCATATAACGAAGGGTTTTATAATGTTTTTGATTATAACATCACTAATATTAATAAGTTATTCTCGGACGGATTGTTTGATACAATTATCCTTGACCGAGCTTTATATAAAGTATTTACTTTGAATCAAAACCAAGGTGTATCTAAAAGTGCAACAACTGGTGCTAAGAAAGCTATCATCATGATGTCTCAGATTTGGGGACTGTTAAAAGATGATGGTATTGTACTTATTCAAGATTCAATGAAACCAGTTACAAGTTTTAGATATGATGCAGTATCTTATGTCCCTACAGAGAAATTTGAAGATTACTTAACAGATGTTAAAGAGACTGAAAATGTTGTTAAGTTGGGAGAACCACAAAATACTAGAGAAGCACTAACGTTGGTAGACTTCTTACACTTTGGTAAAGGTTATGTCGAACATACTATCGGTGTGCAGTATATGCCATTTGATTTACAAGAAATTCAATACTATTTAGATTTAGTAGGATTTGAAATCATCAAAGCATCTACAAATGTTGATAAAGAACTTCTTGAATTTTCACGTGAAGTCCAGTATTATAATTTGAGTCATGAAAATATTTTTCCAAATACAGAATATATTTTAAAACTAAGAAAAAAATGAGTAAGTTATCAATTAACTTGCTCTTTTTTCTTTTTTATGGTATAATAATATATGTTACAGGGAAATAACAATCGTTGAGTTCTTACGAACAGATAGGAGATTTTAATGACAAACTATGACAAAACCTTTATGCTTGGTGCAGGTCAAGGCTCATCTCAAAAAACAAGTAATGAATATATTATCATTCATGATACAGCTAATGACAACAATCAAGGAGACAATAGTGCATATAACGAAGCTAGCTATATGCACAACAACTGGCAAAATGCATACACACATGCAATTGCTGGGTGGGATAGAGTATATTTGGTAGGAGAAGCTGGATATGTTGCTTACGGTGCTGGTAATGTAGCAAACAGTCGTGCGCCTTTCCAAATTGAATTATCACATTATTCAGACCCAGTTAAACAAAGACAATCTTATGTTAACTACGTAAATGCTATTCGTGAATATGCAAATAAATTTGGTATTCCATTGACACTTGATGGTGGAGGAAAAGGTATCAAATCTCATAAATGGGTATCTGATAATATTTGGGGAGACCATCAAGACCCTTACGGTTACTTGGCACGTATTGGCATTTCAAAAAACCAATTGGCTAACGACTTGGCTCATGGCGTAGGTGGAACAGCTCCTGCTCCAGCACCAAAACCAGCATCAGCCCCTGCTCCAAAACCAAAACCAAAACCAAGCAAACCTGCTCAAAAGGTACAAACTAATGTAGTATATGGATTGCATCAAAAAGGTGGAGGTTGGTTAGGAGAAATCACTAACTTCAACAACAGTAACTCTAGTGGTTTTGCTGGGTTACCAAGTAATAAACATGACTTGCTCTATATGCGAGTAACTCATGGTTCATTAAAATATCGAGTACACACTATCGAAGATGGATGGCTCGGTTGGGTAACAAATGGTAATAAGAATGATACTGTTAATGGATGTGCTGGTATTTCTGGTCACACTATTGATGGCGTACAAGCTTATTTCTACACACCTAGTGGTGAAGTATATCAACAAGCTCATTATCGGTCACAAACCGCTAAACGTGCAGGTTGGTTAGCTCCAGTAGTTGACGATTCAGACTTTGCAGGTATCTTTGGAGAACCTTTAGATAGATTGCAAGTAGCAATTAGTAATACAAACCCATTCTAAATGGCGAATTAAGTATACCTTCAAGTGTGCTTTTTCGAGACACAATAGTTATTAATATTAGAGTTCTACCCAGTTGAATATTGGGGTTCATTCAAATAAGAATAAAAAAAAGAGATATTTTATCTCTTTTTTCTTGACTTTTATTTCAGATTATGATATAATAATAATATAACATAATTAAGAAAGGAGTTTGAACGCAGTGCTAATTTTTAACAAAGGTGATTTTAAGAAACAGATGCGTATCTTAGGACTTACACAAGAAGATATACTTGAAATTATTTATGCTCAGTATGGCATTGAGCTATCAAGAGGAACTTTTAGCAAAGTTATAAATGGAAGTGTGCATTGGAAGCTAGAATTGGCAATGGCTGTATCAGAAATTTTAGATGTTGAAGTGAACGAATTATTTAAGTTAAAAAAATAATTTAAAAAAAATAACATTATACTTGACAAATGAATTTTAATTTGATATAATAGTTATGTTGTCAAAATAAAACCTAAGAATAAAAGGAGTCCAAAGAAATGGCTAAGAAACAAGAAGAAAAAATCCTGAACCAAACAAAAGGAACGTTCCGCCTCATCGGTAAAATTACTGGAACAGAGCGTGATAATTTCTTTACATCACGTATCCTCGAACGAGGAAAAATGAAAGGTAAAGAAATGCGTTCACTTCGATTTGGAGTAAAGACTTCTAATCAACAAACAGTTTACGTTCAAATGACAGGATATGAACCAGAGACTGTTTACTTGTGGAACACTAAAGAAAAAGACAAGTCTAAACGTAGTTCTAAAATGAGTTATGACGACTATCTTGACCAAAAAGAAGCTTTGGAAGAAGATGGAATTATTACACTTGATTCAACAGTTGGTCTTACAGAAGCAGGTAAAGATGCGCCACGTGTACATGATACAAAATTTGATAACGTTGCTCTTGCAGAAGAGTTGCTTGAAAATGGCATGACAGTAATGGTTACTGGTACATTGGGGCGTGGAGAGTATGAAAAAAATGGAACAGTAGTTCAAACTCAAAATTTTGATGTTCAATCAATTCTGTTATATGACCGTGAACTTGATTTTGATAGTCCTAAATTTAAAGAGTCTGCATACTTCACAGAAGAATTTGTACTTTTTGATACAGACTACCAAAAAGGTGACGAACAAATTACAGTAACTGGTAAAACCATTAACTATGCCCAAAAAACTTTTCCAGTTTCATATGCATTATCTTGGGAAAAAGACTTGAATAATCCATTTGTTAATTACGAATCAATGTCAGATGAAGAAAAAGCAGAAGCTGATAAAGAAATTGATGCACAAGTTAAAATGAAACAAGGAATGGCTAGTGCATTTAAAAAAGTTAAATTTGGCTCACTTCTTAAAATTGAGGGTAATATCATTAACCGTGCAGTTGTAGTTGATGAAGAACCTGAGGAAGACGACCTCCTTGCTCAAATGCGTGGTAATGCTCGTAAGGTTACGAACTACATTTCATTGTTAAGTATTGAGGGTACTGACAAACATGAATCTGCTAAGTATACAGAGGACGACTTCATGAAAGCTCTTGAACAATCTGAGTTAGTCACATCTGACTCTAAGAAAGATGATGATGAAGGAGATGACCTTGGCGGACTTCGTGGTAAAGGTAAATCTGCAAGTAAAGAGTTTGATGAAGAAGCTTTTGGTTCAGACCCAATGGAAATTTCAGATGATGACCTTCCATTCTAATTAAGAGGAAAATGAGGAACATTAAATGAACATTAAAAATAAGAAACAACTTGTCGCACTTTGGAATCAATTAGTTGATGAACAAGGTCTCATTAGGGTTTTTGAAAGTGGAGAACTTGGTGTTGAAACCAACAAGTTGCGTTACGATAAAGATAATTCACTTGTCGTAATTGCACCAACAGAGAATGGAGAGTAGAATTAAATGGGAATTAAAGACAGAATCAAGAAAAACACAATCAGTACAAAATTATCAGACATGAAGATTACAATTGCAGGTCGTCCAAAGTCTGGTAAAACAAGCTTGTTTTACGAAATTCTCAAACGTGAAGGTGGTCTTGATACTGGATTGCTCTTTGCATTTGAAAAAGGGTATAACTTCCTTGACGGAATTAACGTAGTTGACATTGAGTCATGGTCTGATTTCATTGATGCAATTGATGAGTTGGAAGATGACAACGAAGGATTCGTTTATGTTGGTATTGATACAGTCGATATCGCAGGTCGCCTATGTCAAGAATATGTACTTCGTAAACAAAGTACAAAAGATGGCAAACGATATGATGCAATGGCTGACATTCCTTTTGGTAAGGGATATGAGTTGGTTGAAGCGGAGTTTTCTCGTCAATTTGCTCGTCTTGACCGTATCTTTGGTGGATGGATGGGAATTACCCATGACAAAGACAAGACAGTTAAAGAAAAATCTGGTCTTGAGTATGACAAAACTATGATGTCAGCAACTGGTCGTACAGGAGACTATATCAAAAACTCATCAGATTTTATTGTCTTTATTGACATTCAAACAGAGAAAACACGTGATAAAGAAACACGTAAACAAACTGTTAAAGAGAATCGTAAGATTCGTTTCCGTGGAGATGGTACAACGGAAGCTGGTGGACGTATTTCTAAAGTTCCAGAAGAAATTGATTATGATGTTGATTTGTTCTTGGCAACTATCCGTGATGCAGTTCTAGCAAATACTGGTGCAAGTGAAGCATTAGTAGAAGAAAAACCAAAAGCAAAAAAAACTCGTAAAATTGTGAAAGAAGAAGTCAAAGAAGAAAAAGAAGATGTGGTTGATATTGATTCAATCAAATCAAAAATTGGTGACTTCCTTTCTGAATTAGAATTGTCTGAGAAGAAAACTTGGGCTAAACGATTCAAAGAAGAACTTGGAACAATGAACTTTAATGAATCTGATGACGTTAAAGCACTTCAAAGTATCTTAACTGATATGGAAGTGGGATAATAATTAAAAGAGAGAAGAAATTCTCTCTTTTTTATGTCTTACACTTGACATATTCATTTTATTATGCTATAATATTAATATACTAAAGAAATGGAGATGGATAATTGGCTAAACAAAGTATTCGTACATGTCCTGTCTGCAAGAAGAAAGACAAGATTGATGTTATGGTTCAATATGAAAAACTTCCAAACAGATATTTGCATCCAGAATGTAAAGAGATGGAGATGGAAAGGTTCAAAAGAAATCAAATAGAACAAGAAAAAAAAGATATTTTTTGGCAAACTCTAGCTGAAATTGTAAACTTAAAGTTCGTTGATATTCCACCACGCATTTATACCTTAGCTCAGAACTTAAGAAGTGGTAATCCCGTATTCAATAAGAAAAAAACTGATAAAAGATATCGTGATGGGTTTGAATGGGATGTTATGACAAGAACAGTAATTGATTCTAAACAAAAGATTAGAACAGCAATTGAAACAAAAGACTTTCAATCAATTGATTCTGCATTATATTATGTAATGAAGATTGTCGTCAATAGAATCCCTTTAGTTCATCAAAAGATGGAACGTGAAAAGAAAGCTCTTGAAGTTCAAAAGGCTCGTGAAGCAAGTATTACACAGGAGGATATCGAGAATATTATTCAATATCAATATGACGAGGAAGATGAAAAACCTAGAAAAGAACGCAAGAAACTAGGTAATGATATCAGTAAATGGTTATAAGAGGAAAATATGGTAACAACTAAAAAGAAAACAAAGGCGCAAGTAGAAGCTGAATCAATCAAACGACTAGCGAGTACCAATGAATCATATTTTGTAGGTTTATTATGGAATCAACCTATGGAAACATATACAAGCTATAGTGAAAAGATTTCATCAGATGATTTTTTACATCCAGAGTGGGGTTTTTATTTTGAATTAGGTAAACGTTTGTATAAAAAGGGAATCAAAAAATTTGATGATATTTCAGTCAATGCAACAGTTGAAGAAATCGGTGTTCGTGATACTTTTGATAAGTATGGTGGATACGGCACAATGGTGCAATTGATTGATATTGTTGAGGAAAATGCTCAAAATATTGAATCATACTATGATGCTCTACTTAAAAACAAAGTAATCATGGCTCTTATTGATTTAATTGGTGGAAAAGTAATCACCAACAATAAAAAATATGATTATCGTGAAATGAATGCTCGTGAGATTTCACAGTATTGGCAAAATCAAATGAATAATATTGCAATTGATGGTGTATCTTCTTTTGAAAGTGAAAATCTCTATATCAGTGGTAAAGAGTTCTTAGGAAACTTAGAGAATAAAGCTGATGGAGTTCTTAGATTTGCAAATTCACGTTTGCTAAACAGTGTTGTGCAGGGTATGCCACGTGGAGAAGTTACAATGCTTGGTGGCTTTGGTAATAGTGGTAAATCTTCATTCATGACAGATAAGGTTCTCTTGTCATGTATTTATGATGTAGACAAAACACTTGTTATTCTTAATGAGGAAGGTGCTGATAAATTACGAGAAAAAATATTTTTAACATTAGTTAATCATGAGATGAATAAGTATGGAGATAAAGAAAAACGTAATTTTGAACGTAGAAAACTTAATAAAGTGAATAAGTTAGATGATAAAGACCGTAAACTTATCAATGAGACATTTGAAAAGTTAAAAGATTTAATGGCTGGAGATGAAGCACATATTAAAATTGTCTTCATGGAACAATATCAGATTGAAGATTTAAAAAATATTGTAGCTCTACATGCAAATCTTGGATATGTCAACCTTATTATTGACACCCATAAAGTACCTGATAATTATAAGTCAGCAAGTCGTTGGGAGGCAATTGTTGAGGCAACGAAAGAAATTTATAAATTGACTCGTCCTGAATCTGGTGGTTTTAATCTTCGTACTATGTTGACTATTCAGTTGGCGGATGTTCATATTAAAGATAAATTCCTTGGATATGATGCTATTGGTGAGGGTAAAGGGATGAAAAACGAAGCATCTATTTTAATGATGTATCGTCCTATCTTTGATGACGAATATGACAAAATTAAACCATATCGTCTTGTTAAAAATGGAATGAGTGGAGATAAATTTGTTCGAGAAGAAGTTTCACTCAACAGAGACAAAACTTATTATGTAATGTTTATTCCTAAAAACCGTTATGGTCAAAACACGGATAATGGACAAGACGCAATTATTTATGAAGCTAGATTCCAGTACAACTCATTTGTTGAAGTTGGGTTTGCAACTATTCCACGTGAATATAATTAAAGGATAAAAAATGAATGATTTAGCAGAGATTAAAAAACGACTCTTTGAAGAAGATAAAGTTCAAGACCTGTTTGAATCAATTGGTTGTCAAAATATAAAGTGGGAACAAGGCGGGACTCTTATTACAGCTCAGCTACCAGATGATTTTCATTCTACAAATACACGTGCTGTACAATGTAGAGTGAATGAGGGTTTATGGTGCTCAATAAGAAATAGGAATGACTTTAGCGGAGATATCTTTAACTTAATCTCTTATCTCGTGTACAAAGCAAAAGGAGATGAACTACAAGATAATTTAAATGAAGCGAAGCAATATATTTGCAAGTTGTTTCATTGGAGTTATTCAAAAGGAGAGATTAAAGAAAGATATGACCCACTTAAAAACATCAAGAGTATGATGTATAAAGGTAGAGGTGGGGTAAGAAAACCTAATAAAGTTCTTAATGAGAATATTCTATTTGATTTCTTAGATTTGCCTAATAAAATATGGGAAGATGAAGGAATAAGTGTAGAAACTCAAAGGACTTATGACATTGGGTTTGATATCCTTACTAGAAGAATCACGATTCCTGTTCGTAATAAGTTCGGACAATTGGTGGGGGTTAAGGGCAGGATGCTCTTAGATAATGATGTGGATGATTTAGACCCTAAATATATGTACATCTATAAATGTAATCAATCACAGGAACTATTTAATTTCCACATTGCCAATAAATCAGCAAAAGAAAAGAGAGAACTAATTATTGTTGAAGGTGAAAAGTCTTGTATGAAGTTTTATGAGAATAAGATTTACAATGTAGTAGCTCTTGGTTCGAGTGATATTTCTCCCTCTCAGGTTGATATGATTTATTCACTAGGATTTGACGTTGATATTGTTCTAGCTTATGACAGTGACAAAACAATTGATGAAATTCAAAAGACAGCAGAAAAGCTCAATCAAAGAAGTGTGTCAATGATATATGACAAAGACAAGAAAACTGGTAAAAAGTCTGCCCCTATTGATAGTGGTATCAAGGTTTGGAAAGATTTATACAATAACTATAAATACGATTTGGAGTAATTAAACATGGTAAAATGGATACAAAAGAAAACAAAAATTGAAGCCGATAGAGAGGATGATTTAAAGACAAAAATTTTAAAAGCACGAGGGATTCCTTTAGAAGACCATCAAGAGTTCTTATTTCCTGATGAAAAGTGGGAGAATCACCCTTTTGAAATCCGTAATGTAGAGAAAGCCGTCAATCGTATTTTAGAAGGTATTGCAGATAAAGAAACAATTATAGTAAGTGGAGACCCTGATGCAGATGGAATCACAGCAACAGCTATTATGTTCAATCGACTGAAAGCACTACAAGATTTTAATGAGTTCAACCTAGATTATATCTACCCACAACGTGATACGGGGCATGGACTATATGGTCAATTGTCGGTTCAAGACCATTGGCTAAACAAAGCAGAGAAAGCAAAGGTTGAAAAAGATAAAGAAAGTCTTGCTAAGTGGGAAAAACTTATTAACCTTAGTCGCTCAAACATCGAAAAGACCAAGATAGCTGACCTCCTCATTATTTTAGATAGTTCAAGCAATGACTTAAAAGGTGTTGAACGTGCTCGAACATTGAATCCTGATTTAGATATTATTATCTTAGACCACCATGAATTTGATTCTAAGGAAATAATGGATGAAATGGATAAGGAAGTTATCTTGTGCAATCCTCATCATCGCCTAGATGAATCAGTTAATAAAGATTTATCAGGTGCTGGTATGGCTTATAAAGTAGCTAAAGGAATTGATGAGGTATTAGATGATGATGGATTCTCTAATCAATTTCGTGATTTAGTCGCAATCGGTTTAGTAGGAGATATGATGAGTGTTCTTAATTTTGAGAATCGTTACCTTATCTCACAGGGGTTGCAGAATGTTAACAACATTGGTTTATCACGAATCCTTAAAGGTGCTAAAATTAATACATACCGATACAATACAAAAGATATTGGGTATAGTATTGCACCATTGATTAATTCATCTGCTCGTATGGGAGAGATTGAACTTGCTTTTCAAATTTTGATGATAGATAATGATACTGACGCCAAGAAACTCCGCCTTAAAATGGATAAGTTAAATAAGAAACGTCAAGAAACTCAAAAAGCAGTTATGCAAAAATATGAAGATACTCAAGATATGAGAGACAAGATTATCATTGTTATTGACTCAGAATCAAACAAAGGTATGAATGGTTTAGTAGCTCAGAATATCGCCCAAAAATATCACCGTCCGTGTTTTGTTGTAACAGAAGGAAAAGATGGAGTCTGTCGTGGTTCAGGTCGTTCATATGGTAGTTTTAATACCAATGAGTTCTTGAGTGAATTGGACTTCGTAGAAGCACAAGGACATGGACAAGCTCATGGATTGAATTTTCCTCTTGACCGATTAGATGATTTAAAAGAGTATATAGAAGAAAACATGCCAGACAATCTTGAAATAGAACAAACATTCTACTATGACATTGAATTGGAGGATATTGAAGAAGCATTTATGGATTTGACTGACTTAATCAACATCAACTATATTACAGGTAACAACTTCCCAGAGGTTGTAGTACGTATAGATAATGTTATGATTGAGGAACGTACAGTTATTGGTAAAACAAAAGAAACAGTTAAATTTAAAACAAGCGGAGACTTAGTTTTTATTAAGTTTAAAGTTAATGAAGACTGGAATAAAGATATTGATACATTTGACACTGTTAGTGTTGTAGGTAATGGTACAATCAATGAGTTTTATAACTTCGCAACAAAAGAAATGACACGAACACCACAAATTATAATTATGGATATTGTAAAGGATTTATGATGAAAATAGAAGAAATTGAACATGTAGAACCAGAAGACTTTGCGGTCATTGAAGATGAAACTATATATGGGTATATCATAGATAGAGGATGTAAAGATGGAGCAATCATAGTTGATGAATACCCTAAACTATATACAGAAGAAAGCATGATGAAATTTATGCAAGAGAATATTAAACATGCGTTATCTATGTATGGTATGACATTTGACAGCAAAGATGGAATGGCAGAAAATCGAAGACTAACAAAAGAAGAAAGAGATATGATTATTGAAGATTTCTTTTCATAAGGAGAACATAATGAGTTATAATAGACAGGAATATGGATATAGTCAAATGTTATTTAATTATATTACAGATTATTCACAGGGAATTAATGAAACGGTAAGTCAAATGGAATTTATTTGGCAAAACAGAGATAATTTCAAAGAAGATGTTGATGTCGAAGAAGCGATTAAAATATTCAAGGAAGATATTGAAGCAAAGGTGAAACTTTTTCTATCATATCTTGAACCATTAGATGAGGAATAAAATGAAAAACAAACATGAAGAACGTCAAATTATTATTTTTGCTTCATTCTGCGCATTCTTGGTGTTGTTTGCTTTTTTAGCAATATTCTTTATCAAGCCAGAGAGTGAAAATAAAGAAATGAAATATATTAATATCAATGTTGATTATGAAGTTATTAATTATTCTCAGTCTGTAAGAGATAATGGAAACACAGAAAATCAAGATACTACAATTAATTTTGTAACACCTTCTGGTGAACATCATTCAGTCACTGTCACCAATGAAATTGAATCTAACTATTCAAACTTTGGAGCACTTACAAACAGAGACTCACAATTAATGTTCGTAGGTAGTGATTATCATGACATTGAAGATATAGTTGCAGGTACACCAATTGCCTATGCAAAATATAATATTTTAAACGATGATAAACCACACATTAACATCACTATTAATGAGAAAGCGGACATTAGAAACTTCACATTATTTTCAAAAGAGTAATTTATTTACTCTTTTTTTATTTTATGCTTGACAAAAGTATTTTAATTTGCTATAATAGTATTATAGAAAGTTGAGGAACTAAACATGATGAATACTATATTAACAATATTACTATATGGAACATGTATATCGTATATAATATCGATGGGTCTACTATTATATTTAGAAAAGAAAAAATAAAAAGTAAGAGGAACTAAACATGACAAACATTACTACTGAAACACGAAACGCATCATTTGAAGAAATTCTTGAAACAATTGGAGACCGACAACGTGTAGTTGTTGACTACTTGGAAGCATTTGATGAACCTTTATCTGCAAGTGAAATTGCATATGGCTTATATATTAATGGACTTGTTCCAACACCTGAACGTAACTCAGTACACCCTCGTTTAACAGAATTGACAAAACTTGGAATCGTACATGTAGTTGGTAAAAGAAAAGACCCAATTACAAATCGCAAAGTTGCTGTATATGAATTAGTAGAGGAAGCTCGATGACATATCCTAAATTTATTGTGGTGGAAGTGTATCAACGTAAAATCAAAAAGTCTTACTGGAAGTTAAAAATTCTTGAAGATAAAAGCAAAAGGTGGGAAGATTTCACACATTTGCGATATAATAACTGGATGGATGCCAATTATTATTTACAAACATTAAAAGAAATTAGAGGTTTAAAATGAAAACAAGTACAGAAGTTTTAGGAACATTGGTTTTCTTTGTTGTTCTATTGGGAATGAAGCTTATTATAGGATTTGAGGATGCAGTACTTTTTGGTCTAGCGGTTGCCATTGTTAAAGTAATTAAACATGGAAATGGATAGTAATGAACAACAAACGTAAATATAAAAATAGAGATTATGAAGCTCTTAGACACGAGAAAGAAATTAAAAGAGAAGAATTAAGACGCTTAAGGAAAGAACTACACATACTTGAGATGTCACGTCTTTCAGTTTTGCATAATGAGTCAGATAATGATGATGATAGTCTTTTTAGAAAAGCATACAATGATTTTATGAAAGAAAGAGGAGATATATGTTAGTAGATGTATTACAATGTCCTAAATGTTCAAAATTCATTAGACATGAAATTGAATATGCATACTACGAAGGATGTGATGATGTAATCGAATTAGAAGCACGTGATTTTGTATGTGAATGTCCTTATTGTGACACTAAGTTTGTATTCAATCTTTATGTAACTTATTCAGCAACAAAAGAACGAATTGATGATAAACGTGTAGAAGAAGTAGAAAATGGAGATTATTAATGAGTAACTACAATGAACCAATTAAATATGAGGTCGGTAAAGAGATTTACTTAGTACCAAGCGATACACGTCATGAGCCTTACCGTGCTAGAATTACAAAAGTCGGTCGCAAATATGCTTATGCTGGAACAATCTATAAAGGTTGGGATGACCTTGGACGAGATTTTAAGATTGAAATTGGAAAGAATAGAACATCTGTGGAATACGGTAGTGCAGATGATGTATATGAAAGTGAAGCTATTTACGAACAATATCTCAAAGATAAAGCATTGCAATACCGTATTTCCAAACAATTAAGCTCCACAATATTTGACTCTGATACATTGGAAGTAATTGCAGAAGTTATTGGAATGGAAAGTCATGTGGAGATTAAATGAGACAAATAACTCAAATTATAATAAGGAGAAAACATGAAAAAACAGACTCTAAAACAATCACTATGTTCTAATTTCTATTGGGGTCATAACTTTTCAGAAAACTTAACTTATGACTCTTTCTTTCTTGAATACTCGAAAGAATTTCGTGTTCGGCTTTATGGTTATTGTTCATACTGTGGAAAAGAAACTTTAATAGAAGTATTCTATATGCACCCCACAGAATACGTCAGATTCAATTCTAAGCACCTTTTTGATAAGTTTGTAGAAACGCACGAAAAGGAACACGTATGGGATATTACAGTTATCTCAGAGGGCATTAAAAAGGAGAAACGAGTAAGAAAGGTATAAAATAAGAATTTTATATATGGTTAAGAATAGTTTATATTTGACAAAGTGAAAATAATTTGATATAATAGAGTTGTGAAAGAGGTAATAACAATGTATAACGCAACCTTTAGAGAAAGACCACTAAGAACAAATGTACCAACACAACCGACCAAAGGAGTGAAAATGGATAATAAAAGAATTTCTGAAATCGTTGACGAAGAAATGATAAAGCAAGATGCAAACAGATATCGTGATATGAGGAAAATTCTCACGATTACGAAAAACATTGCGGATGAAATTGATAAGTTTGCTCATACTAACTGGGCTAATTGGCAATTCTATTTCTATTCAGATGAAATGAGCGAAGAGCTTATTGATTGGTTTGACAATGGTGATTCTGAGTTTACAAACTCTAAGATAGCTATGACTTACCTCAACCCTCTTACTCGTGATTTAGTGAAAGTGGTGGAATTATGACAGTGATTTTTAAAGAAATTGAAGCTTTTAATAAAGGACATAGAGATTCTATATTCATCTTAAAGTCATCTCTTAATAAAATAAAACGTGGGCATTCAATGTTGGAGGTAGGAACTTTAGGTGTATTAGTTGTTGATTCTCCACAAAAAACACATGAGTACATTGATATGGTCAACAAACATGGAGAAGATTATGCTTTGGGAATTATTTTAGGATATCCACCTGAATGTGTCTTAAGTTTTACTAGAGCGACTCTATCGGAACGAAAACATTTTGGAAACCTATCAGCTGGGTCATTCAGTTTTATGTGTCCAGAAGAACTCAAAGATTATGCGGTCAACTATATGAAAGATAGATATGGCTTGGAAAGCCAATTTATTATATGACCGACAAACTAATATCGCTGGTCAATGACTGGTGGGGAGGGATTGAATGAAAGCTTATAAATTAAGTATTAAAGATGACCCAGACCAAGGGGAAGTAATTGTTTTTGCACAAACAGCTCGTGAAGCCAAAAACAATTGGCATTGGTATTTAGATACTGACAGCTTTCTCGATAAACTGGTTCATCGTGCACCAGAATTTGACGGTATGGAAAATGCTAGTGATATGGAACTTATGACCAAACAGTGGCAAGAGGGTTGGAGATGGTATGATTGTTATGATATACCTGATGTAGAAGAAGATACTATCGAAGATTTTCAAGCATGGTTCAGAAAGGAATATGAAAATGAATAAATTAATTAAAAAATATATTTTAACAATTATTGCGCTTGTTGTTCTTGATGTTTTGTCAGTAGCAATTAAGATTGTAACGCTTAGTTTAAGTTGGAATCATTTTATTGTCCCAGCTTTTAATGCTCCAAAATTAGGGTTCATGTTAACATTTGCAATTATGGTAATATGGAAGTTATTTACCTTTAGAGTAGAGAATACAGGAATTACAACTCCACTGGTTGAAACCACAAAAAAATCTAAAGAACAAATTGTAATTAGCTATGCCGTATCTAATGTAATGGTTTCACTAATAATTGGATTGACCCTCTTGGTATTAAGCTTATTTATTTAAACTATCTGATGATAGTTTTTTATTTGACTTTTGAGTTATATTATGATATAATATATATTATAGAACATAAGGAGAATTTAAATGGAAAGTAAACTTGATACAATTTATAATTTCATTTTTAAAGAAACAGCACCCAATGATTGGTCAGACAGCTTAAAGCTATTGATGATTAATTTTTACCTTGAATCAGAAATAAAAATTGAGCAAGAGTTAGAAAAAACTAGGAGTGAATTATGGAAAACGAACGTATTCAACAATTAGCAGAATTGTATGAATGTCAAATGGATGTCACTCTATCTAAAAATGACAAGGAAGAGTTATTTCAAGTTTACTTAGAATATCAAAAAGAGAGTGCAAAAACAAAGAGTTCAAGAATAATATATTTAGCACGAAGCTCTGGGAAAACTCATCTTATAAGACATTTTGGTGTTCTTGAAATGTTTGAATATATGGAGACAAAAAATGGAAAGTAAAGAAATATTTACTAAAGCACAACTATCAATCTATCGAAACCTGCTTATTATCTGGATGAATAATTCAAACCTAAGATTTAATCAACTTATATCTAATCTTCAAGTAGATTTTAATAATCAGCAGTTTAGAAAATATTCACGTAGTGATGGAACACCAGATTTATTCTATTTAAGTGATGAGAAGTTTGCAGAATTTTTAGAAGATTTAATAGAGGAGAATAGTTAATGGAATATGGAAAATCATTTGTACACAATGGATTAAAATACCAACGCTCAGAGGACACAGTTCTCTTTACACTTAGAAATAAAAACAACCAATACATTGGAATTGATTTGGGTCGTAATGGCAATGAATTTGTTATTGGAAAGACCGTTTTAACAACAAGTGACGAAGCGTTTATCTTTATGATGGATAAAGAGATTTTTGAAGAAAAGGGAATCTCTAACACAGTTGCTATGCTACGTAAAGAGGCTAGTAATAAAATGAACTATGCAGGGTTTAAGCCAGTTATGGTATAAGGAGATTAATATGGTGCGATATTTGGTTCAATGGAAGAACGGAGAAACATTTACTAATCATGGGTTCTTTCGCACAGGTGAACAGGCGTTTGAATCAATTCAAGATTGGTGGGAATTGAACAGTTTCAAACCTAGTTATGTCCGTGTTCTAGGTGGTGACAACACAATTAAAGCAATTGACTATGGAAGCTATACATCATTTTATTATATTATTCCAGTAACAGAAGATACTTTTGATGATTTATTAACTAATGGTGTGGAAGCATATGGGATGAATGTAAACTGGAATAAATATAAAAGTAATTAAACTGTAATTGACTTTGTTGTTTAAATATGGTATAATTATTATATCAAGTTAAGGAGAAACGCAAATGAACATAAAACAAATTTTAGATATGGAAGTTGTACATGAATCACGTGTAGAATGGAACGACAATCATGACGGAGTATCTCATTTTGATGTCAACACTCTTGATACAGCATTTTTTATGGAAGATGAATGGGATAAAGTAGCAGAACATATTATGTATAAATTTGTTACTTATCACAATATTGACGGTCGAAGAATTTGGGCTTTAGGATATGCAACTTTCGATGATATTCCATTCATGATTATTCAAAATGCAGGACGTGAAGGTGATGACCATGTACAAGAATATATCTTTAATGAAGAGGTTTATGAACAAGCTGTTGAGTTGCTACTTGATATTCAAAGAGATATTCCAAGAGGAGTCAGAAAACCATATATTTATAATATTGAAGAACATAATGAGAATTTAAACTCGTTTTATGGTTTGATTCTTAACAAGAATGAAGAGGACTAGAACATGGAAATTAAACAAAAAGCTGGTAGGTTTGCTGGTATGTCAGGGTGGTTAATTAAAGGTGCAAACATCTCTATTGCGGAAGATGAAATTACTGATACACGGAGTGTGGTTTGTTATCCAGACCATCCAGTCGAATCAATCCAAGAAGCAGAGAGTTTGACGGTTTATCTCACAGAAGATGAGTTTGAACTCTTGAAAAAGATTTTCAGAATTGAGGAATAGAGTTTGACTGACAAGGAAAAGTCAATAACACCCAATCACTATATACATGAGTGCGTGGTCAGCAGAGTAGCTGGTATAGAAGAATAGGCAAGTTCCGTTAAATTGTCGCCCACTTGGATGAAAAATGGTAGGTAGCTCCAAAGAAGACAGCTCATGTGTGTAGATTTATATATCGTTAGTCATGGTGGACTAATTGAGTAGCTTGATAGATGATTTTTAACGTATGATGAGACAACTTTGTAAAGGATTCTGAGTTGCTAATTGGAGAGTGAAAAATTTTGCAGGTTCGATTCCTGTCGGTGTAGTTAAGGAGGTTCTCATATGAAAGAACATATTGTAATTGTTGATGAGGGTGAACACGACAACATAAATAAACTAAAAAACATAGACAATACAAAAGAATCTGTACAAGCTCTTACTGATTCTTTTGTTACAATTGGAGAGAAAATGAGAGAATTAGCAAATTCTTTACGTGATAAATCTATTGATGTTTATGACCCAATGGCAGATAAACGTAAAAAAGAACAATCTTTTAAAAATGGTGTAAGTAATCTTAAACATATCAAAAAACGTGGAGGAAGATAATATGTTGGTTAAAGTAGGAAAAACACAGAAAACATTTGATATGAAAGGTATTTCAACGGAAGATGTTTTAATTCTATCAGAAGGTGTTAAAAAAGGAACATGGATGTTTATGCCTTCTGATTCAAGAGATGTTCCACATATTGTTTTTGATGACTTAGAGTATGCAACACAAATTGCAACAGAATTTTCTGGATTTGTATTATATGATGCAGAATTAGAAGATTATGAAGTTCTATAGATATATAGTATATAAAATAAAATGAACAAAAATTATGACTTTATTCTTGACAATAACATCATAATATGATATAATATATATAGGGTCAGGGCGCTGACCGTGCACGAACTCGCCTTTAAATGTAGGGAGAATGTTGGTAATGGCTAGGCATAGCGGGTAGTGGGTTCGATTCCCACCGTGTACATTAAGCAATAAATGCTTTCAAAAAAAAGGAGAAAACATAATGACAATTATCAATGTAAGCGACACTTATCAAATCTTTCCAGATGACCTTAAAACATTTGACAAACTTCCTAAAGGAACATATACAGTTCGATTTAATAAAATGGAAGGATTCTCACTTATTAAGCGTGATAATTTAACTGTTGATGAAAAGATGTATGGAAACCATAAAGAAAAAGCTGAAAAAGCTCTTAAAACATTTGGTCTCTTTAATCGTTCTATGGGTATTATTTTATCAGGAGATAAAGGTATTGGTAAAACAATGTTTACACGATATCTTGCCAATCAATTTGTTGAAACAAAAGAACTTCCTGTCATTCTCATTGACCAAGCATATTTTGGTATCGCAGACTTCCTTTCATCTATCAAACAAGAAGCAATGATTTTATTTGATGAGTTTGAGAAAGTCTTTGATGAACGCAATGACAATTCTGAAAGTCAAGATTCACTACTCAGTTTGTTTGATGGTCTATCAAGTACAAAACACATGTATGTGATTACTGTGAATGACCTACATAGATTGAGTAGCTTTATGCAAAATCGTACAGGACGTTTTCACTATCATTTCCGATTCAAATATCCACGTGGACAAGAGGTTCGTGATTATATTCATGACCATGCTTCCAATGTAAGCGAAGATATTGTTGAAAAAATTGTTGATTTTAGTACGAAAGTTAAAGTTACTTTTGACACTTTACGTTCAATTGCTTTCGAAGTTTCTAATGGCAACAGCTTTAGTGAAACAATTGAAGACTTGAACATTAGTCAAGGTGAAGCAACTAAGTATGCTGTGACACTTCGATTAGAAGATGGTCGATTGATTAAACTTCATAATCAACGTGAGATTGATTTGTTTGATGATATTGCAAACATTGATGGAGACGTTGATGGAGAATGGTCTAAAATTCGTTTTGAGACTAAAAACGCTCATCAAAATGCAACAGGAGATGGGTATGTTGTTAAAGAGTTTGAAACGTCTACTCGATGGAATGATGATAAAGACGAATATGTATCATTAGCAATTGAAGAAGCAATTCTTAAAATTAACAATGATACAAATATTAAATATTTAGTTTAAAAAATATTAGACACGAAAGTGTCTATAAGGTTCTTTAGCTTAACTGGTAAAGCCCTCCGCTCATAACGGAGTAAGTGCAGGTTCAAGTCCTGCAAGAACCATTCCCTAAAGGGAAAATAGAAAGACAGATAGAAAGAGAGGTACTAACCATGATTTTAAAATATGGAGTACATAACGGTAAAGGAGAAACAGTTGTTAATATCGTAGACAACATCACAAGTGTAGAGGAGATTGAAGGAAGTAATGCCCCAATCTTCCACCATGAACGAGGAGAGAAACCTCAGACATATTTCGGCAATCTCAAAGAGAATGAATATATTATCTTTATGTATTTAATGAACGATGATTTTAAGACAATTAAGATTTATAAGAGGGCTTAAACATGAAGAAAAGAATTAAACAAGAAGTTGTTTTTAGTTCCAAAGAAGTTAAAGAGATAACAGGATTTGAGCTGAAAAACACATGGGGAGACTTCTATTTTGAACAAGATGGGGGCGAACCGATTTGGGAAGTGTTGGATGCTACAGATAAGGAAGAATTTAATAAAGCCTTCGGAATGTGTATGGATGAAATAAAAAGAATTTTGAAAGATTATGTTAGTAAAAATTTTGTTGGTGACTTTTACCTCATAGTGCAAGAGGGTAGCATTCATTATAGAGCATCTAATTATACTTCTCAATTTCATTCTAATAATAATAGTGAAATATTCTTTTATTATGAAGATACAGATACTATAGAGGTTTAAACATGAAACGCATGAAAACACAGACTACATTGTTTGATATGTAAGGAGAAAATATGGATACAACAACTGCATTAAAAATAACAGTAACAGCTGTGATTGCGTATCTCTTTGAGTATGGATGGTATAAGAGTGTTGAGTGGATTTCTGAATGGAATTATACATGTGGAATGATATGGTTATTAGTGACATTTGCGATACAATTATTTTTAATTCTTAGATTTACTGATGATTTTCTTGATTTATTTTAAAGTTTATGCTTGACATTCTATAAATAATATGATATAATATTTATATAACGTAAGGAGAAAAACATGACAAAAAACACAAAAAACATCGAATATCAAACAATGGTAGAAGAAATCATTCTAGGTCGTGTTGTTGTTATTGTTCCAGACAATATGCAAGATTATTCTAGGTTAAATAAAAAACTAATTAATGATGGAGTTCATTATGCAAATCTATGGCTTGACTTACATATGCCAAAAGACCGAATCAACATAATCAAATTAAGTACTTCTAACGGTCGTGAAGCACTCAAACTTAAACCATTAACATTCTTTACTGTTACAGACCCTTATACTATGGAAGCTCTTGAAATCTATGGAAATAAGAGTGATATTCTATACATTAGTATGGATGGAAAAGGCAATTTGCTGGATGTAACAGATGATTTAGAATATATTTATAACCAATTCTTTCAACCTTTTCAATATCTTGAAGAAGTTCGAGGAGATTTAGAAGATTAATTTATATAAAAAATATGGAGAGGACTTAGAAATGAATTTAAAAATTAAAATTACAGTATCTTATTCAAGGTATGATATGGATGATTTTAATGATGGTAGCAAAATTAACTTTGTAGTTGATATACCAATGAAAAATATCAAGGATAAAAATAAGTTACACTTTCTATTAACTTATTTTTGTAGTGAATCAGCAAGAAATTTGCTTATTGCAAACGATATTGAGTTCAGAGAATATATGATTAGGACTGAATATTTAGAGAAATCAATGCCAGTATAAAATAATTTAAAAAATTTCAACTTTATGCTTGACATTATATCAAAATTATGGTATAATATTAATATAGAGTTGATAATAAGTTCGGTTAGTGTAATTGGATAACACACAGAATTTCTAATTCTGTACTCTGGATTCGAGTTCCAGACTGAGCATTGTAATTAAATTACATGATTTCTTTATTAGATTAAATAAAGTGGTGGAGGTACAGATGAATCTGTAACGCACACATGTGTTGGGGGTACGGTAAGTGTTGTGGCTTATCGCTCAACCATTTTATTAAGGGGATGTAAAGGTTTCGACAGACTATGGCAATCTCAAATCACATTCCGACAGGGATAGTCGTAAAAACCAAACTAAATATAATTGCAAATACTCAATTAGCTGTAGCCTAAGCTACAAAAAAGTTTAAGTAATTAAACAGCTAGTAACTGAGACATCGGTAGGTTACTAGTACAAAACAGATGTGTGATGGATTCTGATAAGTCACGATTAACAATCAGAACAGCGTTAGTAGATAGTTGTTTATTCAAGAAACTAACAATGTGTATCAAATGAATAGACTATGAATGTAAGAAAGTTTTAAGATATGTATAGTTTGGACGCGGATTCGATTTCCGCCATCTCCATTGGATTGTCTAATGATATGGCAAAGTTCATATCACAATCCTGTTTTACCTCTCTATTGTTCTAGGCGATATAGAGCGATAAATTTAGAGTGACTTCTGGATTTATCAGGTCGCATTCGGATTGTCTGTAGCGTCTAGTCAACGTTCTGTACAAGAGGTTGTGAAAAAAGCGTATGAGTTATCTGGGGGTAATCCTTACAAAGGTAAGGGCGGTTGGTTCGATTCCTTCCATACGTATTATCTTTAAAAATAATTTAAAGAAAATGTTACTTTATCCTTGACAAAACATTCTGAATATGTTATAATAGTATATGTAGTTAATATGACTCATTGGTGTAGCGGTTATCACACTTGCCTGTCACGCAAGAGAGCATGGGTTCGAATCCCATATGGGTCGTAATTAACTGAGGACGGAACAGGCAACCGTCACACCCTAGCGGTTTAAAGAGATGTGGGAAATGCCAACCTACCAGTTAATTTAAATAAGTATTAACAAAGTGCCAGAGGTGGTTCTCCTCTGAGATTCCCTGTTAATACTTATCCAAGTCCTCACATCCAGTTATGGTGACTGGTAGCCAAAAAGGCTTTAATAGGGAGTAGGTGCGGAACGTACAAAGACGATTCTGACTGATAAGTCATGAGACTTCAAAATTTAGCGGTGGAGAAGTTGTGTTGTCGGAGTAAAGGGATTCGTTGACGAGCAGACGTCTAACCAACGGACTCGATGTATCAATGCGTGCCGATTTTTTCACGGATGTGGTAGTAAGTAACTACAGAGGGTCGCCACCTTTCATGCAGGTTCAAGTCCTGCTGTCTGTGTACAGGTATTTTATTACTTTATTAGACCTGAATTGAGGTATTCAACCTCTGAGACTACCAGATAGTGCACACAAGAATGAAGACTGGTAGGAGAAGTAAAAGTAACGTCACTTTAGAATACGAGAGCTAGAGAGGTTTCCTCCCAGACCACAAGGGAACAAAAAAGGTTTCAATACCAAACTGAGGTCAAAATGACTTGTGAACATATACAGTTTACGCACCATACAGAGTAGGTGACGTTCGAAAAGTTCACTTTAATGGGAATTAGGCGATGGGTAAATCCGCCTGCTAAGCAGGAGTGTTATAGAATAAAGTAAAGGATAACGCAGTTGGTGACTGGTACGTAACGGTTACTGGTTTGTGCCAAGAAATATTTTGACAGAGTTGGTTCGAGTCCAACATTCCCAATAGGTGTTGCTTATTCACCGTATAATAAGCTAGAAAAGTAAGTATAGTAGGTAAACAAAATGACAAATCCAATTTTAATTAAAGATTTAAACTGGCAACTGAAAGAATATAGAGATATTCTAACAGATATTATTAAATTATCTGCACGTTCTGATGACCAAGCAAATTCAGCTAAGAATCTATTATTTCAATTATTTTATAATACAGAATGGATGATTCAAATGTATGCTGGTAATTATGAAGAAAAATCGTATGGAGATTCCGAAGATTTAAGTTTCAAAGAAGGAAGAGTTTCTCAAAATATTATAAAATATATTATGGACAACTTCAAAGGCATTCCAAATACAAAAGATAGTTTAAATAAATTAACTAATAAAGAGAAAGAATTTTTAAATCCTTTTGAAGACTTATTGTCTATTGCTCACAAAATGATAAGAGCTGTTGTGGATTATTCAGACAGCCATGCAGACAACAAAGTTTTAGATAGAACGGATGTGTCACCTATGGGAATCTTGTATTTTATAGATGAACTAAAAAAAAGAACTAACTATGCTATGGAAAAAGAAATGTACTAATTTAGGTGACTCACTGCCTATATCCCAAATGTGAAGCTTAAAAGGGGTTAATAACACTATTCCCTAGGTTTGACTCCTTAAAAATTATCGGTAAGCGATGATTGCAAAATCCATAGGGGATAGCGCAAGAGTGTTTTATTGATTGGTAACTCAGTTGGTTAGAGTGCTTGACTATTAATCAAGAAGTCGTGAGTTCGAATCTCACCCAATCAGTATGTAAGAGCTGTGCACGGTTACTTACAGAGTTAGGTCAAAGGAGTAATTAACCTTAACCAAACGGCTTGTTTTTGGTAATAATATGCGTTAACTGAGTTCGATTCTCAGGCAAGTCTTATATGCAATCAGTCCTTGGCAGAGAGCCTGTTCACATCAGGTGCGACAAATAGGGTTCGAATCCCTATACATGTGAGGTTGCATTTTAAATCTATTTAGTGTAGTGGTAACACATCAGATTCCAAACCTGATAACGTGGGTTCGATTCCTACAATGGATGTTCTATATGTGTGCAAGTTTCTTGTGAGAGAAGTGGTGTTAAATGCGGAAGATATCTAACAGCCATATAGAAAACAACACATCAGAATACAACTCTATATAGGTATTTTTGATTGGCAATCTTGGTGGTAATCGTTATAGAGACGGTAAGTCCGAAAATGATGGGAAAGGTGTTGTATGCCTGTCTACGAGAGTGTTCAAGAAACTCTCATTTTATACGGGGTGGGTGGCAAGGTCGTCACGCTTGGCTCATAACCAAGAAAGAGCGGTTCGATTCCGTTACCCCGAATATTACTGAAAGGTAAGAACCGAATGTCCAAAATATACATGTCAATTTGGAGGTCTACGGTATAGAAAACGTTCTTGTGGGTGTGATTGTTCCGTATGGGAACTTGACCATAAATTGTTCGATAACCCCTTGCCAGAGAGAGTGGTCTAATGTAGGGCGCTTGAAATTTCATGAGTTATGAGTTCAAATCTCATCTCTTTCATATATTGGTCTTGATAGATAATGTGAAGGTTATATTAGCTAGTCTATGATATAACTCAAAAAACTACTCGCACGGTACTCGATTTGTAGTTTGCCAATACACAATTTGGTTTCCCATTTCGTTTAAACATTGGAATAAGACTGCCTATTCGAGAACAGGCAACCTCGGTTCGATTCCGAGGGTGGGAATTTAATTTGAAATATTATTACTTATCTCTTGACAAACTCATTTGATTATGGTATAATAGTATATGTAAGTTAAAAAAAACGTAAGGAGAACATAATATGGGGTGCATAATTCCAATTGTATTAATTTTATTATTTATAGCAAATCCAGTTCTGGGTTTAGTCGCAACGGTTATTGTATTAGCAATAGCAAGTCTTAAAAAATAAGGAGAATAAACACAATGACACAAAACAAAACACTCTCAGTACAAGAAGCACTCAATGAACTTAAAGTCCTCGACAAACGCATTGAACGTAAACTTGGAGACACTAAATATGTAGGTGTTGTTCAAGAAGACAAACTTGTTTATCCTGCATCATCAAAAGGTGATAAAGATAAATTCATTTCAGATGCAAAATCTAGTATTGATTCATTGCTTGACTTGATTGCTTATCGTCATGCTTTGAAAGCTGGTGTATTACGTTCTAATGCGTTAACAGAAATTGTAATTGGAGACAAAAAAATGACAGTTGCGGAAGCAATTGACTACAAAACTTCAATCCAAAGTGAAAAAGATTTGGTTCAAACTCTTGTTAATGATTTGACTCAGGCAACAACTAAGATGACACGTATTAACAGTGACATTGATATGGCTCTCGAAAAGAAACAAAATAGTTTATTGAGTTCAGAAAAAGATGATAAAAGCTCTGAGTTTATTAAATTCTTGAAAGAACAAGCTGAGAGAGAAAAAGCAACAGTTCTTGAATTGGAAGTTGGTAAAGCTCTTGTAAGTGATTACACTAAAGCTAAACTTGATTCAATTGAACAATTTGAACAAACAGTTGATTTCAAATTAACTGCATCAAATGTTTCAACAGAAATTACCGTTGAGTGGTAATAATTAAGTTATAATCATGTTATGACGAACAATCTAAAGTATAGATTTCCAGATAGTTCTGTTTTTCAGAGGTTCTTATAACTGGAAATAAATAATAAATATGACGAACTTCTGATACTATAATATAAAAATATGATGAATCTCAGAAAGAGAGATTATGTATTCAAGACGGTAAGAACGAATCCTTATGCGTAAGAATAGATAAAACTACTTCATAGGTTATAGTTCAAAGCTCATGCTTTATAGCTTAGAGTTTATATCTTATATTGGATAATGAATCCAGTTATAGATTAAGTTTAAAGGATTAAGTTTTCTTTAAAATCCTAGAGTTACGTTTTGTAACTTTCTATATCAGTTTGGTTGTACGCTAGGCTGTCATAACATGGTAAAATAAGGGCTACTTTGGTAGTTCTTATTTTTTTATACTTTTCTCTTGACAAAGTAAAATGGTTATGGTATAATATATTATAACCGATTGAAAGGAATGGTATTAACATTGACAGAAAAAATTAGAAAGCTGAGTAATCGTGACCAAGCTCGTGAAAAAATTGCTGTATGGTACGGTTCGGCAGATAACTATCAACATGGACTAAAAGAACTACTAGCCAATGCGACAGATGAAATTATTAATAATTTTGAAAAAGGAACTATTACAGTCAAGTTGAGTGATGATGGTTCAACAGTAACTGTTACTGACACTGGTCGAGGTATTCCAATTTCAGGAGAAACTGATGGAATCCCTAACTATGAATTACTGTTTTTAACTCTCTTTGCAGGAACTAAGTATGGAGATAGTGGAGTAACAAATGGAACTTATACAGGTTCAAATGGTGTAGGTACTACAGTTCTTAATTATACGTCAGTTCTTTTTGAAGTAACATCAGTTATTAAGGGAATTAAATACCATATTAAATTCACTAATGGTGGTGAAGTCACAGAGGATTTAACAGAAGAAAAGACAAGCAATATTGATGGAACAACTGTGACATTTTCACTTGACCCAACAGTTTATACAAAAACAATTTTCAAAGATGAAGATGTCCGTGAGATTGCACACCGTTATGCTGTTAGTTCAAATAAGATTACAGTTGACTATATTCATGGAGAGACTGAATTAAAATACCATTATACAGACTTGAAAGAATATTATTCAGAACTTACAGGTGCTGTCAATACAAGTGGGATTGTCTTTGGTGATTTGGTTGAGTATCAAGATACAATTACGAGTAATCAACATGATGTTTTCACGTCTCATGAAGAATTAACTTCTCTTTCGATTGCATTATCAACCTCAACAACACCGACACAAGAATCTTACTTGAACTTAAACTACTTACCTAATGGTGGTAAGATTAACGAAGGAATTATTAATGGTATTAAACTTTACGTTAATAAATACTGTCGTGCAAATAATCTGTTTCCTAAGAAAGTCAATTCTTTTTCAGATTCAGACATTACGGAATCATTTAGTTTTGTAGCTGTTATGTTCTCAAACAATGTTGAGTTTGCAAATCAAACTAAGTTCTCTACAAACAAAGAACTCTATAAAGAAGTTGCCAAGAGACGTGTTACACAAATCTTAGAAGTTACAGAAATTGAAGACCCTAAAAACTTTAAAGATATTATCAATCACTTATTGCTTGTGCAAAAAGAGAATACAGTCAACGCTAAACACAAAGAGAAACTTAAAAAGAAATTAACTGAAAAAGTTGACTCAATGTCTAATCGTATTGAGAAGTTAGTTGATTCACGTATTCACGGTGAAGAAGCAGAATTGTATCTTGCAGAAGGTGACTCGGCTCATGGTTCAGTAGTTCAGGCTCGTGATAGTAAGTTCCAAGCAAGTATGCCTATGGGTGGTAAATTCCTCAACGTTGAAAAAGCAATGAACATTGAAGATATTGTTAATAATGAAACGGTCATGAATGTAATCAAAGCTCTAGGATGTGGAATTGATTTAGGTAAGAAACAGAAAGACTTGCCTAAGTTTGATATTGAGAAGTTACGTTATGGAAAAATTATCTGTGCATCAGATGAAGACCCAGACGGTGCTCAAATTCAATGCTTGATTATCACTCTGTTTTATAAATTGATGCCAGAAATCATTCACACAGGAAGATTATATTTGGCTCAAACACCTTTGTTTCAAATCAAACTCAAAGATGATTCAGTTCTTTATACTTATACAGATGAGGGACGTGATAAAATCCTTAAAGAACAAGGAAGTAAAGTGGTTCAATACTCACGAGCGAAAGGGCTCGGAGAATTAAATGCAAACATTATGGCTGAGACAGCAATGAACCCTGAAACTCGTCATTTGACACGTGTTACAATTGAAGATGCTAAACATGCAGAACAAGCTATCGTTGACTGGATGGGTACAAACGTAGATAATCGTAAAGTATTCATTTCACGAAACCTTAATAAATTTACTAAAGAAGGGTTAGAATAAAATGGAAATTGTAGAAAAGGAATTACAACATATTGTGACTGACAATATGGGTCAATATTCAACATATGTACTACTTTCACGTGCTATTCCTGATTTTAGAGACGGATTAAAGCCATCTTATCGAAGAATTTTATGGGCTATGCAAGAAATGAAAGCTACAAGATTTACAAAATCATTTAACGTAGCTGGTGCAGTCATGCTTTATCACCCTCACGGTTCAACATATCCGACTATGGTTGGTATGGCTCAGAAAGATAGCCAACTAAATCCTATGGTTATAGGGCAAGGGAACTTCGGTCAGCACGCAAGTGAATTAGCCTATGGTGCTGAACGTTATACCGAAGTTAAATTAGCTCCGATTGGAGTTGATATGATGGTTGATGTTAAAAAGGGTGGTGTTGACCTCATTGATAACTATGATGGTACACGTAAAATTCCAGAAGTTTTTCCAGTTAAATATCCAACTATCTTAGCTTATGCTCAATCAGGAATTGGTGTAGGATTTAGTTCAAGTATTCCTTCATTTAACACAACTGAATTGTGTGAAGCTATCATTAAACGAATCGAAAATAATGAACAGACATTGCTTATTCCAGACTTTGGTACTGGTGCTTATATTATCAATGACCCTGATGTTATTAAGTCAATTAATGAGAATGGTAGTGGTTCAATCAATCAACGTGCTAAAGTTGAGTTTGATAAAGATAGTCGTGAGATTATTGTTAAAGAAATTCCTTATGGAACAACAAAAGAGAAAATTATCGAACGTATTATTAAATTAAATAAAGAAGATAAACTCAAAGAAGTTGCTAAAGTAGAAGATACAAGTGGATTAAAAGGTCTTGAAATTGTTATCACAGCTAAACGTGGTGTTGACCTCGAACAATTACTTGAAAAACTTTATCAAATAACACCAATGCAAGCAAGTTATTCTACTAACTTAATGGTTATTAATCGTCAAGGATTACCAGAAAAGATGGGTGTATGGTCACTTATTGCTAAGTGGTTGGACTGGCGAACAGATACATATCAACGTATGATTATGAAAGATATCCAAACCAAACAAGTACAGCTTGAAATTTTGTACGGACTGAAAAATATCAAAGATGATTTGGAACATGTAATCAAAATTATTCGTAACTCCACAGATGATAATGTCATTCAAAACTTATCTAGTGAGTTCAGTTTAACTAAGCTTCAAGCAGAACGTGTTTCAGGGTTGAAACTTAAAAATCTTACCACTACTTTTATTAAGAAACAATTGAGTAATATTAAGAGTCTCGAAAAAGAAATTGAACAACTTGAATGGACAATTGAAAAACCTCAACGTATCCATAAACTTATAGTCCAAGATATGAAAGATGTTATTGCTCAATTTGGAACACCTCGTAAATCACAACTTATTGATAAATCTGTAGTAGCTAAGAAAGCAAAACTTTCTCCTGCAAATACAGTAGAAGAATATAATGTAAAAGTTATTGTAACTAAAGATGGTTATGTTAAAAAGATTCCTTTGACTTCTCTTCGTGGCAATGCAGAGATTCAATTTAAAGAAGGAGATGCTCTCACATCAGAAACTGATACTGACAATGGAGAAGAACTTCTTATCTTCACAAATAGACAAAATGTTTATAAGAAACAGCTTGACGATTTGAATGATACCAAACCAAAAGATTTGGGTAACTACATTCCATCTCTAATTGATTTAGAAGAAGGTGAAGAAATTCAAGGTATTATAACGCTTTCTAAGGACACTAAATACGTTCTTTTAGGATTTGAAGACGGAAAGGTCGCTAAAGTTAACGTAGAAGCTTATAGGACGTCCACAAAGCGTTCTAAACTTAAGAACGGTGTAGTTGGTAAAATGATAGTTTTACTGACGACATTAACTGACGATGTAGATATTATGTCTATCTCTGAAAGTAATAAAGCTATCGTCACTAACACATCTATGATTTCTGCTAAAAATTCTAAAGCAACACAGGGTATTACTAACCAAAAATTAAAAGAAGGAGAATCAATTAAGAAATTACTTGTTCTTCAAGAAGGTGAAGAGGATAATCGAGAATATTATCGTGTGCAATCAGCAGGTGCTGGTAAGAAATTCAAAGGATAAAATATGAAAAAAAGAATATTTAACATTATCAGAGGAGTTCTGATAACAGTCATCACAATCAGTTTGCTATTGGGTTATATCTGGTTTGTCTTTGATTTAAACATGCTTGCATGGGGAACTCTCCTTGTAGGTGTTATGCTTCAAGGTACTGTGGTTATGTTTGCAGTTGGTCTATGGTCAATACTATTAAGTTACATCTTCTTCTTTGTTTTAGGTATGGCATTAATATTCTGGATATCAGTTTTATTTGATAAAATCGAAGAATATATTTTTGAAGAAAGGTTCAGAAGTCATGATTAAACTATATGTTTGTAAAGCTAAAATTACAACACCATTCATAACACGAAATAAACGTGTAGGATTCTACAAAGAAGGAGAAACATTTCTTATGTATCTCAGTCCAAAAGGAACTTGGGTCACAACAACACCATTCAATTCAAAAACAGAATCAAACTTAGTTGGAGTGGTTCACCGTTTTGATGCTAAACAAAGTTTCCTACAAAATATGAACTATATTAATGTTGTTGATTTAATATTTTTCAATGATAAAGAAGAACTTAACTTTTTTATCGAAAGATTTAAGCGTGAAAGAAAGATTTAAGGAGAACAATAATGAACAAAATTAAAATTTATTTCGCAAGCCCACTTTTTTCAGATATGGAACGTTGGTTTAATACTGATATTGTTGACAGCTTACGATACGCTCTTCCTGAAAATGTAGAGATTTATCTACCACAGGAAAATGAAGCAATTAATGATAAGTCAGGATATGCAAACTCTGTAATGATTGCAGAAGCTGATACAAATGAACTGTTGAGTTCTGACTTTATTGTAGCTGTCCTAGACGGTGCAACAATTGATGTTGGTGTGGCTAGTGAAATTGGAGTTGCCTATGCTAAAGGCATTCCAGTTATTGGTCTGTATTCAGATTCACGTCAAGGTGCTTTTGGAAACACAAATAAAATCAATGCTCTTGAAGAAGTAGGGGAATCACAATTCTCTTATATTAATCTCTATACTGTAGGATTAGTTAAATCTAACGGTACTCTATTTAAAGATGTTGGAGATTGGTTCGACTACATCGTTGACGAAGCTAAAAAATTATTAGAAGAAAAGGAAATAAATGACTAAACTAATTAACAAGCCAGTGTTCCAATACACATACATCACCATTATCGTACTTGCTCAATTAGTAGTACTCTTCACAGTTAAAACACCTATTATTCAATGGGTATCAGGTCTTTCAGGTGCATTATATGTATCAACTCTAACGTTCAGTAAGAAATATACTTTCTTGGTTGCACTTGTATTTAATACAACAATGTTATTCATCGGTATTCAGCATGGAATCTTGTCAGAAAGTATTCAACAACCATTATTTATGGCGATGGGTATCATTGGATTCATTCACATGAACTTCAAAGGGCGATACAAATTTATTAATAACACTCTTCAACGAATTAAAAATATTGAAGTTTGGAAAATTCTCTTACTTAGTATTGTTGTTATGGTAGTTTGGACTTTTATTTCTAAAGGTCTTGGTTCTCCTATTTGGTGGAAAGATGGAATCCTCGGTGGTGTAGCTATCTCAGCACAATTATTCTCTATTGCAGGAAACAAATATAGTTGGTTCTACTGGATGACTCTCAACGCTCTTACAACTTGGACATGGTTCACACTTGCAACACCTAACGTTGCTATGGGTGTTCTATATCTAATCTTCCTTGTAAACTCAATCTTTGGTTACATTGTTTGGAACGCATCTAAAAAAGAAAGCCTTTAATGGGCTTTTTTATTATGTCACTTGACAAACCATGAAAAATATGGTATAATATAACTTGAATAGAAATTGGAGGAAATAGATGGATAATTTATTTGTTGTTAAGAAAAGAACAGATGATAAACAAGAAAGGGTGACAGAAGAATGGAACTTCGATAAGATAGTTTCTGCCTGTCAAAAGTCAGCCCAACACATAGACAAACCTCTAAAGAAGGAACAAATCACTGAGATTAAATCCTTAGTGGAACTTGCTATCGCTAAGCGTAGAGATAATATTTTAGCTGATACAAATACCCAGCATGAAGATAAACTTCATTACATTAATGTTCGTGAAATTCATGATATTGTTTTGTCAGCTCTAAAACAAGTTGATACTGATATCTATGATTCATACCATGAATATCGAAATTATAAAATATCGCAAGATAAGCATTATCGTGAACTATACAAAGATTTAGATAGTCTTAAAAATGGAGTCTATAATGAGAATGCAAACAAAGACAGTTCTATTAATTCAACTAAGCGTTCTCTTCTTGCCGAAATGACTCAGAAGAAAATTGTGACTGACTTTATTCTTCAAAAGAACTGGGTTAAGGCTCATGAAGAAGGGTGGATTTATATTCATGACTTAGGAGATTTATACTGGCGAACTTTTAATTGTGACAACGTTGATTTAGCAAATCTCATTAAGACTAAAAAGCAAAAAGATGGAGAGTATGCTTTTACTTTAAATGGTATTAAATATCCTGAACCTAAATCAATTAGTTCAGCATTTAATTTAGTAGCAGATTTGATTCTCCAAATGTCTAGCCAACAATTCGGAGGTTTTAGTGTCCAGAACTTTGACCATTTTCTAGCACCTTATGCAGAATTAACTTATGATAAAGCATTCAAAAGATATATGGAAAAGGGAATTGCATATAATACAGCACGTGAAATGGCAGAAGAAGATACTCTTTATGCAATCAAACAGGGCGTTCAAGGATTTGAACTTGAAATAAGTACCATTTCTAATGCATTGGGACAAATTCCATTTACATCAATTGGTTTTGGATTGGATACCTCTAAATGGGGTCGTGAAATTACTCGTGCTTTTTTGCTGGAACGTTCTGAACCAGATTGTGTACTTGTCTTTCCGAAATTAATCTTTGCTAGTGCTAAAAAAGTTAACTTGAATCCTGATTCACCTAACTATGATTTATTCCAATTGGCTATTAAATGCAGTTCAACTAAATTATATCCTGATTACGTTTCAATGGATAATGGTATTCTTGCACCTGCATATGGTCGTCATAAAGATGACTTAGACCAAATTTTATCAGTACCAATGGGGTGTCGCTCGTATAATAGCTTTGAGTTTATTAATCCTTTAGAAGATTCAGAGGACTTCCAAAAAGAAGTTTATAAAGGACGTGGAAATGTTGGTGTAGTAACAATTAATTTCCCTAAAATCGCTATAGAATCAGGTGGTAACTGGAATAAATTCTATGAATTATTAAACAAATATTCTAACATGACTATGGATATCTTAGATTGGAGATATAACTATGTTGGAGAAGCTAGAGCAGAAAGCAATCCTTTAATGTGGATGGAAGGTGGTGCATGGAGACGACTCAACCACGATGAGAAAGTCTCTAAAACAATCTTTAACTTCTCTGCTTCTATTGGTATAATTGGGTTCAATGAAGCTTTGAATTACATGTATTTAAATAATGGGTATAAAGTTGATAACTTACCAAACTACAAGAGTGGTGAACAGCGTCAACAAGACCAAATAAAATTCATGGAAGTTCTTAATTCAATTAAAGACTTTAGAAATATCCATGACGCTGTTCGTATTGATGAAGAAGGGATTCAAACTCGTGTTTGGGATGATGAAGGAAACTTTATTAATCCAAACCCAGACAAGAAATACCTTGAAGTTTATGATGGGTTAGACACAATGTGCAAAACAACTGTCATACCTCGTATGTATTCTATTTATGGAACACCTGCCGAATCTGTTGTATATAAAATGATGAAACAATTACAAGAACAATATGGATTCATTAACGGTGTTACAGCTCAAGAAGACGGAAAAGGACGTAATTATATTACTAACTCATTCCACCAGCCAGTGTGGATAGAATCAAATGTGTTTGATAAGATTGATTTTGAAGCACCTTTCCATTTAGATAAAATGGCAAGTGGTGGACATATCAGTCAAAATGAATTTGCATATGGTACAGCTGTAACAGTTCTTGAACAAGCTGTTAAATATGCTATGGGAAGAGGCATGTATTACGGAATTAATATTGCATCTAGCCATTGCTTTGATTGTGGTTGGAATGGTGAAACAGCAGATGTTTGTCCCGAATGTAATTCAGAGAACGTTGTAACAATACAAAGAGTATGCGGATATCTCTCTATCACATCACGCAATGGACATAGTGTTGTCAATGCTGGTAAGACTGAGGAATTACTTGAACGTGTTAATCATGTTGGAAATACTAAGAAAGAATATACGAAGAACTTTGAGAAGAATCATGACATACAAAGAGATATTGTATCGAAAGAGTTCTCAATGTTTGAATCAGGAGAATAATGGCTTATATACATCAATTAAATGCTATGGACTTTGAGAACAGCTTCCAAGAAGGGGGATTTAGACATGATAAGCAATCTAAACTTCCTGTGGGAGCTGTTGTTTCAGTCTTTGTAAACTATTGTTCATTCCACTGTTTGGGATGTTGGAATAGTGATACATGGGATAGGAAGGATGACCTTTACATTCCAGATGAAAAAGTTGCAGAACAAATCATAGAAGGTTTAGACCAATTTGAACTTGACCCACCGATAGGGCTGAGTCTCTTGGGTGGCGATTCTCTCTTACCACAGAATGCAGAATCAACAGCTAATATAATTAGACTTGTGCTAGAAAAGAAACCTAATATTGTTATTGGTCTATGGACTGGATATAAGTTTGAATACTTATTAAAAAAGATGGATGAGAATCAAAAATACATCTTAGAGAATATAGACATTCTAGTAGATGGTCAATTTGTGCAAGGAAAGAAAATTGCTAATAAACGCTATGGCTCTTATAACCAAAGAGTCATCAATGTTCCTGAGTCATTAAAAAAACGTAAGACAATAGTTACAGAATCTTATAAGAAAGATATGGACGATTTCCCAATATAAATTTAAAAGCTATCTCTTGACTGAGATAGCTTTTTGTGGTATAATTATATTAACATGAAATGAAAGTGATGAGTTATGAGTAGAAAAAAAATGACAACAGAAGAAGTAGAAAAAAGAATGTTTGAATTAACAAATGGTGAGTACTTATTATTAGGAGATTATTTAGGAGCTAAAACTAAAATACCAATAAAACATAATACATGTGAAAATGAATATGAGGTAACATGGAGTAGCTTTAAACAGGGTAGTAGATGCCCAAAATGTTCTGGAAATGAAAAACTAAACAATAAAGAAATTGATAAAAGAATATTCGAGTTAGTGGGCAATGAGTATGTTCGATTAAGAGATTATTCAAATGCTTCCACTAAAATGTTAATAAAGCACAATATTTGTGAGAATGAATATAAAGTAACATGGAGTGACTTCAAACAAGAAAAGAGATGTCCTAAATGTAGTAGTACTGCAAAGCTAAATAATCAAGAAATTGATAAAAGAATGAGAGAATTAACAGGGAATGAATATTTTCGATTAGGAGATTATAAAGGTGCTCAAATTAAGATGTTGGTTCAACATACTACTTGCAGAACAGTATATGAGGTAAGATGGAGTCACTTTCAGGAAGGTAAGAGATGTCCCAAGTGCAACGAATCTAAAGGTGAGAAAGAAATCTCAAATATTTTAAATTCTTTAAATATTAAATATACTCCACAAAAACGATTTAAAGATTGTAAACATAAAAATCCGTTACCTTTCGATTTTTATATACATAATAAAAAATCTAAACTTTTAATTGAATTTGATGGAGAACAACATTTTAAATCTGTAAAGATTTTTGGTGGAGAAGAAGCTCTTAGAAAAACTCAACTTCGTGATAAAATCAAAAATGATTTTGTTCTGTCAAATAACATTCCTCTGCTAAGAATCCCCTACACAGAACAAGATAATATCAAACAAATCCTAACAAACAAACTCAAAGAATTAAATTTCATTTAACTACTACTTGACAAACTCAAATAAATATGTTATAATATTATATAGAGAACATAAAGGAGACAACACTTATGAAAATCAAAGGTTTAAACAATGATGTAGAGGTATTACTCGACCCTGAGAATGTTGACCAAGCAACTCTTACGCAAATTAAAGAACTTGCAGATTCAGAACGGTATGTTGATAACAAAATTGTTATGATGCCTGACACTCACGCTGGTATACCAGCACCAATTGGGTTAACAATGAAAATTAATAATCCTCTTGAAAAGTTCCCTTTTGAGCTTGTTGGTAACGATATTGGATGTGGGGTCACATCTCTTGTATTTGAAACTGCTCGCCCATTCACGGATGATGAATTAGTCTCTTTGTATTCTGAAATTGAAAAAGAAATCAAAACAAATGTCAATGATAAAAACATTGCTTATGACTTTATTCGTGACATAGGTAGTGACTTTGAAATCCCTGTAAGCCTAAACTGTGGTGAAATTCCAGAATATGAATGGCGAACATTCGGAACTCTAGGTGGTGGTAATCACTTTATTGAACTTGGTGAAATTTCAGATAATACATATATGCTATCTATTCACTCTGGTTCACGTGGTCTTGGAGCATTCATATATAAAAAATATAAAGAAATTGCGGAAAAGGGTAGCCAACATCGTATAGAAAGCAAGAGAAAAGAGATTATTAACTTTTTCTTAGAACGTGGTTTAGACACGATGATTCAAGATGTTATTGAGAATATTCCTCATGATTACTTTGATGGAAGTGGATATTTAAATGATGATGATGTTCTTGATTATTTAGATGACATGGAATATGCTGTTGAATTTGCAGAGAACTCACGTTTATCTATGCTTTTGCGTGTATATGCTTTAATCTCTATGATTCAATCCACATATTCACAACAAACAATCATTTCAACTCATAATTATTATAATGTTGATGATAAAATTCTACGAAAAGGTGCTGTTCGCTCTAATGGATTATTAGTAACACCCTTATCAATGAATAAAGGGATTATTGTTTCAGAGGGGATTCCATCTGCGGACAATAATTATTCAGCACCACATGGCGCTGGTCGTATTATGTCACGCAAAGTTGCAAAAGATAGTATTACCTTAAACTCATTGATTTCTGATATGGATGGAATCATCACGAATGTTCGTGATGGCATCATTGACGAATCACCTCGTGCGTATAAGAACTACGATGAATTGCAAGATTGGTTCAATAAAACAATGAAGCCAATTGCTATTGCAAAACCTATTCTAAATTTTAAAGGAGAATAATATGAATTTGTTAGAACACTATATTGAAGAAGTCGTTCTTGAAAAGCCTTTCAAGGCAGACTGGACAAAACAACATAAAGATAAATTTGTCGAAGTCGAAATGATTGTAAATGTTCATGGTGGGCTATCTAGCGCACATAAAATTTTTACAGTTGACAAATGGAAGGAAGTCAAAGAAAAGGGCTTCTATATTGCGTAATTATAAAGGAGGTATGTAATGACACTAGGTTCAGTAACTTTCGAAATAAAAGGTCTAGTCAAATCAGAATCAGATAACTTTGTCTTAGTACAGCATGACAATTTATATCAAGTATTCGAGAGAGATAGTGACAGTCCATTTATCGTTTACGATGATGAAACAAAACAATTAAATTATCTAAACAAAAATGTTTACTCTGCCGATAATCAAAATAAGGCTCGTGCTATATACGAGAAATTACAGATTATCAAAAATAACAGAACGTTTTAGTTGACAAAATAAGACTATTATGGTATAATAGTCTTATTGCTTTATATAGAAGGAGATATAAAAATGGTTAAAGTATACAGTAAATACAATTGTAAAAATTGTAAACAAGTTAAACGCTTGCTCAAATTCTCAGGAATTGATTATGTTGAGATTAACGTTGAAGATGATGCAGAAGCATTCAAATTTATTAAAGAAGAACTAGGATTCTCTCAACTTCCAGTTATCGTAGCTCAGGATGTAGAACCATTTGAGTTCAACTCTATCAAAGTGAATGAATTTGTTAAGAGTCATACACATGGATAATATTTTAATTGCTTACAAATCATTAGGTGGAAACTGTGATAGAGTAATTAAAAAACTGGGTATCGGAGGATTCAAGATTGATGGAGATAACATCTACGACTTTAATGAGGATAGTAAATTTTATCTCTTGATTCCCACTTATGAGGAAGAGTGGATTGGAGATGCGTGGGATTTTATGGATGATTATCATGAGAACTGCTTAGGTATCATAGGGTCAGGAAACTTTAACTTTGGGGATGATATGTTTATATTCACAGCAAACGATATGAGTAAGAAATATAATATTCCTGTAATCTATTCCATCGAGAACTTTGGAAACAAGAAAGATATCAACAACATTAAAGAGTTATTGCAAATAAATTAATAGGAGGTTTCACTTGACAGTCACAAAGATTGAAACAAAAGAATCAGTAACACCAGAGTATTTTATGCTCAACAACCAACTAAATATCGTTAAAGACGGTAAAATTCAGTTGAACGCAGACAGAGAAGCTGTCCATAGCTATTTCATTGATTACGTAAACCCTCATACAGTCTATTTTGGAGACTTACGTGAGAAGCTTGACTATTTAGTGAAACACAAGTATATTAAAGGCGAAGTACTTGATAAATATACTTTCAAATTTATTAAAAAATTATTTAAAACTTTGTACAACAAGAAATTTCGATTTACAACTTTCATGGGTGCTTATAAATTTTACACACAGTATGCTATGCGCACCACAGATAACAAGTCAATTCTTGAACGATATGAAGACCGCATTGCTTTTAATGCCTTAGTTATGGCTGATGGTGACGAACAATTGGCTCTTAACATTGCGCATGAAATGATTTCACAAACCTATCAACCTGCAACACCAACATTCTCTAATGCTGGTAAGTTGCGTGGTGGTAATGCTGTATCATGTTTCCTTTTGAATATTGAAGATAATATGACGTCTATTGGGCGCTCAGTAAATTCAGTTCTTCAATTGTCTAAAATGGGTGGTGGAGTTGGAATCAACTTAACTGATATCCGTCCGTCAGGAGACCCTATCAAGGGTATTGAGAATATGGCTGATGGAGTTGTTCCAATCATGAAACTCTATGAAGATTCATTTTCATATGCCAATCAGTTGGGGACAAGAAATGGGGCAGGAGTAACTTATCTCAATGTATTCCATAAAGATATTGTTAAATTCCTCTCTACAAAAAAAGAAAATGCTGACGAAAAAGTTCGTGTTAAAACTCTTTCTCTCGGTGTTGTAGTTCCTGATAAATTCTATGAACTCATTGCTAAAGGTGAATCAATGTATTTGTTTAGCCCTTATGATATCTACAATGAGTATGGAAAACTAATGTCTGAAATCAACATCACAGAAATGTATGATGAATTAGTTGAAAACAAAAATATCAAGAAAGATAAAATCTTTGCTCGTGACCTTGAAGAAGAAATGTCTAAACTTATTCAAGAATCAGGATATCCATACATCATCAACATTGATACAGCAAACCAAGAAAATGCTGTTGACGGTGTAATTAAAATGTCTAACCTTTGCTCTGAAATCCTTCAAGTACAATCTCCATCAGAATTGAACTCAGACCAAACTTATAAGACTATTGGAACTGACGTATCATGTAACCTTGGTTCAACTAATATTACACATCTTATGGAGTCATCTGACTTCGGAAGCTCTGTTAGAACAGCATTTCGTGCATTAACCTATGTTGCAGATAGCTCTAACATTGAAGAAGTTCCTACTGTTAAGAACGCCAACGATAAGTATCACTCAGTAGGGCTAGGGGCAATGGGACTACATGGATTCCTTGCTAAAAATGGTATTCTCTATGGTTCTCCTGAATCAATTGAGTTCACAGGTATGTACTTCCAACTCCTAAACTACTGGACTCTATTTGAAAGTAATCGAATTGCTATTGAGCGCAATCAAGCTTTCTATAACTTTGATAAATCAGAATATGCCAATGGTAAATACTTCAAACGCTATCTACCACGTGTTAAATTTAAAAATAACCTTTCTGATACAGTCAAAGAATTGTTTAAAGATGTTGATATTCCAACTGCACAAGACTGGGTTGACCTACAGGCTTCAATTGAAGAACATGGTCTATATAATTCTTACCGTTTAGCTGTTGCGCCTACAGGTTCAATTTCTTATATCAACGAAGCTACAGCATCTATTCACCCAATTGTACAAAAGATTGAGAAACGCTCAGAGGGTAAACGTGGTGATGTATTCTATCCAGCACCTTATCTTGCAGAAGGTCTTCCCTTCTATGAATCAGCCTACAATATTGACCAGCGCCAAATCATTGACGTCTACGCAGAAGCGCAAAAACATGTTGACCAAGCTCTTTCTATGACACTCTTCATGAATGCAGACCACGGAAAAGATTTGTATGAGTGGAAAATTGGAACAAGTGGTGAAGACTCATTCACTACACGTGATATCAATATCTTGCGTAACTATGCATGGTCTAAAGGTATTAAATCAATCTATTACGTTCGCACTTATCGTTCAGATGGTGAAGTAAGTTCTGTAAACGAATGTGAGTCATGCTCAATTTAGAAAGAGGTTTATATGCCTAATAAATTAAATGTGGAAGATAAAAGCTTTGAAGATAAATGGTTTATCTTTGATACATATCATGAAATCAGCAAGTGTGTTTATTACAATAAAGAATTAAACAATCTAATGACATTCTACTCTGAAACAGAAGAGACACCTGTTGACGTTATTAACTGGGTTGTTAATGAAGATAGATTTTTAGAAACTTTAGATATTCTTGAAACAAATAAAAATACAGTCGTTAGTTTCTTTAGAGTTGAAGGAACTACATCTGATGTCACAATTCTTGAAACAACAAAAGATGTGATTGGTACACTCAAAAGAAAAACAATGAGTGGTATCAACAAGCACATTAATGATGTGATTTACAAAAAAGATAAAAAACTTTTGTATAAGAAATTTGCAATAGTTAAAGACTTGTAATATAAATTTAAAAAACTATCTCTTGATTGGGGTAGTTTTTTATGGTATAATAGTAGTATCATGAAATGAAAAGAGATGAATTATGAGTGGGAACAGATTAACAACAGAGGAAGTAGAGGAAAGAATTGAAGACTTAACAGGTAATGAGTACTTGTTACTTGGAAATTATGTTAATGCACATACTAAAATATTGGTCAAACACAGCCTATGTGAAAACGAATATGAAGTAACTTGGAATAATTTCCAACGAGGTACAAGATGTCCTAAATGTTTTGGAAAAGAAAAATTAAATAACCAAGAAATTGATAAGAAAATGTTTGAATTAGTAGGAAACGAATACATTCGAATAAGTGGATACCTGAATGCAAAAACTAAAATTTCAATCAAACATAACCTATGTGGAAATGAATATAAAGCAACTTGGAGTAATTTTAAAGCGGGTACAAGATGTCCAAAGTGTTTTGGTAATGATAAATTAAATAATGAAGAAATTGATAAGAAAATGTTTGAATTAACAAATGGAGAGTATTTGAGACTTGGAAACTATGTTAATAATGCAACAAAAATGCTGGTCAAACATAATCTTTGTGGAAATATATATGAAGTAACTTGGAATAATTTCCAAAAAGGTACAAGATGTCCCAAGTGTAGTAGATTAGAGAAATTAAATAACAGATGAACTAGAAGAATTAAATTTTATTTAATTCTTGACTATCTTAAATAAATATGGTATAATATATAATATCAAGAAGTTATTTATACAATATTTAATTATTGAAAGGTTAATAATGGAAAATCAATTACAAGCAAATAGAAAATTTGCACAAATTCCAAATAAGATGTTCTATGGAACAGAAAACAACGAAAAACTCATTTATGTTCTCTTACAGGCTACACAGTTAGCTTTCCCAGTTGATGAGAAGACGGGAATGTCAAAAGCATTTATTCCTCCACTAACAAAAGAACTTACCAAAAGGAGTGGTTACTGTTACTCAGATGCCCGTATTGAGCTAATTTTAATGAATCTTAAAAAGAAGGGATATATTAATTTTGAATTGAATCAAAACAAGCTTATGTTCGAAATTTTACCAATAGATACAGAAGAAGAACATATGTTTCATGTCAATTGGAAATCAAACGATATCATTCTTACTGGGGTCACAAAAATTGATTTTAAAATATTTTTTAAGTTATTTAAAGATAAAGATTTTACTCTCTATACTTATACAAAATATAGAATGGGAGAAAGCTATGAATATCGAATAACTTATGATGAATGGGCTTTTATTCTCTGGGGGAAAAGAGAAGATGCTATAGCATACATAAAAGAAACAGAGGCTATTGTTAAGTTTACCAGTAGATATGATGGTAATTATGGAGGAAGAAGACCTAATACATATGTTACTTTTGATTCTGTTAAAGACGAAAACGAAGATTAATAAAGGAAGGAAGGTGTTTATATGTATGATGAAGATGAATTTTGGAACTTTGAAGTTCCCTATAGTGAGGAGTTTATGGAGTTCTTTGACAAGCTCAAAAATTCTGTTAAAAAAGATATCACAAAAGAAATATCAGACTTAAAAGAGGAGAACGCTCAACTTAAAAAAATCGTTGACAATATTGACAATGCTCAAAGAAATATTGACCGTCAAAAAAGAGACCTTGAAATTGCAACTAAGCAATCCGTTAACTCAGCAAAACGTTTAGCTTTAGAAGAACTTATCGAACCATTGAAGCAAACCTATTGGGATATTGCTTATAGCTATGAAAAACTTCCTAAATGTGATAAATGTGATGATAACCGTAGAAGAGAGTACACAACACCACTTGGTAGAAAAGAATATGAGACATGCACCTGTGATGTCGGTCATAGAACTTATATCCCAAAGGAACTAACTCTATACTCAGTATTTAAACATGAGAAAGAATTGATTGGTTATTATAATTTCAAAGGTTCTACTTATGGAAATGATAGTCTTCAATATTATGGATTTTGGGATGATGAAATTAATGAATCAAAACGTATTGATAAAACACTAATCTCTACAAAAGAAGATTTTCCTAATTATTCTCGTTTTGAATCTGTCTTTGCTACCGAGGAAATTTGTCAAGAGTATTGCAATTTGTTACAGGAAAAAGAAGATTCAAAGAAACCTAGTATTAATCATGGTGTGACTCTTGAACCAGTACAAAATTTATGATATAATATATAATATAAAGAAAGGAATCACCAAATTGAATTGTTACCTGTGTGGTAAAGAAATACCAGAAGAAGAAGTTCTCGAAGGAGAGAAATATCAAATTTGTTACGAGTGCGAACTCAGAGAGGAATATGGAATCTAATGGAATTAAATGAGTTCTTAGATGTTCTCAGAGGTATTGGTCAAAAGTTAAAAGAGAGTGAGGATGAGTAATGAGAATAACTATGTGTGAGTTCTGTAATAAGCTTACACTCAATAAACTAGATTACATCGAAACTAATCCATATCTTCATATATCTGAATTTTGTTATGTGTGTGAAGAGTGCGGAAAAATTAAACATAGAGGGATTGAAATATGAAAAAAATAGAGTATATTGCTAAAATCCATGACAAAACAATGCAGGTTCAAAGCATTTCTCAGAGTGCCTATGATTTATTAAAAGAATCTGAAAAAACATCTAAAAATTCACCAACAAAAATAATGGCTAATATTAGTCGAGGGAAAAATCTTTGGTTATCTGTTTCTCAAAAAGAACTTGATATGTTACTTAAAAGCAGTTTAAATAATGCAGTTGGAGAAATTGAGAACTTAATTGATGACTTAAACGATTTAATTTATGGGTTAAAAGAAAAAATGTAAAGGAAGGAATCAATCATGAAATTTAAAGCAAAATTAAAACAAGAGTTGAAAAAAGAAATGTTCGAGGAAGATTTATGGTCTTTCCTACAAGAACACATTGACGATGAAGGATATATCTACGGATGGTATGTTGATGGATATATTGTAGGTGGAATGATTGAAGCAAACGATGAATACTGTTCACTTGAATATTGGGCGCCAGTTATTAAAGACACGGTAGTATTAGTAGAGGAATAATATGTTTGAACTGATTGGACTTCCAACAGAATGGATTTATTCTCCATCAATGTGTTTTATGCCAGATAGTGTAACACTTGAACAGCGTGAACACTATCATTACTATGATGATACAGAACTCCTTGCGGAAGATGAAGAAGAAATTGCTATGCGTGGAATTTGTGGAAAAGGACTAGCATTGAATTGGAGTATGGCAACTCTCGATAGAAACATTGAACATTTAGATTATCCTGCTATGTTCTGTCAGGATTGCATTGAAATTATGAATCGCAGAAAAGAAAGTACTCTTGCTGAGTTATCGTACTTAAACATTTATGCAGAAAATCCAAATGAATATATTCTTCAAGCTCTCGAAGATGAAATGGAGTTCTATCAACCAACAAAAGATTATAAGTAGGAGAAAGAAATGGAATTAGAAAACGTAACACTCAAACAATTGCAAAATAAAGAAGTTGTTCCTTTACGTGAACAAGCTTTGGAATATTTTAGAAACTTAGAAAAATTTAAACGGAAACTTAACCGAGACGGACAAACTCACTATGATGTTTTAACGACACCTGAAAACTTTACCGCAGAAGTTGCTGTTGTATTTTCTAACAATGAAGAAGTTGGTCTATCACGTAAACAAATCTATTCACAATTGATGTTCTTTGCGGATGACGATATTGTAGTTGCTAGTCAATTATTTTATAAGTTGACATATGGTCAAATTAATTTTGTCAACTTAGAAAAAGAATTTACTATAGAAGAGGAAGAATAATTATGCTAGTTAGATTTAATTTTGATACAGATTATTTAGGAACAGATGAAGAAGAGGTTTTTGAATACGAAGATAGTACACCATCTGAAAAAATAATGGATGACTTAGAAGCTTGGAGAGATGAACGTATAAGTTACTGGGCTGAAATTGTTGACGAAGACGGAGAAGTAATTGGAGAATTATAAAAGACAATCCTCTTGACAAACAAGGGGATTTATGTTATAATATAATAATGAAGGAGGACTATAATGAATTGAATAAAACATTTATCAATAAACGTGGACATGAATATTCCATTATAAGTGAACCATTTAAAAGAAACAGTCAATGGTTTGTTGGAATTAGATTTACGGATACTGGAAGTATTAGATTTGTTAGAAAAACAATTGCTCTGGCTGGTCAAGCCAAAGACATGTATGCAAAAGATGTCTATGGTGTAGGTTGTAAAGGTGACACTAAAAAAGTTGGAAATGAAAGACAATATCAAATTTGGAGAAACATGCTTTCACGTTGTTACGTTGAAAGAGATGAAAAATACCACGTTTACGGTGGGGCAGGAATTACTGTTGCTGAACGCTGGTTATGTTTTGAAAACTTTGTTAATGATTTGCCTGACTTGCTAAACTATGATGAAGAACTTTTCTTTTCTGGGAAACTTCAACTTGACAAAGATTTAATCTGTGAAGAAGAAGGAATTTCTCCTAAGATTTATTCAAAGGACACTTGTTTATTCTTAACGCATAAAGAGAATATTGCTCTTCAACGTGGTAAATCAAAACCCAAATCACTTCCTGACAAACCTATCATTAAAGCCACAAATATTGAAACTGGCGAAGAGGAATTAGTTTATGATGTTGTCAATTATTGTAAGGAAAAAGGACTTGGGAAGACATCTATTTATCGTAGACTAAATGGGGAAACTAAAAACAAAAGCTACAAAGGCTTTATATTTGAAAGGATTTAAAATGACAAAAAGTAAATTAACACAAGCCATCAATTGGAATCGAATTTCTGACCCTGTTGACCGTGCAACTTGGGATAAACTAATCGAACAGTTTTGGGTTAGCTCACGTGTACCAGTTTCGAACGATATGGGAGATTGGAATAAATTATCTGCCCCAGAAAAAGACCTTTATAATAGAGTATTTGGTGGACTTACTCCTTCTTGATACATTACAAGGGGAAATTGGAAACAATGAAATTGCAAAAGACTCTCGTACTCAACAAGAAATGGCTGTCTTTCGGAATATCGCATTCATGGAGGAAATTCACGCAGAGTCATATTCAACTATTTTCTCTACTTTCTGTACTATGAAAGAAATTGATGGTATTTTTGATTGGACTGCAACAAATCCATATATCGTTCGCAAAACAGAAAATCGTTCAAGATATCTATGAAAATGGAACTCCTCTACAAAAGAAAGTTGCATCAGTCTTCTTGGAGTCATTTCTGTTCTACTCAGGGTTCTTTACACCCTTGTATTATGCAGGACTTGGAAAGATGAAAAATACAGCAGAAATTATTAAACTTATTCTTCGTGATGAATCTGTCCACGGTGCTTACATTGGATATAAGCATAAATTAGGATTCGCAGAATTAACAGAAACTGAGCAAGAGGAACATGAAGAATGGACATTTAATTTGCTCGATAAGCTCTATCAAAATGAATTGAAATACACTGAACTTCTTTATGATACTGTGGGTTATACAGAGGACGTGAAACAATTCCTTAAGTACAATGCAGACAAGGCTCTTATGAATCTTGGATTTGATACTTTGTTTGAAGTTGGTCGTGAAGATATCAACCCTCTCGTAATGAATGGTATTTCAACTGAAACAGCTAACCATGATTTCTTCTCAGCGGTAGGTAATGGGTATCTCCTAGGGGAAGTTGAAGCTATGAAAGATGATGACTATGCTTTGATTAAAGAAAAACTTAATAAATAAAAAATGCAGAGGGCTTGACAAGTCCTCTTTTTTATGATATAATATTATTATCAAACATTTAAGGAGAACAAACATAATATGGGTTTACCAAACAATCAAAACTATACCCCTACAGTACACTATTTAGAAAGGATGTCAGAACGATTTAATATTAAAACAAACTTAGAGTCTATGAACTTTTTTAAACAACAAGTTGATACTTTAGAGTATGCTGGAAAAAATACTACTAAGCTTGGTGTGTGCGAAGTTTGGGCGAATGATAAAGTAACTTTTATTCTTGATGTTCAAAATAAGAGAATTGTAACAGTTTATAAAACTGGAAGCATTGAAATTCAGGTTGATGATGCACCTGTAGAAAAATCCGAACAATCTTTCGAAAATCCACTATCATTGTTCGGAAATGAACAGATTAATAATATAATCTTTGATGAATTGTTCGGAAATGTCGAACAAACTTTTGAAAAAATCTCAAATTTAACAAGTAAAATCACGATTTTACATGAGAAGATGCAAAAGACAAGTCGTAAAGATTACAAGGCTAAACAAATGGATGAAGCTCATGAAATCATGTATGAACTTGCACGTCAAATTAAAGCATGTAGTCAAAAAGAAAATGAAATTAACAAATTTAAAGAAAGACTTGGGTAACTATTATGGAAGATAAAATTTCAACACTAGCAGAAGTTAATAAACTTATTGACGAATATAATGAATTTTCCGATAGATTTAATGAAGATTTTGACGAATATAATGAATTTTCTGATAACCTTAATGAAGATTGGGAAACGGCATTCTTTATGATGTTAAAAATTCATGAATCAGACAGCAAACGAACAGGAAAGATTCTTGATGTTCTCTTTGATAACCTCGATGATTTGCCTAAACCAGTCATTGAGGTAATGCAAAAATATTCAAATCTCTAACGTAATAATTTGAAAGGAAAATAAAATGGAAGCAATTGATGTTGAATTTACTATAGGTGTTGATGAAGACTGGGATGAAAAATTCCGATTGTTAACAATGAATTGTTATTACGATTTTGATATTTCTCAAAAACTAGAAATGCTTGATGCTATTCGCAAAGGGCTTATTGAAGAAGAAATCCGCAAAGTAACAAACATTATTAATACTCTGCATCATTCAACACATAACTCTGATGAATTAACAAAACTCATTGAGGTGCAAACAAAATTATTAGAAGGATTAAAAAATAATGGAAATTAAAGATGTAGTAATTATTGGTGGTGGAGTCGCAGGTACAACTGTGGCTTTATATCTTGCTCGTGCAGGATTCGAACCTGTCTTATTAACAGACGGTGAAATTGGTGGGAATCTTAATTCTATTGATACCATTCAAAATTACGTTGGAATTTATAACGCAAAAGGTAATAATATTGCAGAAGCAATCTACACTCAACTTTATCAAGCTGGAATCATCAATAATGTTAAAGAAGATACAAAAGTAACTAATGTTTCCAAAGATAAGAATGGTATTTATCTGATTACATATGAAAACCTCCTAGGTGCTGAGGATACTATTCTATCTAAAAACCTTGTCATTGCAACAGGTCAACACAATCTCAAACTTCCAATTGATGTAGAACAACACAACTGTGTTTTATGTGATGGTTTTATGTTTAAAGGTGAACCAGTAGTTGTAATTGGTGGTGGAAATTCTGCTTTAACAGAAGCGATTGAACTTGCTAAAACATCAAGTAAAGTTTATCTCGTTACTCGTAGACCTGAGTTCCGTGCAGAACAACATTTGCAAAATGAAATCAAAAAACATGATAACATTGTTCATTCAGTAGGAAATCTTAAATCTGTGGTTGGGGATTCATATATCTTTGATACTCACACACTCATTGCAAAAGGACTTTTTGTTTATATTGGTTCAAAACCTAATACACAGTTTATGGAAGACGAATTAATTCTAACAGATAGCGGACATATTGATACAATAGGATACAATGCTTTAGTTGGTGTTAAAGGTAGTCGTCACATGGATATTGACCGTAATTTATATATTGTTGGAGATGTGAATGGAACGGTTGAAGCAAAGCAATTTGGTATTGCTATTGGTCAAGCCACAGAAGTCGCAGTTCGGCTTATTAAAAAATTGTCATAATTATGACTTTATTCTTGACATATATTATTAATTATGGTATAATATTATTAATAATATGTTTAGGAAGGAGAACATTGAATGGGTTCGAAAAGCGAACTGAGATTTGATAACTTAGAAAATATGGATAATATCCTTATTTTTGTTGGTTCGAGTGGAAGTGGTAAATCAACTCTTGTAGAACATATCAGAAAAAATCTAGGTATTCCTCAACTTGTCACTACTACAACACGTAATAAGAGACATAATGAAAAAGAAGGAAAAGATTATCACTTTGTTGAATTTGAAGAGTTTAACCGTCTAGTTGATAATGAGTCTTTTTTAGAGACTACAAACTATTCTGGTAATTTATATGGTTTAACTAAAGAAGAAATTGATAAAAATTCTAATAATGTATCAACCATTATTACAGATATTGATGGTGCTCGTACACTAGCAAATCTGTATCCAGACCGTGTTATGGTATTTTGGATGAAAAGTACACCTCTTAATCTCGTCAAAAGATTAAGAAAACGCGGTGAAAGTTGGTTCACAATCATGACTAGATTGTTTAATGCTTATCGTTCTAATGAGTTTACCGCTCCATCATCGAAGTTTGTTGATGTAACATTTACGGTTATTCATTCAGAAGATGATATCGTTAATAATTTCGGAATAGTTTACTACAAGCTACTAACAGATGAGTTCAAAAAGAACACAGATTATTTACAAAAACTAGAAAAAGAAAAGGAACTAAACAATGGCAGAAAGACGCTACTATAAAGCAGGAGAACAAGTATGGTCAAATAAAGATGGCGCAGTTGCTATCGTCAAAAGTGTAGATACTGTAAATAAGGAAATGACAGTTTATCTCCTTGATGAAAAAGGTAAGACAACTACAGTTACACGTAACCTCTGGGAATTTGATAAACTTCGTGGATTTAATAAATATGAAGCTGGAACAATTGGTTTTGCTAAATTCCGTCCAACAGCTAAAATCCCTACTAAGAATCATTTTGAAGATGCGGGATTTGATGTTTATTTAGATATTCCTAAAAAACACAAATGGAAAGATTTGTCAGGTCAAGAACATGACTCATGGAATAATGGAGTCCTCTCACTTCATATCTTCAAAGGTAAACCAACTCTATTACCAACTGGTGTTGGTGTAAAAGTTTCAGAAGACTACTATACTGATTGGGCTAATGAACGTGGTTCAACTGGTTTACAAGGTATGGCTACACTTTCAGGTGTTGTTGATGCAGGATATCGTGGTGAAGTATTTCTTGATATTGCTCCAACTTATAAAGATATTATTATCACAAATGCCTATCAGGATGTTAAAGAAACTAATGATGAAATCTTCTTCCCAATTACAAAAGCTGTTGCTCAAATGATTGTACGTGATAATTTACATTTACGTGAATATGAATTATCTATTGATGATTTTAAAGATGAAGTAACTAATCGTGGAGATTCTAAGCTAGGTGCTTCTGGAAAATAAAGAATATATAAAACTAGCTTCGGCTAGTTTTTCGTTTCTCTTGACAAATTAGAAAAAATATGATATAATATTATTATAACAAAAAAGGAGAAAATAATGAACTTAAAGCAATACTTAAAATTAACTGGCTTTGATAGTCCTGAGCCAAAAGGTGTTAACATTGCAATTATTGATAGTGGATTTAATACACGAAATAAAAATGTGAAATACAGATTTAATGCTTTTGACAAATCAGATAACGTAAAAGATGAACGTGGACATGGTACTGCCATTCTTGATGTTATCAGTACGGTTTCACCAAACTCAAACTTCTACTTATTTAAAGCTTTAGATAAAGATGGAAAAGGAACTATGTCATCAATCTATGAATCATTAATTCGTGTACGAGATATTGAAGAAATTGATGTTGTCTGTATGAGTTTTAGTAGTTTTCAAAAACTTAGTATTACAACTGAAAAAGCAATTAAAGAATGCCTTGAAAATAAAAAGATTCTCGTATCAGCATTGGGTAATGATGAACGTAAACAAGATACTTATCCAAGTGCTGTGGAAGGGGTATATAAAGTAGGTGCACTTTCTGAAAGTGCAACCTCACGTTACCCCTTATCAAACTATTCTCCAACAACTCACTTTGTAGCATTAGGTGAAAATATTCGTGCTAACAAAGAACTACGTGAAGGTACAAGCTTTGCAACCGCTATTGTTGTTGGACAAATTGCAGAGATTATGTCTCACTATCAAATTAATAAAGAAGAAGTTGATTATAAGTTATTTGAAGATTTATTCTTATCTAGTTCATCACGGACTATGGATATGGCTAAAGGTCATCTTCTTAAAGGAGGTAACGATGGCTTTTAGTGATGAGTTTGAATTTAATTACCTAAAAACAATGTATGCTAGTGGATATAGTCTTGAAAACATTGACAAATATCTATCAGATTCAGGACATACTGCTCAGGATTTCATCAACGAACTAATTTTACGTGAAGTGACAGTTAGTGAAACTAAGAAAACTGGTAAACGTTTATCAGAAGACTTGAAAAAACTAATTGCACAGCGTGACGGAAATGGAATCTCCCGTACAGAAATCTTTAAAGAACTTAATCTTAATTTTGTAACTGTTCGTAGAGCTTGTGAGAAGTATGGTTCTGCAAACAAATATAATGGACGAGTGTCATATCGTGATATTTATGAGGTTGTTCCTTTTGCTATTAAGCGTGTGACAGATGGAATCACTTGTCCTATCTGTAGAGGACGTGCTAATAGTACAGAGGGCTCTCCTGATATTTTCTTTTGTGTTAAATGCTTAGAAGAATATACTATTCGTCATCAAAAATTATATCGTACACGTTGGGAAAATGTTGACTAAAAATAAAATAAAAAAAAAAAAAAAAGAACACAAGGAGAAATAAAATGACATACCAATTGAAAGTAATTTACCCTAAACAAGAATCTATTGAATCAAATAAATTCACTGAACGTAGCCATAACGAGTTGATTGATGATGTATCTGCTGAGGATGCAATTAAGACTTATAAAGACTTGCTGTTACAAGGATACTCTATCGCAACATCATTTACACCACCAGAAATTGTAGAAGATGAAAATTTTGATGCATTTGTTGTAGCTAAAAATCTTGAATTGGCAGGGTTACAATATACAGCAACCATCAAGCTCAAAAGTAAAACAGATTACGAGGGTGCTAAAGAGATTACTAGGGTTATTGAACAACAAGGGTTTGATTATTCAGTGACAGCTAAATTAAATATTAACGAAAATTCACCTGTAGACTTTGAAAAGGAAAGTACTTGGTTTGATTCTGAATACGCTTCATACTCTGTATTACCTAAAGCTAAAAGCTACGACATTATGGATTTAAAATCTCTATATGAAACACTATCAGATATGAATCTAAAAGTGTCAATCGGTCTTAAGATGCGTACTAAAAAAGACAACGATGAGGTTTTTGAACAGCAACTGGATTCTTATCCAGATGACACACTTATTATTTTAAAACTAAAGGATGGAGATATATATGGTGAATAAAGTATATGCTGATGCCATATTATTAAAGTATGAACAAGGTGAATATGAAGACTATGAACTAGTAGTTTTTAATGTTTTAGATAAAAATTCAACACTACTAGAGATTACTGATGTTGCAAAGTTATTCTTAAAAGAGTATGTTCATAATGAAGATTACCTATCTTATACTGGAATGACGATATTTGCTGAACATTGGAAAAACGGAAAAATGGTAAAGAATATTAAAATAGGTAACGTTCACGATGATGACGATAGAGATGGTTTACCAGTTTGGAAATGCGATTGGGAAATTGATGAAACTGAATACTTTTATCCATATGGTTAATAAATTAAAATAGTTAGGGCTTAGTCTTGACTATTTTTTTGTTTTATGATATAATAGATATATAACAAAATATTTAAAAAATATAGGAGGAATTGAATGACAGACTTAAATGCATTAACATATCAAAACATTCACTCGCACAGTTTTTATTCAAATATTTCAACACATGACTCAGTTATATCTCGTACAGATGTTGCAGAACGTGCTGTTGAGCTAGGACATACAACTTTATCATGTATTGAACATGGTTATATGGGGAATGTATTTGAAACTTATAGAATTGCCAAAGAATTTAATCTTAAACTAATCTTTGGAACAGAGTTCTATTATGTTAAAGACCGCTTCGAGAAAGACCGTACCAACTCTCACTTACTTGTTGTAGCTAAGAATGAAAATGGAAAAGAAGCTATCACAGGGCTTATTTCAGAATCATATCAAACTGGATTCTATGGACGTAACCGTATTGACGAAGAATTATTATTCTCTCTTCCAAAAGACGATGTTATTGTAACAACTGCTTGTATTGCAAGCCCTATCAATCTCTATGAGGGATATGCTGACTACTTTATTCCAAAGGCTAAAGCTTACTTTGGTGACAATTTCTTTTTAGAGGTTCAACCACATTGGAATAAAAAGCAAGCTGACTTTAATAAAAAGTTAGTTGAATACCGTAAAGAATATAATGTTCCTTTTATCTTAGGTGTTGATACTCATTATATCAAAGAAGAAGATTATAAAATGCGTGACATCTATCTTAAATCTCGTAAAATTGTTTATGATAAAGAGGAGGGGTTCTTCATGGACTATCCTGAAACAAAAACAATCATTGAGAGATTTAACAAACAGGCTGTATTGAGTGACGAACAAATCACAGAAGCTTTTAATAACAGCCATATTGTTGATGAGTTTGATTCTATTGAGATTACCGATGATATTAAAATGCCATCAGTTTACCCAGATAAAACAGAAGAAGAAAAGATTAAGATTCTTAAGAAACATATTAATAAAGCTTGGATTGAAGACCGTAAACATATTCCGAAAGAACGTCATAAGGAGTATATTGAAGCAATTAAATATGAAATGTCTATCGTAGAGAACACTCACATGGTAGATTACTTCTTAATGAATGAAAAAATTATCACCTTGGGAAAAGAGAAATATGGTGGAGTCTTGACTAAGACAGGAAGAGGGAGCGCCCCTAGTTTCTATCTAAACAAACTTCTTGATTTTACAGCGGTTGACCGATTGGATTCACCAGTTACATTGTATCCTACACGTTTCATGTCTGAATCACGCATTCTTGAAACTCGGTCTCTTCCAGATGTGGACTTTAATACAGCAGACCCAGAACCATTCATGAAAGCTCAAAAAGAAATATTGGGCGAAGACAATGCTTATCAAATGATTGCCTATGGTACAATGCAAGAAAAAGATGCATTTAAGACTTATTGTCGTGGTTTAGATATACCAAAAAATGAATATTGGACAATTGCAGAAGACCTTGAACGTTGGGTTAAAAGTGATAAGTGGAGAGATATCATTGAAACTAGCCAACAGTTTATTGGTGTTGTCACTTCATTCTCACCCCATCCATGCTCATCTCTCTTACTTTCTGAGCCTATCTCTAAAAAGATTGGTGTAATCAAAACAAAAGAAGGTGTTGATGTTGCATTAATTGGCTCTTATGACTCAGATGTTTATAAATATCTCAAAAACGACCTCCTTGTTGTAACAGTTTGGGATATCATCGCTAAAGTATGTAAAGAACTAAATATTGAAATTCCTGATGTACGTACACTTTCAACTCTGATTGCTAGTGATGAAAAAGTCTGGAAACTCTATGAAGATGGAATGGTTGCAACTCTTAACCAAGCTGGAACACCTTCTGGTAAGCCACAGGTTATGCAATACAAACCAAAATCTGTGCGTGAATTGAGTATGTGGGTAGCTGGTATTCGCCCTTCGTTTGCAAGTATGAAAGCATACTTCTTGAATCGCAGACCATTCACTTATGATATTCCTGCTTTTGATAAACTTCTTGAATCAAGTGACAATTTCGTTTTATTTCAAGAAAACATCATGTCTACTCTTCAATTTGCTGGATATGAAGAAGATGTAACCTATGGACTGCTCAAAGCTATTGCTAAAAAGAAAAAGGGTATCATCGAACCTATCCACGATAAATTCATTCAAGGTTTCGTTGATAAAACTGGCTCAGAAGAACAAGCATTAAAAGTATGGCGAATCATCGAAGATGCCGTAGGGTATGGGTTTTAACTCCTCACATGCTTACTCTGTAGCTCTTGATTCATTATATGGTGCGTGGCTCAAAGCCAATCATCCATTGGAATATTTCTCAGTCGTTCTTAATGTTTATAAAGCCTCGAAAGATAAACAGGCTGAGTTAATCAATGAATTAGAATATTTTGATATTTCATTAAAAGGACTACAATTTGGTAAATCTAAATCTGATTATTCTTATGAAACAGAAACAAACACAATCTATAAGGGAATCTCTACTGTTGCGTATCTTAATCAGCAGGTCGCAGATAACCTTTATAATCTTGCAAAAGAGAAACACTATGAAAAAGATGATGTTATTCAACTCTTTCTTGATATCTTAGATGGCGCTCTTGCCGATAATAGACAAATGAATATTTTGATTAAGCTTGGATTTTTTAAAGAATTTGGTGAAGAATCAATACTTCTTGAACTCTACAATACTATGACTGGATATCAAACTAAAAAGCCTAATCCTATCTTTACGGATAATAAGAAGCTTGATGTTAAATATTCACGTACTCACAAGGATAAAACTAAGCTTGTACGTATTGAAAACATTAAAGAATATTATGGTTTGATATTGAAGAATGCTCATCTACTTCCTACAACTAATCTATTCGATAGACTTACAAGTGAAGTTGAATACATGGGATATGCTGAAACTCTTGACCAAAGTCTTGGAAAAAATATCTACGTTGTTATGGATATTAATACTAAGTATACGCCAGTCTATACTTTATATAACATGTATGATGGACATATCTCTGTTGCTAAGATTGATAAGAAAAAGGCTTACCGTGATACAAAATCAACCAAAGATGGAGAATTAATCATCAAACTTGGAGACCAGATTGAAGTTATGGAATTTGCTCAAAGACCTAAGATGGCTTTAGTTGATGGCAAGTGGGAATCAAACTACGACCAAATGCAAGACTATATCGAACACGTTCGAATGGTTGAGCGCTATAAAGATTAAATAGAATTGTAATACACCTGTAATTGACTTTATGGGTGTATTTTGATATAATTAATATATGGAAAACATAAGGAGAGTTAACAATGGAATTAAAAGAAATTGAACCAGCTATCATTGGATTTACTGGTGGAATGTATGAACACGGATATGGACTTAAACGTGGAGAAATTACAACCATAGGATATTTAGCAACAAATGAAAATCTCTACACAGAAACACAAGTCAAAGAACTACTTGAAAGTAAAGGAGAAGATAAATGAAATTCGATATTAAGACAGCACTAATCACAAGTGGAGCATTGTTAACATTGGGAATGTTACAAGGTTCAGGTGTTGAGAATCCAAACAAAAACTTCACAAATGTTAATCGAGTAAAGTTATTCCAAAACAAATACACTATTGGTCGCGAACCTAATAAAGGTTACACTGACTATACAAAAATGAATGATTTTATTAAAAAACATCCTCAAGGATTTTTGACAGAATCAGCTAGTAAATATGGAGTTAATTACACATACACCTATCATGAATAAGGAGAAAATAACATGAAAATTAATTTAAACAATGAAGACCTTATGCAAATGATGCTTGAGCCACGTGAATTTGTAGATGTCAGCTTTATCTTTATTAACGTTGTGATGGAAGGTCTATCGCCAGAAGATTGGTATCTTACAGAGATTCCTTCTGAACGTGTTTATCTTTTTGAGAACACAAGTGGTGATAAATTCTTTGACATTTATTTCTTAGATGATAATATTGTCCGTCCACAGTACTTTAAATCACCAGAGAACTGGGATGGTAACCCTGAAACATACATCAATGTTCATGACACAGAAACAATCAAAGAAGCTATTGAAAAATACGAAGTGGGAGAATAACCATGAATAAAGCAATAGAATCACAACTAAAAAGAATCGAGCCTGTCTCGAAATTAAAAATGTTCGTTGGTGACACAAAAGTCTATGATACAGTCAAAAAATATAATGACCAGATTAAAGAGGTGGATGTTTACACTTTAGAACAGATGATTGAATTTGCAAAATTTGTTTCGGGATATACAGCGGAATATGTTTCTTATGAAATGGAAGAGGCTTGTTGGGAAATGGAAGGTCATATGTTGGGAGTATCTTATAGTGCCGAAGATGCAATTAAAGAGTTATTCGAAGACGATGATGAAAAAGAATCTGTAAATAGTGACCCAAAACTTACTCTCAAAGATTTTTTGTAAAATCCATTGGTATCATGATTGATTAAATAAATCATACTTATCTCTTGACAATTGTCTGTCATTATGGTATAATATATATATAGGTTAAAGCAATAGCCTAAATAAAAACTTAATTCCAAAAGGAGAAAAACACTATGTCTAAAACAAAATTCTACGCACTCTACAATGGTACTCGTAAAGAAAAATCTGTAGGAACTGAACGTGTCTTCGATAAGAAGACTGGTAAACGTGTTCAAAAACAAGTTGAACGTGAAGTCTCTGTTGGAACTTCTTACGTATTTGATTTGTTGTCTGAAACACGTATCGGTGCTCGTCAAGAAGCATTGGCAATTGCTCGTGAAGAAGGACTTAAATTTGCAGGTTTGCATCTTTATAAATAATAAAAAAGAGAGAAATTAATTCTCTCTTTTTTTTGCAGTATTTTCAAGTTCTTTAAACATCTTATCAATATCAAATTCTTTAGGAACTTTTGCTTCTTTAACGATTGTCTTTTTGGCAGTCGTTTTCTTTTTAGTTCCAGTTGACTTCTTCTTAGTGCCATTCTTAGGCTTTTTAAGAGCTTCAATCTCTTTCTTGGTATAAGCTTTAGGCTTAGTCCATTCGAGTCCATTCTTGACGAGATAAGCGTATGCAACAGCCATTGCATCAGACTCATCATCAGAATTAAATGTCATATTTAAATGTTTACTTAAGATGTCTTCAACTTCTTCTTTACTTGCATTCCCCTTATATAGTGTTTCACGTATTGTTTTTGCTGGGTAATAAATGTTTTCAACCTCGGAGAATACTAAATTGAAGATTCCATGAACACGGAATACTACTTGAGTAGATGCATTAAATCTTGTGAATCCTCTTTCGATTACAGCTACACTAGGTGGATATTCCCTTGTAAGTCTAGTTAGTTCTTCATAGATAAATCTCAACTTCTTTGGATTTCTTGTTTCATCTGGAAGCTTCTTATACTCCTTGATATTGTCTGTTCTGATACTCCCAACATATACTATTTCTTTTGTATCTTCGTCTATAATAACAATGCCAGAGTTCTTCAATGAAGGGTCTAGTCCATATATATACATAAATAACTCCTTAACTCAAAAAATGGTGAGTATTTCACCCACCATGTTAAATCTTATTCTTTAATTTTATCTGCAATCTCTGATGCTGTAACATTTGCTTGAATAGATGGGGCTTCAAATGTTACTGTTTCTGTCATACCTTTTTTAAAGTTTGCAACAGACGCTTCAATCAACATATTTAATTCAGCATCTGTAATTTTGATTCCTTTCTCAGACATGATTTCAAGAGCTTTATTCTTAGCTTCATTATATTTAGTTTCACCATCAGCTTCTTTAAATACTTGTTGAACATACTTAACAGAAAGGTCTACAATTGTTTTGTTCGCATCCAATTTAGCTTTGATTGCATATTTATCTGAAACTCGTTGTACTTGAGTTCCTGCAATTTTTGCAACATATCCAATAATAGCTACCAATAAAGCTAAGAGTGCTGGTGTAATTGCTTGTAATAATTCATTCATTATTTATTTTCTCCTTATTTTAAAATAACATTACCGTTTTCGTCACGATTTTCATCAAGTTCTTTTATTCTAGCTTCTACTTGGTCTTTTAGGAAAGCTGGGACACGTCCCCTTGTTATTTTTCCTTCAAGAATATTAAGAGCGTATAACGTAGTAATTGCTTCATAAGCCATATGATTTATTCTCCTTTCGCATTAATTAAATCCATTAAATCAAACACAGATTGTTCATTGACTTCAACACGATTTTGAAGTGTACTAATGTCCGCTTTTTGTTTTTCAATAATACTGTCTTTGTCTTCTTCCCAGAGACCACGTTCATAATTATAGTGTGGGAATAAAATATTTTCGCTAGGCGGTGTACGGACAAGACCATCTCCTAGAGGAAGTTGGTCATCCACTTGATATGTCTTGTAGAATTTTCCATCTACTTTTTCATTTAACGGTTGATAAATTGTGATTGTTGCCATTGTTTCCTCTTTTCTTTTATGCGATTCTTATCCATCGATATACAGAAATTGATGGTTGCCAGTTGTTGTGATTTGTATTATCTCCCCTTGTTTTCGCAACTGCACCAGTTTCAGTATTAGGGATAGAGTTAGAAGTACTAGAAATTTCTGATAAATCTCCTACTCTCCAATATTCATTGCTACCAAACTTAAGACCATATTTAGTACCACTTTGGATGTTTGAAGCTCCATTTAATATCATTTTTAGCTGATGGCTGTGTGATGTCAAGGGGTTAACTGAACCCACCGACCTGTTTCCACTGTTGATTGAACCATCGTTTTCATCAACACCGACTGTTACACGACCATTACCAAATCGTTCCCAAGTTCCACCCATGATATTGGCAGGATTTTCACTATTGGTACTTTCAAATACTGCTCCAACTGGATAGAATATGTCAATTAGTAATTTACCATTTATTGACATCCCACCAGCAATTTGAAAGGGAGCGCCCCCCTCTTCAAACACCTTTCCGACTGACGCACCAGTTGTTCCCCAAGACATAGGTACTTGCGCCACAGGAATTACAGCTGTAGATACAGTTGACATAAATTCATCATACATTGTAATTCTAATATTATATACTTTATCTATGTTTATAGCATCTTTAACTATTTTTCCTGACCAACTTTCCTGAGTGGCACTGCTATTTTGCTCTAATAAAACCCAGCTGTTATTTATCAGTTGATATTCTATTTTATATCCCATAGTATTATCGACACCAATTGCTTTTGAAGTTCCTGACCATGTGATATCCACAATCTCTTGAGCATCTGTTCTTCTTAGAACCGATATCGTAGTTGTTGGGTTTCTATAAGGTGCTAGATTAATAGTCTTAGATGATGTAGCTTTATATCCACGACTATCAGTTACAGTGACTACAATATTTAAGTTTCCAGATTCTGCAACAAACCCTGAAACTATAGAACTTCCTGTATATGTAGCATTACCAACTTTAGTTTCAATCTTTGAAATAGTGCTGTACATTTTAGAGCTTGCATTAGTAGCAACTTTTAATTTTGACTTAGATTGAACATAGACAGCACCCACCGCTGTAGTTACTTCTGGGTTTCCCTCAGATATTGTAAATCCATTAATAACTGGTTGAAACCTACTGTCATTAACCGTATTTATTGTTAGCTTTGCGCTGGAAGAACCTATCTTTGTTCCACCACTATAGGTGTCACAGACTATTGTCCCCCAGCCAGAAGTTCCGTTCGGAATGTACCTCGACAAATCTATGCTTGGTGTAAAATCATAATCAACATAATTAATTTTGCTTGCAAAAGTATTATTACTACTCGAAAACTTAAATGTCAATGTATGTGTAAAACTTCCACTAGCTCTATTGATATGTATTTTTGTTTTTTCTCCAAAATTAATTGTTGCTGGAGAAACAGATACTGAACTTGTTCTGGGGATAGTATTTAATGTACCAAATCCCTCCCAGACTGTAGTACCATAGTAAACTCCTGCAAAAGTAACATTCACATTATAGCTACATGTTACTTTAAAATCTTTTGTTCCGTCTGCATTGTGACCTACGACCCAGTTAGCGGCAAAGAGAAGTTTCTTTTGATAAGCAGACAAATCAGATGTTGCTGTGAAATTTTTTCTCTCTCCATTTAGCGTTACATACCCTTGATTGACCGCAGGGGCATACATAGCCCCATATTGGTCTACAGATTGTAAAAATACTTTACATGTAACTGTACTGTTATTACTTGGAATACTTTGAAATGCTATATTCCATTCATAAATTAGTCGATGTCTTGCAAAGGCATGTGTACCTGAGCCACTTGAAGCCATTAAGTAATTCCTCCTACATATCTTATGATTGTTACTGGCGATTCATCTGAGAACTTAGTAATTAAATGATTACCAATCGTTGCTGATTCAAGGAAGACCCCTTTTTGGATATTAAGAACTTCCCCCGTAATAAATGCTACGTCAACGTTGTTATCCCAGAAGACAATTTTATCACTTGTTACTTGAATTGCCATTTTTGATTGTGCGTTGGAAATGAACATTCCCTCTTCACTAAATGTAAATGACTCGTCAATGAAATTCCATTTTACTTTCATTCCTTCATAGAACCCCTCAACAATGGTTGTTCTATCATCTACATTGTTTATATCTTCTTGGTTTTGAGCTGAAACATCTTGAAGATTGTTAATTGTAGTTTGATAATCGTGTTCTAACCAAGAGGTGTAATCTTCATTAGAGACTGCATTTTGAGCCTGAACTAAAGCATCATTAGCTGTATCAGCAACCGATGCTAAATCATCAAGTCCTGCTTTATTTGATAGACCGTTATCAGAACTAGCTTGAACATATTTTTGAATTTAATTGCCATCTATAGTCTGATGGATTTTGAGAGTCTTTATCTCCAACACCCACATACATAGGTATTGCATCTTGCCATTGTTCTTGTGACTCGCTTTCGCTTGGCATCCATGGAGTAGCAATTGAACTTGATTCATATTTATAACCAGCAGTCCATAAAATTGAATCCGTTCCAGCGCCTGATATTTCGTATCTAATCCACACACTATCATTAGCTTTTAAATTTAAAGTTACGTTATCTCTAGTCCAGTCAAAATTATTGCCTATTTGTTTTTGTATTATGGGTTGAGATGATGTAGTATTTACTCCACCATACCTATATATGTTTGCATTATTTCCTGAACTTTTAATATAAGACGAAAAAGTATAAACTCCGTCTTTAGGGGCAGTAAATGTTTTATAGATACCATTCCATTGCTCAGTTCGTTTTTTAACGGTTAGACCTTTATATGTTCCGTCAGTTACCCAACTACTTGAATTTGTCCAAGTTCCACTAAAATCCTTAGTACCATCTAACAAATTCAAATTCGGATAAACGGTACTGAATCTATCAGTTCCATCAGAACTCCAAGAATAAGCAATATACGCATTTGAGTTCTGTCCTTTAAAGATTGCCCATTGATATTTACTATAGTCTAAGTTTGATTCAACATTATTATCTGTGTACTGACCAATATAGCTTGGATAATCACTAGTTTTTACTTCATTATCACTTGGCATCCAAGGTGTAGCGATTGAACCTTGTTCTACTTTAGGATATTTAAGATTAATTTCGCTACCTACAGTACCAGAACGGATAAAAAATTGAACCATTTTTATCTGCGGGTATGTCTGCCGTTGGGCGACTTAGGACTGTTAAAGTATATAATTTCCAGTCACTTGTTAATGTGACGTTTTGCCCTGCATTGATAGGGTTCGTCCAGCTATCATAAGCAATTAGTGTATGTGTTCCCGTACCCTTAAGCCATACACTAAAAGTATAATTTGTGTTACCTTTAATATCCACATTAGGAAAATTAGGGGATTGCGTCCGTCTGTTCACATAAGCTCTAAACCAGTCTTGACTTTGATTAGATTTTATAAATTTTAGATAAGTATCATTACCCTCTTTGAGTATTGTACTATCAGGAGAAGTTATACTTGTAGTTGCTTTGGATTCTGCTAAATTTTTATTTTTAAAATCTTTACTGTCGGTTAACAGATTCAAATTCGGATAAACGGTTGTGAAACCATCTTTACCATCAGCAGACCATGAATAAGCAGTATGGGTATATGAAGCATTTCCTCTGATAAGACCCCAACTATATTTTGAAGGGTCTGTTGATGCTGTATCTGAAAAATCTGAATACTCACCACGATAACTTGGATAATCATTAGTTGTGACTTCGCTAGCTGAGGGCATATGTGGAGTGGCGATTGAACCTAGTTCTAGCTTAAAATCCCAAAATTTATGTGTTTCTATATCTGTTCCGTTTGAATATGTATTAACCCTAACGAAATAACGACCGTCTTTAGTAACTTTGATTGTCTTAGGAACTGTGTTACCTAAATTTATATATTCCCAAGTTGTCGTTGATATCAACCATAGTCCAACTTTACCTTTTTTATCACTTGCATCGTGATTTGTCCAAGGTGCGTCTGATTTAGCACTCATGGTATATGTTCCCGCTTTTAGGTTGTTTACAAATACATCCTGTACCTGAATAGCGCCATCAGTAGCACTAGATGATGCTATAAATGGGTTGTTTTTGGTATATTTTTTACTACCCTCTAATAAATTTAAATTCGGATAAACAGTACTTAATCTATCCGTGCCGTCTGCACTCCAAGAGTAAGCAGCATGAGTTATTGTCCCATCGTAAACATTACTTATGGTGAGGCTATTGCTTGCTACTATCGTCATCAGTCACCTCCGCCCAAATTTCAATAATTGGAGTGGAGATACCGTAAGTCCGCCAGATTTGTTCAATCACATCACTTGAACTTGTTGCTTCAAAGCTAACTTGTGTGATTTCTCCCCCAAGTTCAACATTTGCATAAAATTTACTTTTCATTATTGATTCACCTCGCATGTATATTGAGCTTTGACATTAATATCAGAAGCTGTGACACTAATTGTTTTACCAGTTTTATATTGATTTCCTGTACCACCAAAATTAGCATTTAATACACCATTCTGGTCACGTTGAGACCATTTATAAGTGTAATCTTTTCCTGATGTATCAATTTCAGAACCAGATTGAAATACTCGGCAAGTAAGTGTTGTTGTACCAGAACCATTTTTAAAAATACTACCTGCTGTACTATCAATCGTACAAGTTAAAGGGTCTGTGTAATCAAGAAGAGTGACGATACCACTAACTGCTGTACCTGCTGTACCACCTGCTTGGTCAATGATTACTGCTTTGAAAGTTTGAGCATTTGTAATTGCTGTTGGCAGAACTGTTAATATTCCTTGAGAAGTTGTATTTGTACCAGCAGTTACATTTGGTGTTTGACCAGTTGTAGATGAAGTACATAAATGCCAACCTAGTCCAAGGTTTGAATTATACCCAGCTGAGCTTGTTGTAGATACATTACTATCTGCATAACCGAAGAATATTTGTTTGTTTCCACTTGATAGAGTTCCACCTTTATATAAGTCAGCGTTAATTGTTAAGCTTGCAGGCATAGAGTTGTAGAATGCTCCACCATTACCAGCATAAACATTTGCAAGAACAGCCGATTTAGCAAGTTGCACAACAATCAAATCTAAAAGTTGCTGAAAAATGGAACATTTAAAACCTGTATTAGGGTCAAACCCATAATCCAGAAGCAGTGAATCGTGATGCTGAGTTAGCAATTTGGGACATTTTAACTTTTGTTGTCAATACACTATTTGCACTTCCACTCATATGTTGAGTGTCAGTAGTGGTAGTCGATGTAATAGTAGTTGTTGTCGTTCCATCGGTACGTGTCCAAGTAATATTTCCTGAAATTCCACCAACAACAGAAGTTGTACTTCCTGCTTTAGTAAGGTTGAGCGTTAAAACTTGTGGAGTGGTCGCATAACTTGGTGACCATGTTTGAGCTGTTGCATCATAAGTTTGAGTAGTCACCCCACTCGCTGTGATGAAAGCATTGAGTTGCATACCATCTGATAAATCTGTGATTGTAATTTGTCCACTTGAGACAATTGACATATTTTGTTCCTCCTATTAATTGAGTGGTTCGGCAGTACAGTTAAATGTAGCTTTTTGCCAAATATCACTATTTGTGATTGTGATTGATTTCTGACTTGTTTGGTGAGCAAGATTCCAAGAGGTATCTACTTTTCCGTCAGAGTTAACTTTAGACCATACATACGCATATTTAGTACCATCTTTATCAATCTCTTCATTGTCTTGATAAAGTTTTGCCGTAAAAGTCGTATTGATGATATTGTTTTTAAATTGATAGCCATTAGAAGATTGAATTATTAGATTTATAGGGCTTACACCATCATTCCCCCGTATCAGACTCCAAGTATAGTCAGATGGTTTGACACTATCTGATACTTTATCGTCTGAATACTGACCGATGTAACTTGGGTAATCACTAGTTTTTACTTCACTTTCGCTTGGGATATGTGGAGTAGCAACAGAGCCTATTTCTAATTTTAAATTTGTAATTGTAACTGTTGTTCCAGCAGGTAGACCATATGTTTTGATTCTATACGAATCAAAACCGATACCTGATACATTTATTGTCTCTTTATGAGTTCCACTTAGATTAGTGTTACTAACATAATGGTCTGTTCCTCCTAAACCATAAGTAGGTCTAATCACACCCGACCAAGTTCCTGATGAGTTTGTAATCTCATAATTATAAGTAATAGTAAGTGGTTTATTTAATATATCAGCTATAATTCCATCTAATGGGTAGTTATTAGATGAAATATTCTCTTCCACCCCAGTAGAAGTGTAAGATTGTGATTTTGTGTTTTTCAACAAATTCAAATTTGGATAAACATTTGTAAATCTATCAGTTCCATCGGCACTCCAAGAGTAAGCTGTATGAGTATATGCTTTATTTCTATCAATAATAACTGGCAAGATTTGTTCGTCAATTAAATTGAGTGTGCTTCCTGCAAGATAAAATTGTAATTTTACATGTGTTATATCATTATCATATGGTTTATATGTTATGATAGATTCATCAGAAGATGAAGTGTATTTAAGAAAATAATTCAACCCACCGTCTTTTGATTCATAAACTTTATATCGACCTCGATACTCAGTTGTACTTCCGCCTACTAACTCTTGATTTCCTATTACAGTTATTGGTGTATTTACCCATTCGTTATAAGGTGTCTTTCGCAAAGAGTCAGAAGTCATCATCCAACGATTTATGTTTCCTGATGTATCTTTATATTTCTTTATTTTAAACTCTTTTTTTAGAGTTTCTTTTCCTTGGGTTGCAATTATAACTATTGTTTCAAAATCTGTTTTTGCCGATAAGACTTTGACTGTATTTTTTGTAACCGTATAAACTACGTTACTATTTCTCTCTACAGAGAAAGTCCAATTACTTGTATCTAAGACACCATCTCTATACACATTCATTTCTGTCGAAGCATAATCGTAATTCCCTGACGAACCGTTAGGGTCTGTGAAGATTGTAACTAAATCATTTGATAAAGTTGGAACTATAGCTCCCTTTATAGAAGATATGTCGTCATCTGTAACGATGTTAGAATCAGCTCCAATTGTAACTTTCTTATTAAGTTTTATTTCACCTGTATTAAGGTCAATGATGATTCCATCATCTTTTCCTTTAATAACACCTGCATTCATTACTAAGTCAGCGTTGAACTCTGTTTTACTATTAATCTCTAATAGTTTACCATCAATCTTAACACCTTCCTCAGAAAGATTTAATGCAGTAACAACATTATCATTTTTTACATAGTTCAAAGAAATTCCAGTTTCAAGAACTTTTATTTCAGACTTAGTATAATCAAATGATATAATTGATTCTAATGCTTGCTTCTTTTTATCATAATTAATGAACTTCTCTTTGAACACTCCTGAATCAATTGCTGTTGTTTTTGTTATATTAGCATCATCTAAGATGGAATAGCCATCTAATTGTTTTGTTTGATTTAAATATTTATTCAAATCTTCATATGCTATAACATACTCATTATATTCATCAGGATAAGGATTTTCCTCAGTAGGTTCTCCTCTTCCCTTAATGAATGAGGAAATCATAGAACTGTGTATGTCTGTGATTTTAGTCCACTGATTCTTTAATTGTTTCTTTTCGTATTCGTTGATTAAATTATCATTTGCAATCTCGTCATAAGTAAGCAACAATTTATTCCATGATTCGATAATGTTTTTAGGGTTTCCCTCATTACCACTCATAATTCTAATTGAATCCATGTTGACTGTCAGACCAGTATTGTCAATTACGAAGCTACCCGAATCGTTTGTAATAATCAGATTATTACCTGCTAAAATTTTACCGATAAGTGTTTCAGCGATAACTCCATTAGGTGTAATTGATGTATTCCATGTCTTACCATTATCTTTAGAGAGGGCTACAACACCTGATTGAATAATAATTACTTCGTTTGGAAAATCTGGGTTACGAATCATCATACCTCGATTATCAAGAGTGATTGATTCATTTGCCCCAGCGGTAATGCGATTATTGACCGCCTTAATTTCTTTATCTCTCCACGCTGTAACTTCATCTTTAACTTCTACAATATTGTTCCATTTGTATTTGTTATTTTCTAAGATTGAAGACGATGACTCTGCTTGATAAATGATTGTCGCTAATCTATCAAGAGCATCAATGTCATCCATATTATCAGATATTTCAAGTTGGAAATCACCAGAAACTAAATCTCCACTATAACCAAGAATAATTGATGTATATTCTTCTTCTAATTTATTAGATTTAATCTTAACTTCTTCACCAATTTCCAATCTTCCATGATATTTTTTGGATTCAATAGAATTAATGAATGAGGTTAAATCTGTCTTAAAAGAACGTGTTGGTTTTTGATATTTCTCAAATTCTTCTACAGTTGCTTTATAGAGTTCTTTTGCATCAATATATCTATCATCTGAAAAATCTTTTTCATAAATAAATAATTTTAACTCTTCAACTAAATCTGCTCTAAAAGAGTTTGTTGAGATAATTTCTTGATAATCAACTATTGTCTTATTCCAAATTTCAATAGTTTTATTTATAGAATCAATTTCTGAGATTTTATCATTAACTTGTTTTTCTTTTATGACAATTTCAGATTCTCTTTGAGCAATCAAAGGTTTATCGTTTGTTGACTTTGCAGTATCTAATAGAGCTTGAAGGGTAATCATTTCTCCATCAAGGTCAACTTTTTCAGACATTTTTTTCGTTAAATCAACATATCCTTGATTGATTAATTTTTGTAGATTATCAATTTTTGGATTATAGATTTTTTGCAACTCCATCAAATCCAATAAAGCATGAGCCAAATCATCGGACATATAATCTGAATGATTTAATACATTTTTATTTTCATCACGCTGAAATGGTTGTATGAAATATGAAAAATCTTCGATGTATCGCATACCAGTTGGATTCGCAGATGAAATATCTAAATCTTCATTCCCTTTTGCATACATTCTTGTTACTATTTCTTCTGATGTTGATGAAATATCTATAGAACTTGCATAATTTTCACGTTTAAGAACAACGCCACGAAAAACTCTTAATTCATCAATTGTTAAGAGATTTAATGTTCTTGTCTCTCCATCGAAATCTGTTATCGCTCCATAAGATTCAATACCACTTTGAATAGCTTCGTATCTTGTTTGTTTATCTTGTTCTGAAAATGTTCTATATGTATTTTTTAATTTATCTGAAATGTGCCCTAGCTTCCAAGGTGACTGTTCAAGAGTTTTACTGAAATATTCTTCTGCTCCAATTCCTGTTCCATCTATTGTAACATTGGTTGTTCTAAGTTCACTCTCCAAACTATCACAGGATATCTTAGTTGTAATTCCATCACTTGAATCATTTTTTTCAATGGTTATGATTCTAAACCAATTTACTCTACCTCCATACCACGTCAATTTAATAAGTTTCTCTTCTTTGATGCTATCTAAGTCAGGATTTTTGATGTATTCAATCTCATCAGCTATACCTTTACTTTTAGATTCTACCAAATAAGGTATTTCAAATTCAAAATGTGGGAGTGAGTTTAGTTTAACATCTGATATATTAGCTGTATTAATATTCAAGATGTTCTGTGTTATGACTTTACTAGGAAGAGCAAGTTGAACCTTAAATGGTTTCTTACTTCTAGTTAGGTCTAGGTCTAAGCCTAAATCTTTTAACATAGCATTTACTCCTCTATATATTTCCTATATACTATATTATACCACAATTCCCTAAAAAGCGCAAGTGCAAAGTTATATATATAAAAAAATAAGATGCCTAAGCATCTTATTTAATATAGTATGGTTGATAGGTAATAATAACCTTAAGGTTTTGACTTGCCGAGGCACTAACTGTATTTACCTTTTTCAAAAGACTTAATTTAGATAAATCTCCTACATAGTCTGAATAGTGATATACTCCATTTAAACTACTAGAAATTTCTTCTTCGTAGGGATTTATTGTAACAATTTCATTTGCTTTCAAATTACTTATTTGTAGTGTGTATCCATTTACTGTTATTGAATATGTCCCATCTTTTAATGGATATAAATCAATATTCATCTCTGGATTTATTTTACCTTCCAACGTGATACTAATTGAATCCTTGCTTGCCCCTTTTTCAAAAGACAAAATATTTCCATACATATATGGAGAGTTCGTTATCATAGAAACAACTATATAACCCCTTCCAGTTCCTGTATGTACTATCCTAGATTCTCCGTTTGGCATTGCGTAGACAAATTTATTCAATCCTTCAAATTGTAATTTACTGTAGTACTCTTTACCATAGAGCCAATCAATTACTTTGTCGATTAATTCATCTGTGAAATCTTTCTCGAAAGCCAAATTTAATTCAAATGACAAATCTTCATAAGTCACACCATTAAATAGTGATTTTCGTACATTTTTCACCGTCTCTGAATTGACAGTTCGACTTGCAACAAATGCTTCGTCAAACATTCCATTGTCCATAGAAACGTTTATAATTCCAAATTCGCTAGTATTCTTTCCGTTGTATGTAAAACTAATCTTATCTTTGATAGTATTCATTTTACCAACTTTCTATAAAAATAATTGAAGGGTGGGTTACACCCTATCCAATTATCTGCGTGATTTCAATCTATCCATAACTTCGTCTGCAAATCTAATAGCACCATCTTTGTCTCCACGGTAGTTTTCAAAGTTGAATTGCATATCTCCTACAACTAAACTGCTACCAGCCTTAGAAGCTTGCATTGACTTAACGAGGTCATTGAGTTGATTTTTAGTCTTGTCAACAATTGATACTGTTTTTAAAATATCACTTGTTTGATTTTTATTTAAGACCATTTCTTTCTTGTGAAGCATTGCTACTCTACCCTCATTACCAAACCAATCGCCAGTATAACCACCCGTATCAAAAGGAATCAATAACTTTTTACCAACTGGTACTGTGTAAGGGTTTAAATTACCATTGGCTTTTTGAATCTTAGTCCATTGGTAATAATCTCCATAATACTTTTTAGCTAAATCCCAAAGTGTATCTCCTCTAACAACCGTGTGTGTAGCTTTTACTCCTTTTGGTTTTGCAGGGGTTGCAGGTTTTCGTTCAGGAGGAAGATAAGGAGTTACATCCCTATGTGCTACATCAGAACTTGTTCCACGAGTAGTATAGTTAGGATTGTTGACATTATTTCCCTTTTGTTGACTAGCATTCAAGTTATCTAAATTTTTATTTATACTGTTAAGTTCTGTTAATTGGTCTTTTATACCCAACCAGATATTTGACACATCAGTTAGATTGTCTCCTACAATAGACTTAATATCATCAGGACTTAGATTCTCTGTCCCCATGATTCCTTTTCCGTCCCCACTCATCAATTTAGATAGTTCATCCTGCATATCATTCATCATTTGAGTTAAAACACTTGTATCGCCTTTATTCCACTTATCTACTGCGTTTTTCCATGATGCATCATCATTGATTAACTTATCATAATAATCTTGAATTTGTTTAGATTTATCATTGATTTCACTAACGTTATTATCATAATTTGTGTTTTCATTATTTTTATTTTTATCTACTTGGTCAAGCTGTTCTTGTTTTTGTTTATCAAGTTGTTCTTTCCAGAGTGTATCTTGTCTCTCTAATTGAGCATCTGTGATATCTTTATTCAAGTCCGTCAATTGCTTTTGCAAGTCTGCTAAAGCTTTCTTACCTTCTAATGAATTATCTCTTGAAGCTAATGATATTTTTTGCATAAAATCTGCACGTTTAGCATTAAAGTCTTCCATCTTCTTGGCATATGTTTCTTCGGCTTTTTCCGAATCACGTTCTTTAACTTTTGCATCGTAGACTTCATTTATTTTTGAAATCTCATCATCATATGATTTTATTTTTGCATCGTGTGCTGTTTTTAAGTTTTCAAGTTCTTTTTCAGTAGATTGTTTACTTAATGTTTGCATTTGTTTATAATAGTTTTTAAGAGAAGATACTTCATCTTGTGCAACTTTTTCACGAGCATCAGCAACGGCTTTTTGTTCTTTTAATGTATCGAGAACAGCACTATTATAATTCTTTTGGGCATCTTCAAGCATTTTTTGCATCTCAATAGCTTGTTTAGATGAAGCGCCATATTTTTTACTTGCGTTATTGTATTCAGCTTGATATTTAGCAACTTGGTTCTTGTACGTAAGTTCAAGTTTTTGTTGTTGCTCTATCATATCATATTGAATCTTAAGCTGTTGACCTACATCATTAGGGTTAGTATATTGAAGTTTCTCATTCTGGAAGCTTAATGCATCTTTAGCTTTTTGAATAGAACTAATTGTCTTATCCCAATTGTTTCCAATGTCAGCAATATAATCAAGATAAATGTCAATGTTACTTTGTCTAACTTCGTTATTAAGATTTTCGATTTGTGTTTCAAGTTTCCACAAATTTCCTGAGTTTGTGTCATACTCTTGTTGCAATTCATTATAACGTTTACGTTGAGATTCTGTATGTTTATTTGTTTTTCTCAAACCTTCGAGTTCTTTAGCAATTGCATTTTGACGTCTAATCATTGCTTGATACTGAGCTTGTTGTTGACTCAATAAGTTTTTATTTAAGTTTTGAATACCAAGTAATTGGTTACGATAAGCAACTGTGTTCTCGATTAAGCGTTTCAAAACTGCTTCTGATTTGTCAATCTTAGTTTGAGTTTGGTCAATTTTAAGACCTGCTGTATCTCTTTTGTAAAGAGCATCTAATGAACTACCAGCACTTTCTCCAAACATAGGAATAAATTCTTGCATTGTCTGAATAGCTGGGGTAATGCTAGGAACATAAGTACCTGCTCCACCTTCACTTGAACTACTAGAACCAGATTCGCCTTCACTTCCTGCAAATCCTCCTCCTAGTGCACCCATTCCATTAGTTCCCTTTATTCCAAAGAGACTGCCTAGACCGAGTTTTTGAGCTGTTTGTAACCACAAATCAATACCACGGTCTCTACGTTGTGGGATAAGTGGGATGATTGCTTCTTCACCTTCTTCACCATGCCATGCAAGTTCAGGTGTATCAACGAATCCACCATTGTAGTATCCATGTCCTTGATATGCCCTTGCTAATGAACCATAGCTACCAAGAGCATATCTGATTGAAGCAAGGATATTATCTAAGGGAGCATAAATGTTATTATATCCTGGCATTTTATTTGCTTGGAAAGTTGGGTCAATAACTTGCATAAGACCCTTAGATGGTGTTCCGTTTATAGCATTAACATCCCAACCATTGATTGCCATTGGATTACCGCCAGACTCAGTTTGCATTTGATACATTAATGCTTGTAAGTTTTGTGGTGTGAATTGACCAGTCATCATCAAAGCTTGTGAAGCTACACCAGCCCATTGTTGAACACCTGCACCAGCAACTCCTCCGCTACCGCCACCGAATGCACTAGCCATAGATGAGAAGTCACCTGAAACGTAAGCTTTGATTTTATCCATTGTATCAAACACTCCGCCACCGAAGTCTTTAAACACTGTTTTACCAAGGTCTTTGAGGTTTCCACCTGTCAAACCATTACTCAAACCCGCAATTACGTATCCACCTAATTGTTCAAACACACGTGATGGTGAGTGGATTCCAAGAGCTGATTTGAATTTTGTTACCATGTCGTCAGCAAGTCTTTGGATGGGACTTGAAGCTGAACTCATATTATCACTAATACCTTTACCAATCTGAGCAGGGATTGTACTTGCTATTCCATATAATCCAGCAGTTCCAACACGCAAAGCGTGTTGCATAGAAGTCGACATATTGTTTACTGCACTTACTGAACTAGCACCCATTTGTTGTATTTCACGAACAACATTTTGTTTTGTCCACTCAGCACGAGAAACAATATTTTGTGTTCCACTATTCCAATTTCCAATCATTGAAGATGTGGTTTGACTTATTATAGATGGCAATGTTTGTCTTACAGTATTCCAGATTCCAGTCAAAGATTGTACTACTGAAACAGATGTATTTTGATAATTAATAAGTGAACTAGCATCAAAAACCATTTGTGCATTTGCTTGAGCTACCGCATTCGCAACCATTCCTCCAAAGCTAGAAAGTATTCCAGCAACTTGATTCATTTTGGTTTGAACTTGATTTCTTAAATTATCGAGAGAGCTAGTGTCTATATTTCCAATTCTTAAGCTAGAAGATAAAACTCCTTTAATGTACCCCATATCTCCCGATACAGCATTTTTCATTCTCGTTGATTGAGCAATAATTTCATCGACTCTTTTTGCAAAATCATCTGGCAAATCAAATGAGCCTTGAACTGAAAATGAAATAGAACCAGCTTTTGATTTTATAATATCAATTGCTGTTGAAGCTTCGCCAGCTCTCTTAGCGATATCTGCTAATTGTCCAGCTAAAGTTTGAACTAAAGGAGATTTTCCTAAAACATTTGTATCTAAGAGATTTCCTGTTGTACCAGTTTGATTTCCAATAGAATCAACTAATCTGCTCAAAGTTCCAGATTTATCTTGAAGACTATCAACTAAAGTTTCAGCTTGCGTCAAATTGTCTAAGTCTACAGGTAGAACCGTTGTTTTAAAAGCAATAGGGGTTTCGGCTTTTTGAGTAATCTCATTAATGGTATTTGTTATAGGCAATAGTCCTATTGTATCACCCTGTGCTTTAACTGTTACAGTTTTTCCATCACTCTGTTGAAGAGTGTTTGTTTTTCTCTGAGCTTCGTCTACAGAACTACTATCTACAGCAACTTTTCCTTCTGTTGTTTTTCCAGCAGAATCGTGTAATTTATCCGCAGAATCTTTAGCTCCATCAATTTTACCCTTTGCATTATCTGCTTGTGTGCCTGCTGTGGTAAATAGTGTATGTTCTTGTCCGTTTATATTTACTTTATAAGTAAATCCATCGACTTCATTACCTGTTTGGACAATTTGTCCACCTAATGCTTGAACTTGTCTATTTAATTCGACTAACCAAGCATTTTGAGTTCCCTTGCTATCCAAAGCGAATGCTAATTTACCCTGTTGGTCTTTAGCAAGTTCGATATGTCCACCTATAGACTCGTATTGATTTGAAACACCAGTTAGCCATTGGGTTAAACCATTTGCGTCCTGTGGTGCTTGTTGCATCTTATTGAAATTATCAATAAGAAAACCAGTTGCGACCTGTGCTTTATCTACTTCTTTTCCGTATTCACTAGCACCTCGGGATAAGTCATATAATGTTCTAACATTGTTTTGAGCATCGACATAGCCAATAGACATCGCACCTGTTGTTTTATCGGTGACAATTTGAAGTTTATCTCCATAAATTTGGATTTGTCTATTTAATTCATCTAAGTATGTTGATTTAGAACCATCGAGGGTTTTAAATTCCTTTACGAATTTTCCACTCTTATCTTTAGTTATAACTAATTGATTTTGAAGTTGATTGAGATTTTCTTGCATACCGTTGAAGAAGTTATTTTCTACGTTGGTATCATTTGGCGCTTTTTGTAATTCCTCAAATGATTTTTTCAAATCAGCAGTGTGTTGGTCAACTTGTTCTTTATTTCCTTTTAGAGCAAACATAAGTTGGTCATTGACATCAAATACACCTTGTCGTACGTAACCCAACATGCTTTGCAAGAGTGCCATTCCGCCATCTGACATACCTTTGAATGTTTCTTTAAGTGCTTCTGGTGTCATATTTGCTAATTCAGCAAGGTCTCCCTTTGTCTTCCCCGCAACAGCTTCATAAGCTTCTGTTATTTCAACTGTTTTGTCTTTGATTTGACTACTTGCAATACCTGTCTTTGCTGAAATATCTGCAATATATTGTTGTACTTCTGCCGAACTATTAAATATGCTTCCATTTATTTTTTTAATAGAAGAAATATAGTCTAATTTTGAAGAAATATCTTCATATTCTCCATCTGCAAGATTCAATAATTTCTTTTGACCATCAATTGCTTCATATGTAGCTGTGGTCATATTTGTTATTTCATCTGTATAAGAAGTCATTTCTTCTTTAGCAACCATTGCTTTTATTTTTTGGTTTTCTAACTCAGTACCAAGTTTTATTGTCATCTCTTTGGCTTGATTTTCACTCATGCCGAGATTTTCTAATCTTGTGACAAAATCTTGTGGGATGAAGTCTTTTGAATTTGAAGACATTTCAGCAATAGCTGTAGATACCGCTTTAATTTGATTTGGAAAATCTTTTGATTTTTTAGCAGTTTCACTGAATGAACCAGTTATGCTATCAAATAATTCTATTGCTTTTTTAGACCCCTCACCTCCTATGGCTTGTAGTTGGTCATAAGCAACAGTTAAAGCTTCTCCTACTTTTTTAGTTTTGTCACTTAGTGTTTCTTGGGATTTTGCATAATTTTCGGTCACTTCTTTGCTATCTATTGCATACTGATTTGTTTTAGCATACATGTCAATTAAGCTTTTCCCAGATTCCGTGACATTTTTCATTTTTCCATCAGCATTTAGCCATGCTTGTGTATTTTCTGAAATATGAGTAGCATTATCTGAGAGGGTTTTTGAAAGTTTCTCTTGGATATTCGAAATTTCTAAAGAGTCTAAAGCTATTTGTTCAGAGTTTTTACCACCTTCATCGATACCGCCTTTGACGAAAGCTTTATACCTTTTCATTTTTTCTTGTAACTCATCAATTTTTTTGATTTGTTTATCATAATCATCGGCATTTTTGTTTACATCAACTTTGAACTTTTTATCATTTTCTTTCAATCTTTCGGCATTCAATTTAGCAGTAGCTTCTGCTTCTTTTTTAATAGCTTCTGTTGATTTCAAATGGGCTTTACCATTAGCATCTGTATATGCTATTGCATTTGGTAAAATATTTGCAAGTTCTTTTACAGTATTATTATATTCTTCTTCTTGTTTTGAGTCTAACTTACCAGCTTCTTTGACTTTGTTTAGTTTATCATATTTAGTAATAATATCATCAAAGTTGTTTCCATATTTATTAAATTGTTCTACAGATTTATCTATATTAGAATTGTATTGACTTACTAAATCGTCTTGATGTTTTTTAGCTTTAATTATCTTTTCTGTAACAAAACCAATACCAGCCATTAGAGCTGTTAAACCTAACGTTACACCTGCTGTTGAGGTAGCGAAGGTTAACATTGCGGAGCTAATACCTGAGAGTGTACCTTTAGTCACCATTAATGAAGTTGATAAGAATCCTTGTGCAGTCCCAAGTCCTTTTGTTGCCGTTTGGGCTGTTTGCATTTCAGAAACTGTTTTCTTGAATGAACCATTAAAACTGTCAAATATTTTTGTGAATCCAAGATTCTCTGAGATTCCCATTGCTAATAATTTTACTTCATCTCCGAAATATCCAAGAGAATTTGTTGCATCGACACTTTTTTTAGCTACGTTAGAAAGATTCTTTCCAAGTCCTCCAAAAGTAGCACCCAATAACGTGACAGTTCCAAGCATTGCTGGTAATGCACCAATATTCCCAACTAATTTAACCGCAACATCTCCTAGTTTTGCCAGAGAGTCTATTCCTACCATCATTCCATCGGATAAGAACGCTTTTCCAATAGCTAGAGATAATTCAGTAAAGCGAGTTTTTAATGCATTTATTTTCGCTTCATAAGACTGCATATAAATTCCTTGTTCCTTCATTGCTGAATTACTAGAATTTATACCTGCATTTGTAGCGTCAAGACCCATTTGCCAGTTGTTCATGTAGGCTAAGAAACGAGACAATTGGTTACGACCAGCAATTGTAACACCAATATTTTGTTGCTGTTCTGCTGTAAGACCTTTCCATTTTCCTGCTAATTCACCCAAGATATCGTTAACAGGTTTCATTTCTATTCCGTTTTCGCCCATCTTGCGAACAGAAACTCCTACACTATCTAAAATATCAATAGATGGTTGCATAGTTGTAATACGAGAATATATTGTCTTAAGTGCATTACCAATTATAGCACCTGATTCTTGAGTAACTGCACCAATAGCGGTTGTTGCCCCAGCTACCTCTTCCATTGAAACACCGAATGTTTGGGCTGTTGCACCTGTTTTTGATAAAGATTCTGCTAATTGTTTAGTTGATATTGAATAATTATTATCAATCTCATTCAAAGCATCTACAATATGTAGAGATTCCTCTGCCGATATGTTAAAAGCATTCATCGTTCCGACTAAACTAGATACTGATTCATCAAGTTTAAGGTCAGATACATTTGACATAATTACTGCTGTTTTTGTTACAGTCAATAATTGTTGTTCTGATAAGCTATCAAATGTACGTGAATATTCACCTAATGCATCAAGAATATCATGAACGTTATTTCCAAGTTCCTTAGATTGTGCTAAAGCACCAGTTAGAAGATTGTCTGTATTAATTCCTGCACCAGCAACACGTTGGATTTCAATCATTTGCTTATTGATTTCCATTATTTCATTACTGACACCTTTAAAACCATTAACAACAGCATAGATTCCTTGCATAGATAAGATATAGCCAGGGATGCGCTTCATTGCAATTCCCATTTGTTCCATAAATCCCAATGATTTATTTTCATTGTCAACAATGGCTTTTCCAGTTTCTTTAACAGCCATTTGAGTTGCTGTTTGGGATTTATTCATTTGGAAAGTATAGGCTTCTACAGTTTTTCCTGTTCCAGCCATTTTAACTTTTACTTCATTTACAGCTTGTCCAAATTGATTTGTTTTTTCTGTTACCGAAATAGTGTTAACTTCGCCTTGTTTTAATTCTCCAAAATATCTCTTTAAAGCAGAAGTGTCAACTGTTCCACCATTTAAAGCCCCAAAAATTCCACTTTGAATATTCTTTAGTTTAGGGTTACTAGCACTAGCACTTATCAACTCAAAGTTACGAATCATATCTTTTTGGTCACGTTTTGCTTCATCTAACTCCAATGATAAAGTCCGACCTAGTTGTTTTACTGCTTCGATAGATGTTTTTGATGCCGTACCTAATTGGTCAATAGCACTGCTTGCTTCTCCGTCACCATATTTTCCGATATCTTTTAAACTTTGAATCAATTTCTCTACAGCACGCTGTTGTTGAGCCATACTAGTAACTGCACTTGAGTTACTAGAAGCCATTTGAATTTCTTTAAGAGAAAGTTGTGCCGTTTTTAATTTCATAATAGATTCTGTTAAATCTTTTACGCTATTAGATTGATTCTTGGTCGCATTTATTTGACCAATAATATCACTTGTACGATTCATTGCTTGCTGTTGATTTGCACCGCCTGACATATTATTTCTAATACGATTATATTGCGCCTCTGTTTCCTGCAATGATTTAATGAGTTTTTCACGAGTTCTGAATACTTGTTCATCACTCTTGTATTGTGCTTGTAATGCTTTAAATTTTGAAGATGTCGCATCTAACTGATGTGAATCCATACCTTTTAGATTTGCACCAAGTTTCTGAATTTCTGTCGATGCCTTAGAAATATCTGGAATCATTGATGATACTGTTTGGTTCAAACTTCTTTGTAAAGCTTCACGTTTTTGTTGAGCAACTACAAGTTCTTTTTCAGCTCTAATAGCTTTATTAAGACTTTCAATTTCCCCAGTAGAGATGAATTTTTGGTCTTTAAGTTTGTCAAACATACCAACTGAATTAGAATCTTTAAGGTTTGTTCTTAGAACTTTAACAGTTTCACTAAGAGATTCCATTTGTCTACGAGCTTTATTTGTTTGAGCTTCCATCTTATTGACTTCTGACTCTTTCATTAACTCAAATCCACCAGTATCTTTGAGTTTAAACATAGCTGTATACATTTCGCCAGTTTCTCTTTTGACTGTAGCTGACATTGTTTCTACATTTGTTGCATAATCACGAAATACTTTGGTAGAAAATTCCCCACCACCGAAAGCTTCCGTCATATATTTTTTAACATCTGAAAGGTTGTTCTTAATGTTAGCTGTAGCCTTATCACTCATGATATTGCCAGATTCACTGTCAGAAACTGCTTTTACTTTTTTTAGAGCTGTTGCATAGTCTTTTTCAAAATCATTAATAATCTTTTTGATTTTACCAAGCTCACCTGCAATACGAAGAGCAGAGCCATTAACGTCAACATCAACGTCTAACTTGATAGGTCTAATGCTAGGAGACTTCTGAATCTTTGCTTGAATTTGTTGAATTTGATTGCTAAGGTTTTTAATAGAGCTATCAATAGTAACATCAAGTTTAATAGCATTTTGAATTGAAGAAGAATTATTAATTTTGTTTTGTAATTCTTTGAGTTTAGCATTGATATCTTTGATATTATCTGTTAACTCTACACCAATTTTAATAGAGAGGTCTTTATTTCCATTAATTAAAGACTGTAGTCCTTTTTTGATTTCTTCTGCCGAACGTTGTTTGTCTATACCAACAGCAATATCTATTTTGTTGGATTTTAATATTGCTTGTAATTGATTTGCCAAGTTTTACTCTCCTTTAATTAAAATAATGCGTCTATCTCATCTTCATCATCTCTTACGATATATATTTCTGTTGTGCTAGACGAATTATGTCCTAGTAATTGTTGAACGGCTTTGATGTCCTTTCCATCCTCAACAACACTGTTAGTTGCCCTAGAACTTCTAAGTAAGTGAGGATGAACTTTTTTACCGAGGAATTTACCCCATTGTGTACACCAAGCGTTAAACATGTCTGGTGAAATTTGTTTATATTCACCTGTTTCTTTAGAGCGAGAAACGAACATGTATTCACAATCATCTTCTCCACGTTCCTCAATCCATTTTTGAAGAGCAACCATTGCATCTTCACCGAATTGGAATTTTCTTATTTTTCCTGCCTTACCACGACCCTTAGCACGTATACTGTGGGTCATATAATAGTTTTTCTCAATCCCTTTAGGGTTGACATACTTATTGTATCCAACTACTTCTTTCTTAAGCTGACGTGACTCTTCCCGTCTACAGCCAGTTTGATAAGTGTAAGTAAGATAGGCTAATTGTTGCCATCTTTTATTGTCCATTAAGTGTTGAGTTAATTTTTTAATCTCAGCACTTGTTAATGGAACTTTTTCTTTTTTCTTCTGATTACCAACATTAGGAACAGCTTTTGTAAATATGTTCCGTACATTAGGATACTCATCAGACCAGAATGCTTCAATATGTAAGTAGAATGCACTCACAACACTTCGTTTAAATTTAATAGCTGAGTCACTAAGACCAATATCTACTAATTTATTTTGATATCGCATTGCATCACGAATTTTTAATTCTGTAACAGGTTTATTACCTAGTTCGTCATAAACAAACTTACAAAAGATATATAGACCAGATTTATATTGTTTCAAAGTCTGGTCACTCTTTTGTGATTGTCGTAAGAAATCTTCTACCAATTCAACTGTGATAGGGTCTGCGAGTTTCTTAAATTCCTCATCTGAGAAACCAAGAATCTTTGCATTTTTTTCGTAAAGCTTCATTGTTTACCACCAGTCCATTTTATTTCTAATTTTATATTATCAGGTAAAGCTCTGCCTATTTCAGACTCAACTCTCTCTATGATATGCAACGGTGGTGAATAGGCAAACCTGTCAGGTTTAGCACCAAAAGAACCCCAACCATCATTCATTGCCATAAATACGTTACGCTTAGTTCCACCTTTGTTAAAATCATATTGTCTCATATAACTGTCTTCAAATTGAACGCTGACTTCAAGAGTACCATCATGTTTTAAAGCAACCTTTCTATCAAGTTTGATACCTTGACGTGTTCTGCCTGTTCTGACATATTGCTTTGGGGTATATGAATGAAGGTACTCATCCCATTTACTAAGGAATGATTTATGTAAGTCTTGACCTAGTTTATCTAATTCTTTTTTGTAATATTTTTTGGCTTCATCTTCAAGTTCTCTTTTTAAGGATTCTACAACTTTATTAGCCCAAACATCAATATTTTCCATTCTTACACTCCAAAACAAAAAAATGATTGAACTAAAAATCCAACCATTTTTTTCATTAATCTTTCACTATAAATGTTAGTTATTTAGTGGTTATCTTATTTTTTATTGTCTTTTTCAATTTTTTCAATTTGCAAACGAAGTTCTTCTGTTTTTTTAGTAATTTCATCTGTTTCACGAGAAATTTTATCTGTAATTTCCTTAACCAAAGACTGTAGGGACTCAGGAAGATTTTCAGTAATATCATTGAAAATTCCAACATCCATTAAGTCAATTAAGAAGTTTTGTTTATCTTCAATTGTTTCACCGACTTCAAAATCAGAGAATACAGCAAGAATGTCTACGACCGCAAATGAACCTGCAATAATGTCAAACTCATTTTTGAATCCTTCGTTTTGTTTATATAGCTCCATGATGAGACCATCTTTATTTTCATCTTCTGAAAGAAAATATGAAATAGTTTTTCTAATCTTAGTCTCAATTTCTGCTTTTTTACTTTCAGTTGGTATAGTATCAATATTATAGTAGAACTCTTCACCGTCAATCGTAACTCCAACTTTCATAATTCCACGAGACTTTTTAATCTTCGCTTGAATCTGAGCAGGGGTTAAATGTTTGGCTGTTTCTTTTTTAGCTGTAGTTTTGGTAGTTTTAGCCTTAGTAGTTTTTTTAGGTTTTTCCTCTTGTGTGATATCAACGATTTTTTTATCTGTCAAAGTGATTTCTCCTTTAATTCTTTCTTAATACTATTATATCATAAAATGAGAAGAAACGCAAGTGTAAACTATGCACTTCCCTCATTTCCTTTTAACTGGGATTCTAATTCCTTTATTCTTTTCTTTAAATATCTGTTCTCTTTGGTTAATATTTCAATCTTATCAGCTAATTCCTTTTCCATCCTGTCTTTTTCAGCAATGATTTGAGTCTTATCATACCTTATCGTCATGTTGTCATTCTTTAGGATTTCATTCTCTTTTTCAATCTTATCAACCCTCTCTACCAAATGGTTGTATCTTTCATCTGATAAGTTTATTTGAGCTGTCATTTTATCTATCAAACCATGCTCAGCCGTCTTTCTTGAATTGAACTGATTAAATAATAACCCTAAGAGTGCAACACCACCTGCACCACCAGCCCACTGTAATATATCAATCAGTTTCATATAGGAACACACTCGCTTTCATCATATATATTAATTGAACAATTATAGGTATGATTAGTATATGTTTTACATTTGGTGTTTGTGATAGTCCTAAAATTAATTGGTTAAGGTATATCCAGACCCAAACAACGGTAAGCAAAAATACTACTTTTCTATATGTCTGTGTTTTATTAATATACACAATGGCGAGAACTCCTAAAGATATAAAAAGAAGAGAAAAAAGAATGTCAAAGCTTTTATTCTCGGAAAAAGTAATAACAACTATCTTTGTTTTACCAAAGTCTTTCAGGAGACTAATTATTCCAACCGCTATGGTAACGAATGAAACTGTCCAATTAAACATCATTAAACTTTTAATCTTTGAATCTCTATATGCTTTAATAATTTTGAGAAAATCGTCATTCATGTCTTCCTCCTTTCATACAAAAAAAAGACTGAGCTACTTAACAGCCCAGTCCTTATGTAGCGTATTATCTATTAGACAATAGTGAGAGAGTACAAGTCAGTTGATTCACCGTCACGAAGAATGTCAAGGTTGAAGTCGAATGTAGAAACGTTTTCAGCATCCATTGTGAATGTGAAACCAGCTTGAAGTTGTGCTTTAGGGATAAGGAATTGTGCAACACGGTCTTTACCAGTAGTGTTATCACGTACAACTGTATCACCAATTATACGGTAAGCGCCAGGGAATTTATCAGATACGAATTTAACTGTTTTAGCAGAAATAGGGGCTTTGTATTCGTAATATGCTGAAAGTTTTTCACCAGTCAATCCTGAAACTGCAACATCTGTAATTGTAGCACCAGTTACTTCTTTACCTTCACCGTCAACGATTGTTACTTTGGTGCTATCAACTGGTTTTTCATCCAAAGTTGCTTCTCCGTCAGAAACAACAAGTTTTTGACGTTTATACAAAGTTGTACCAGCTACAACTTCTGTACCAGCAAGGACAGCCATTGATTCTACTGAAAGCAATGCATCTTGCATTTGAAGTGTTGCTGTACGAGAGTAGTTCCAAGTGATAAGTTTTGAGTTACCACGACCACCAGTCGCATCAGCTGTTTCAGCCGCATTTTCAATACTTGAAGTTTTCAAAGTATCGAAGAACAATACTGGTTTCCCAGTTGCGATATCGAAAAAGATTACGTCAGCGACTTCTTTAATACCAAATTTACTCATTATTTAGTTCCTCCTAGGGTTATTGGGGTGCTCCCCAATCTGAAATTTCATTACCGCCATACATTGATGCTTTGACAGACATTTTATATCCTTCAATTGCATATAGGCGAGAATGTTCATCATATAATTGATAGAGAGTATATTCTAAAACATTAAGTTTATTTGTTGAAGGACTCATTGCAGTTACAGCACTAATAATATCCGCAATGTCACGGCTACTATCGGCTTTTTCTTTTGCTTTGATTTGTTCAACTTTTTCTCTGTTTCTTCTAAGTTTCTCTAACATTTTTTTTGCTTTCTCATCGTAAGGGTTAAAATCATCATCAGTTTTGCTTTCTGCAAACCCATTGATAACTTTAACTTTACTCATGATTATGGAGAAAGTTTCTTTATCTATAAGTTTAACGTCTTCATCGGACGAGAGATTTTTATATAATAATCTATCGTACTCTACCTCGATAGACCCTTCTGGCAAGCCAAGGACAAACTCTAGTGAGCTTGTAAAAATTTTTTTATACTCATCATCAGTACAAACCATTAATTGCATATCAAGAGCGGTTAATTGATTACGCTGTTGATATAAATCCATATAATTAGGTGAGTCAATAAACATTTTCATAAAATCATCAACATCTCTGAGGATATTGCTAACACGAAACAAATACTCACCAAATCCAATATTAGAAATTTCTTTGAGTTTAAATTGTTTCAGGGATAAAAAATCGTTGACTCTAATACTATTTCCTAATATTAAATTTAGTTTATCATCTACTTGAATCAACTTTATCACCACCCTTTTCGATAGCGAGCGTATCTAAGTAAACTCTTATACATTCGAATTTGCTATTTACTGTAAGATGTGTAAAGCCAATTGGTACAGGTAGTTTATCTACTCTTTCTTTTGTTAAAACTTGATTAATTCTGTTCATTAAACCATAGGGTCTAATTATTTTAACTTTTGATTTAGAGTCAGAAGTTAACCACATATCGTGCGAACAAATTATATCTAAGTTTAATTGACTCTTAGAGTAAATTTCATCTTTACCTAACGTACCATCTGAAAAATATATGCGAACAAAAATCCCTTCGGATATTGCAGGTTCTGGGTCAAATGGGTAAGCTTTGATTTTTTGATTATCATCTTTATCTTTGATAATAAGTCCATTTTCAAAGATTTCTTTTGCCTTCGCATCAAGAGGTCTCCCTAAAGCTTTAGCATCTTTAAAATATAATAGCTTAAAGATATCTTCATCTTCTTTGAGAGCATCCATAATACGAACAATGGCTGTACTCATTTTATCAATTGTATATGCTTGGATTTCAGCTTCTTCATCCAACATCATTTGATAATTTTTAGTAGGCATTCCCATCACCAGCCACCTCCTTCATTTTCCTCTTCGTCCTTTTCATTCCATATATCTTGATACGCTATTCCAGTTTCAAAGTTATCTTTCGCATCATTTCTTATATCTTCTTTGAGTGTAAGTTGTAGAACACCATAGTAATCACTATCAACATAACTAATATCGTCAACGTGTTCAAGTTTATATGCTTTGCTACCACAAATAAATCTTTGACCTAGTCTCAAGGTAGTTGTCAACTCATTTAATTCTACTGCAACGAGTATTTTCCCAACGGGTGTTTTGACATCAAAGACATTATAGGCTAGTCCAGCATCGTTTGCTTTAGAGCCTGAACCTAAATATGAAGTAGATGTTATTGAGGGGATATCAATTATCTTACCAGAAGTATTTTTCCATCTTAGGGTGTCATTTATCTTACCCACTCTTAGTTTGATATCATCAACAGTCGAACCAAAGGTATCATAAGCAAGCCATTTATCCCCATCAAACTCTAGGATATTTCCAACTTTATGCAATACATTTGGTTTAAAAAGGATGTTTCTCAGCGTTCCTTGTCTGTCAATTTCTATTACACGAATATCTTCTTCAACAAAACTTTCTTTATCAGTACCTGTGTTGGTAAAGATTTTAGACCTTCTGTAACTTGTTGAAGTTTTGAACTTTTTATCTTTAAAGTAATGAGTGTTCTTACGAAGGGAGTCTCCTACGTCAGTACCATTAGCTTCCAGTCTCTTTTTATATACTTCAAAATAGTCCATATTAGTCCACCATTTTCGAAGCTAAAGATTTGGAAATCTCTATCGCTTTAAAAACCTCTCTTTTTACTATATCTTGATTCGCAGTCTTTTTTGTCTCATTTTGAAGACTAGATATAACTGCAATAAGTGTTACAAACTCTGACAACTTATAATTAATGTAAGATTCAAGACCATCTAATTCGATTATTAGAGATGAGATATAAGAGTCTAAGTTAGCGTTATTTTCTTCATACAATGGTAGTATTTTAAAAACACTATTCACATTTTTTACTTCAAAATATTCTACTAATCTTTTGTTATCTTTTATCATATACTGCACCTACAAACGTATATTTTGTAACTTTTACCGCTGTCTCTCTTTTAATCTCTTTATAGAAGTCTTTTAATTGGTTAATTTGGTTTGCTTGCGAAAGTATTTTGAAATCAGAATCACTAAGAGCTTGTTCAAGAGTCTCATTACGAATCATAATTTGTTTGAAGTATTCTACAATCATAAGCATTGCTAGAATTTCAATTTCTAAATTAGTAAGGTCTGCATTGATATTGACTACTTCTGGTAAAGTTTTCTCTCCATCAGCATCTGTAGATAAGTCCTTCGGACATTGTACAAATTCAGCACTTGCTGTTCTGTAATATCCGAATAAAACTGATTCTACATAGTCTTTATCATCTATGAACTTATAGTCTGAAATCTTCTGCAAGAAACTGCTATAAACTCTTGTGATATTAGTTGACATATTCTACTTCCTTTCGATTATTATTTGATTGGCAAATTGTCCTCGAATGAAATATCATACTCATCTTCAAAAGTTTTAATAATGAAAGAGCTATCTAATTCACCAGTATTGTATCGTCTTTTAGCTTCATCAAAAAGTGTAGTACGCATTTCTTTTGGAAGTCCTTGAATTACTTCACGGATGTCATCTGTTCGCATTTCCAAAATTTGGTCTACACGAGCTGGTGTCAGAAAGTGTGTATAAGAAGATTCAAGATTGAACTCTTTAATGAGGTCTTTATTAAGAATAATAAACCACCCATCAGTAAGAGCTTCACGTACTAAATTATTCATAGACTTCAATTCTTTGTAAGGTATTTTGTTTTTTTGACCGAAACCACGGAACTCAAAAACTCCATTACCTAATTGTGAAGTGTGAAGCAAACGTCCATTAATACCAGCCATGACCGTAATCAAGTCATCATCTTTGAATTTACTTTTTTCTTCTGCGATAGCTTCTAAATCGAACTCGTCTAGTGATGTATCACCAGATTCTTCGACCGCATTCGCTTTAGCTTTTTCTTTCTTTAAAACAGCTTCTAATTGTTTGAAGTTTAAAGGTTTTCCATTTTCACCAGTAAAGTCTGCTTTACTATAAGAATAATCTCTAACCAATTCCTCTTTAATTTCTTTAATTGTTGCCATTGTTTATAATCTCCTTATTCTCTCTTAAAAACATACTAAAAGGGGATAACCCCTTCTAATATTAGTTTGCTTTAAATTTGATGAAACCGAATTGACTTGATGGTACTGTAGCAATACCAAGTTTTTGAGTCAAGAGGTATTCTTTTTGAAGGTCATCACGATTCATTGATTCGCCTTCTTCAACGTATGCTTCACCTTCATTAACGACTTTAACAAATTTGTCATTAGTTTGTGGCAAGAGCAAGATAGCGTCATCTTCGAAGATGAAGTCAGTAGTTCCTTCTTTATGCAAAGCTGGAAGTTCTTTAGCTTCAATACCAGCAATACGACCATAAAAAGCTTGTTGGTTGCGTTGGTTGTTTGAAGCATCAGATGGGTATTTGATATCAAGATTGCTCAAAGCGAGAGCAGTACCATAAATAACAACCTCAGCACCAGTACGTGCTTCCAAGTGTTTTGCAACTTCTAAAATTTGTTTTTCAGTTGGAAGTCCACCAGACAAAGTAAGACGGTAAGGTTCACCTGCACCACCTTCACGGAAGTTTTTAAGAATTGCTTCGTAAATATCTTCCTTAGTAGATTTAACCATTGACTCACCAACTTTACGAGCCATTTCCATGAAGTCTACACGACCAGCCATGAAACGGTCAAATTCTTCATAGATTTTAACTCCTCTACGTACAGTTGGAATAGAGAAGCGTTCACCTTCACGGTGACGTTGACGTCTGAGATTTCCGTTACCATCTGAAATTACAGATACACGGAAATAAGAGTTATCTGGGATATAAAACTCATTTTTATCTCCAAGTGCAAGGTTACGGTATTCAATCAAACCATCAAGAATATCTGTAAATCCTTCATTAATTGTAATTTCAATAACTTCTTCGATAACTTCAAAGACTTCATTTTTGTGTTTACGGAAAGTCTTAGGAGAGATTGGTTGCCCAACTTCTACTTCTAGTAATTCGTAAAATCCTTTACGAAGAGCTTCCGATGGTGTTACGTCTTTAGCTGAGAAATCTTTTGGCAAAGTGCCATTTACATACATTTTAGCTAATTCTACAAGAGCTTTTGTTTCCATTAAAATTTTCCTCCTAGGTATCTTGGTTTTCTATATTCTTACTGAACTTGAAGAGTCCAAGCTTTTTCAACGATATCAAGTGTGTTTCCAGCATCTGCAATAACTTTGAATTTAAGTTGTGTCACAGCTGTTTCTCCAACGAGTGGTTCAGTAACTTTAGCCAATTTACCATCTTTAACTACAAGAGTATCTCCTACAACCACGTCTCCATGAGCAGAAATTCCAATTGCTTGGTCAGTCATTGTTAAAACATCTCCACGTTGAAGACGGTATCCACGAACAATTTTACCTGCTTCGTTTTTGAAATCACGCATGAAAAGTTTTTCATCATATTGAAGTTCAGGTGCGTGCAACATAACTGTATCTTTAGTACCATCTGTTGAAACTACACCATATTTTGCTTCACCTTTACGACCAACCCAGTCGCTATTATGGTCTTGAACAAATCCGTCTACATCAACAAACAATCCATTTGCATAGTTTTCTACAAGTTTGTTTCCTTTGTCAAATGCAACAACAGATTCCAAGTTGCCGTTTGCACCACTTAATACTTTATCTAAATTAACGATTGCCATTAATTCTTCCTCCTATTAATGTCTTTTCTTAGTTAAACAAATCTTCAAATGAATATTGTTTTTTATTTGTTCCTTCTGGTTTGATTGTGATTTTAGCAAACTCTTTTGAAGTATTTTTTTCTACTGGTTTAGCCATACGACCAAGCATTTCAAATAATTTTACTTCAAGAGCGTCTGTATTTTCAAACGCAGAATAATCAAGTTCTTTTACAGCAGATTCATCTAAGCCATAAGTTTCAATAAATGATTCAACTTTATCATTACATTCACGAACATGATTGTCTAATTCAAATTTACCATTTTTAGCTTTCAAACCTTTGATTTCTTCTTTGAGTTTTTCATTTTCTGATTTCAACTCTTCGATTTGTTTTTCTAGCTTTGCAATAGTTGCATTGTCAGATGTCTCAGGTTTTTTTGCTTTTTTAGGTTCTCCGTCTTTAGCTTTTGCATCAGTTTCGGCTTTGGCAAATTCTGCCAATTCTTTTTCAACCTCTTCAACAGGAATTTCTGCGTAATTTTTAACTTTAGCTGAAAGTTCTTCTTCTGTCAAAGAAAATTTTGCGAGTAAGTCTTCTAATTTCAACTTTGGTTCTCCCTTCTCGATAGTTTCGATTTCGTTTAAAGCAAATTTTAAATCTTTAAACATGTTCTGCATACTTTCAGTTAGTGAATCATCTTTTGAGTATGTTTGAACTTTGGCATCGTTAAATGCTGGTCTTACATATCCAGCTCCGTTCTTATCGATGCCAAGCACACATAGTGCTGTGAAATAAAAATCAGTAATGTAATCAATACCATCAAGAGTATAATATTCATTAACTGTGATTTCCATTGACTGACCAAAATCATCTGTAGATAAAGCAGAAACAAGTTTCTCATCTCTATTCCAGATTAAAGCGTTATCAATAACAAGATATTCTCTTCGGATTCCGTCTTTATCTACAATATTTTCCCAAGAAAATACTGCACTTTCAGGCACAACACCGATTGGAACTGTTTTTGTTTTAACAACAATCTTGTCATCTTCTACAACAAGACTACGTTCATGTCCACCAAAATTTTCATCTTCTTCGCTAAAATAACCAACGATTGGAATATTTTTTAATGAAGGAACAGCCTTTTCAACATCCCACTTACTAAAAGAAGAACGGTTTGGGTTTTCTCCATGATACATAACCGTTACTCTAGCTTTTGAAAATAGTGGACTTAAACTCTCCGTGATTTCAAAGTTAATCATTTTAGAGTTTAGGATTTTAGTATTATCTACCATTTCTTATCTCCTTACTGCGTATTTGCTGGCTTATCTTTAGACCTCTGCGTCTCATCGCTGTCTTCATTGCCAGTAGCTTCGTTAGTAGGTCTTCCATTTTCTTTTCCTGTTTCCTTTATTGCTTCTCCTGCAATATCAGAACCACTCGTGTTAAATGAAGAACTTAATGGAGTCATAATTTCTGGTAGGTCAAGCATTTCATTCTCAACTTTAAGCAATCCAGTAAATGCTACTGGGTCAATTCCCATGAGAGATGCAAGATAAACCTTAACTGGGAATCCATATTGAGCATCTGTGATATATCTATCATGGGCTTCTTTTTTGCTAAAGTGTGTTACTTCTAACATTGTCGCTTTAAAGTATTTAGACATGCCATTCAATAACATATATCTATTCAACCAACGTTCAAATTGATTGAGGATTCCGAAAATAAACTGTTCATCAGTTGCAATACTCATTGCAATACCTTGTGATGTTTTATTATCAGAAGAGAATAAGATTTGACTTACTCCCGCATTGTCCCAAAAGTTTTTAGTTGCTTTTTCAACACTATCGTCTGTTGAGCTATCTTTATCAAATGATACAGTATCAATTTCCATTGGAGATGTTACAACACCAACATTGTCAGGAACTGTCATTGATAATGCTTCATGGAAATAATTCATCATCGGCATATCTAACGTGAAGTCATTGTTATCATTACTAGAGCGTGTTTCAAGTTTTTGAATCAATAACTTGTAGTTTTGGAGTTCTGCTTTGTCATTTCGCAAATCTTTAAACGAATGAATATCATAAATACTGTCAAATGTTCCTGCGAATGGTGGTACAGGAATTAAACTAGACTCATTGATTTTAATACAGATACTATTTTTATCTTGAATTTCATACCAATTGGAAGCACTTTTATTATTTCCTTTTTTCATAGTATTGTATTTAGTAACTGCATCTTGAATTTCTTTCGGGTAATAATCAACTATGTCTGCACTAATTAATGCATCTAAGTCAATCACATAGTTATAGACGCCACCACTAACCGAACTAATTTTACAAATGTCATTAGGGAATTGCTGAACCATTACTGACTCTTTATCATCAATAACGTATCCATAAAAAATATCCACTGTCATTGCTAATTTAACTATTTTACTAAAGTTATATTTAGGATTTAAACGAGATAGAAACTCTGTAACTGTTGATAATTCCTTCTTCAACTTATTTTCGTTTGCTGTTGAAATATCTTTAAACGGAACTACTGAATAAGCATATAAAGGCATGTCTGCATAAAAGTTTAATAATCTTTGATATTGTTGACTTTGAACTGCCAAGTCTTCACTAACTTTTCGTAATGTCTTTTGATTCCCCTCATTTCGGTAATCTTTGACCATCTTACGAACTTTACTTTGACTTGAAACTAGTGAGCCTACTGGTGTTCCAAAGACAGGTGTTCTATTGTCATCACGCAATATTGAGATTCGATTGTTTCTCTTATTACTATAGGAACTAATAGATTCAACATCAATCATACTAAGTCTTTTCTTTTTATTTTTAGTCAAACTTATCTCCTTTCTATCTTATTTTATTTAAATCTTTTATAAACAGGTGCTTTGATTTTCATGAAACCATATGCATCATCATCTGGTTTCTTTCTTTTTCTTTTGCTTTCTGATTCTTCTAAATAAATCCAATAGAGACCATAAGCAAAAGCAGAGTACCTATCTTTTTGTATTTTTTGAGATACTTGTTTAACAGTACCTGTATTACCATTGTTTACATATTCGAGGTTCATGATTTCATCAACCAATCGGTCTGTCTGAATAAATGGTAATAATTTATCAGCTTCTTTTCGTGGGTCTTTTTCTTTGATACTTGCTTGAATCTTAGACTCGGAAGTTAATATTTTAACGTCATTGTTTGCAAATGTAGCCATGAAGTGATTAATAATGTTTGAGTTCTTAGTGCCTTTCTTTTGAGCGGACACTGCGAAAATCATAGGAATACTATTTGGTTTCTTATACTCAGCATAACCATCGTCATTTACAACACTATAAGGAGGGTTGTCATCAATTTCACTTGTTAAGTAATCGACCAATCCCCAACCCATACCATTAATATCTACACAAAGAATTGTCGCATTAAACTCGTTTACTTTTTGTTTCAAGAACTTAGCTTGATTCTCAAAGTGGCTACCTTGCATTGTGAAGATATTAACTAAATGTTTAGTATAAGTTCCATCCCCTCTATCTTCGATACGTATTACTGCCAGAGAACTGTTGGCTGTGTTACCACTTTGTGACCTAGCTACGTCATATGATAGAACGAATCTTACATTTGGATTCTTTTTATCTTCACTATTAATTTTCCACATAGGTTTTTCTAAAACACGAGCTTTACTTATTTCATCTGCTGAAACTAATGATTTTTCACTAGAACCAGTAAAGACTGACCTGAACTCACGTTCAAATGATAGTGGACTATATGTAGGGTCTTCAAGTTTTTCATTAACATCATCTATATCAAGCGTTCCAAAGTGTGTTCCCATCTCGTAACTTGTTCCAAGGACAATTGTCGGCTTACCTTGCTCCATCTCTTCATATAATGCTCTAAACTTATCATAACAATAAGATTGCTTGTGAGAAGCTGTTGTAACATAAGCTTCCGTTTTAGAATATTCGTTTTCTTTGTCAACACCATGACCAACAACGTTACGTGCTTGTGCAAGCATTGGACGGATAACCTCATTAATTGTTTTCGCATCCATACGTTCATCAACTATTTCCTCTAGTGTGATTCCTTGTGCACGCAAACCACGTGAACTTTCACCTACCGTAAGGGTATCTAGCGTTGAACCGTTTTTGAAGACTAGTTTAACATAATCTTTTTCGAATTTACATTTATTGAAGATTAATTCATTTTTTAGTAATGGATAGTCTCTCCAAAATTCTTCGAACTTAGACTTAACTACTTTTGCAGATTGTTCTTTGGTTGGCATTGCGACTGCCAAGGCATTATTTGGATATAGAATACATTTAACATAATTTGAAAGAAGTTCAATATATGTTTTAGAAATACCACGACTAGCTACAATTCCTACTCTTTTATAACGAAAGAAAGTTCGCATGTAAACCCTTTGAAATGGGAGCAAATCAAACATCGTAGATTCTGTTTTGATATAATCTATGAATCTGTCTGGATACATTCTGAAATATGAAATCATATCTCTAAAACCATCTTTAACATCTCCAAAATTATCATTAAATTCTTTAACTGATAACATTCTTAATTCTCCTCGTCATCAGCTACAATCTCAGGTTCTCCTTCTGACGTATCATGGACACTAAAATCAATATCTTCTGACTTGATGTCTTCTCTCCAAGTATGGTCAACTTCAACATCTACTGGTTGGTCAGTAAATCTTTGTGCCCATTGTTTATATCGCATCAACATAAGGTCAATGTCATCAGGATTTGTTTCAACAAGATTTGGTGGAATAAAGCCTGAGTCACGTTCTATTTGAGCAACAATTTGACCAAAACTTGTAACACCTGTTTTCTCTAAACTATCCTTTTCATCAATAGGTTGGAATCCAGAAACTTTTAATTTGTTCTGGAATGATTTGTCTAGTTTGTCATAATCACCAATGTTATCATCACTCAAAGCCCTTTGCTTCTTAACAGACAAAACAGACAATTCATACAAGAGATTAATAGCGCTTGTATTTTCAATACTGAAATCATTTTTCATGTCAACGAAATATTTTTCTAGTTCAAGTATTTCATCATCATCAAAGCTTGAATCTTTTCTGAGCCACTTTTTACGTAACTCATCAGTCAGCATAATTTTTTTACCATTATTAGCTAAGATAAAAACTGTTCCGTCCTCTTGTGAATCAAAGAGCTTATCAAGGTCTTTAGATTCTTTTTCAGTAGCACGTTCTTCTTTATTGAAGGCTAAGTATTCATCTTCTAATTTAAATTTGTTGTCTTTCTTAACTTCTAAAGTCAACTCTGAGTCTTTATATGAGAGTTTTTTATATCTTACTTGATTCATAATCTTAAGATACTCTAATATTGTTTCTCCTTTGCGTTTAATGGCAGAAGCCCAAGGAGTCTTCATAAGAGGAACATCAACTTCATATAGCAACTTGGCAACATCAACACTAAGGTCATTGCCGACAACGCTTACAAGACATTCGTTACAGAGGTGATAATATCCATCAGGAAATCTAACATTACTTTTTGTTTGATAGAAATTCTTTAAAGGTTTTTCTACTTTACAATTAAAACATTTTTTAGTATCAGCAATCATTAAAAATCCTTTCTAAAATATAATTACCCTCTCATAGTATAGTGGTTTTGAGAGGGTAATCCAAACGTTTTTTTAAATTTTTTAACAAATTGGTCTGTTATTTTTCTCGAACGTGTTCTAAATCAATATTAATTGGTTGTGCACCATGTTCATCAACTAAGATTATCATTTGAGAACCATTAGTGTAAAATCCTAAGTTGCGAGAGTAATCATTACTAAAGTTAAGACTTCCACTTGTGAATACTTTACGACCATGATTTTCTGTCTCTACTCGGAAGTTGTGAATATGTCCTGTAAGAACATATGAAATCTTTTTATCAAGTGCACTAGAGTATCTAGTGAGCTTTGTAGTGCCTTGTTTAGAGAGGTCTCCGTGTTCTGCCAAGAAAGTGTATCCCTTAACTGTAAACGTTCCGTGAGTATGTTCATATCCAGATAAGTCATAATTCAAGTTCGGATTGTCAATGCTATCAATCAATGTTGTCAACATATTTGTAGCCATTTTAGAATATGAATCTCCATTTAGATTTTCACCCTTTTCTCCCAAACGAGAATGATTACCCATTATATTACCAACATAGGTCACTTTAAACTCTGCTGATAATTTTGTCATATACTCAAAAATCCATTTAACGTATGTGGCAAACTGGTCTGAATTGTGACCCCATGTTGTTGCTGTTGACGTTGGTTTGTGCAATAGAGAATTTTCAATCTCATCTCCTAAGTCAAGAATTGTCACATGTTGAACATTAAACAATTTATAATACTTGATTGTTTCTTGGAGAAGATAATCGAGTCTCATTTTCTGAGTTTCTTTTCCCATTTCATCAGTTGATTTTAAACCAATATGTAAATCTGACAAAACTGAAACTGCTTCTGTACCAGAAATTTCTGGTGTTGGAAGTGGTTTGATATTAGGAATATCAATTGAAATGTTAGAGATTGCTTCTACAATTTCTTCGTGAAGAACAAGATTATCTGTCACATCACGTTTCATTTTATTAAAAAGTTGTCTCTCTCTTGCAAGTTGTCGTTTAGACATGTAATTTTCACCAATTACACTTTTAAGAGATTCTAGTTTTTTATCAGTAACAAAGTCAACATATTTTTGAGTACTTGGTAATAAGCCACGTTTCTTTTGTTCTGATTTTACGAGTTGACGATATTCTTCTGAATTTTCAGAGTCATAGAAACCTTCACTCTCCATAAGTTCTTTATGTTGTTTCCAACTACAACGTTGAGAAGGACTTGCATTTTGAAGTTCTATTTTGATTCGGATAGAAGTCTCAATATGTTCGTCTGAAAGTTCTACTGTTTCGCCTTTTTTATTCTCATATTTTCTCATTATTTATATTAACCCTCGTCTAATAAATTTGCCATTTGTGCAACATCTGAACGTTCCGTTTTATCTAAAGTTACCTGAGCATACAAGTCTTGGTGTTTAAGTTTTCGTAGTGCATCAACACCATTATTATACTTAAACTTGTTGCTATCAGTCTGTTCACTATCCCCATTGAACCAAATTTGAGAACCATCAGATACACGACTCAACAATAATTGAATATGTTCACGTGTATTAGATTGTGCTTCCGTTACATAGATAATTGCATTTTTAATATCACGACCACGAATGAAACCTAAGTGTTGTACTTCAATTTTTCCTTTAAACATCAGTTCGTCTAAAATAGTCTCATCTCCACCTAGGTGGTCAACCATAGGCATCAAAAATGGTTTTAATTTTTCTTCAAGACTATTTGGTAAAAATCCAATTGGATTAGAATCTTTAACCTCGATATTATTACGTACCCAAATTAATTTGTCAATTGGACTGCGTTCATCCATTACTAATGATAGAGCTTGACCTAACATTAGATAATCTTTTCCAGCACCGAATGTTCCAAATAAAGCTTTGACTTTAGTATCTGGGTCTTTTAACATATCAATAGCACAGCGTTGACGAACGTTACGTGGTTTAATATTCTCTTGATACCCTTTTATTACAGGTGTTCCAATTCTTTTGAATCCATATTTATGATTATATTTGAATACCCCAACTTCTTTATATCCAACATGTTCATTTTGACTATTGTAGGTTTTCTGTTCCTTATCTAAAAATACAATATATTGGTTATTAATAAATGATGTGCTTTGTGTATATTTGTAATCTTCTTCATTTTCATAACGATAAATTTCTGTTTCTATTCTATCTAAGAAAATTTCCCCAGAACCATCTTCTTCATCACCATTAATAAATATATTTGTGACACCTTCATATGGAGTATCAAAGTCTTTTCCTAAACTTGGAACAATCGTTTCAACATTAGACGCTCTAGCTTTAAGATATAATAGAATATCATTTGTAATAATCCCATAACCTCTATTAATTGCATATGTTAATAATTGATTGTCAACATAATCTTTATCATAACTATTTGTAACTGTTGAATCTTCTTTATCATCTAAATCAAAGATATGAGTGTAATTATAAGTAATACAGTCAAATAGTAGACGTTTAGCATTTCGAATTTGGTATTGCAATGTTTGATTATCTTTTTTTAATTCAAGATTTTCAATTTCTTTTAAAACAGCACTTGGAATAACTACATCATATTTTGTTAAAAGGTGTGGGTCATTCAACACAGCATTAGTATCAATAATGTATTTAATCTTTTTGTCCATATTCATCCTCAAATTTTTCTATTTCAGCAATAAGTTCTAAATCTTCTTTACGTTGTTTTACATTACGTTTGAATTTGTCAGCAGGTCTATATTGAATGCGATAATAGTCGTCAAACACCTTACTCTCTCTAGCTGTTACATCATAAAAGCTAAATCCTTTAATTAATTTTGTCTTTAGTATCATAACATTCTTCCAGCGGAACTCTCCTGTCTCACGTAGCTTGGTTGACATATGTCTTTCAAAAGCACTAATAACAGCTTTAACATCCTTCTGTGTTATTCCTAATTTTCGAAGTTCATCATCTTCCCACACCTCCTGAGACAAAGTCCTATAGTAATCTTTTTTACTCATAATACGTCATCCTCCACAATCATAAGTTTTGTGATAGGCTTATCATTTTCGTTCAGAAATACGAAATTGAGATTATCTCTGTCAATGAAGACTTTTACGGTACTCATTTCTGATTCATTTGTAAAGTCTTCTGTGTTCTTGTAAGAGTTAAATACTCGATACTCTTCAACTAGAGGACTAATCTTAAAGTGAATATCTCTTACTGTAAAAATATTATCTGCATCAACAATGCACTCTTCTAAAAATTTTAAATTATTCAATCTTCTAAACTATCCTCGATTCCATATTTTATTAATTCCTCCATAGATAAATCTGTAAAAGGAATATTTTTTTTGTCATATCCATTTAATTTTTTATTTTTATCTCTATGTATAATTGAATTATCTCCTCGTTTATCTTCTTTATCTATGAACCAGATAATATAATTTGAGCATCCATTCAAGAAGAACTTAACCTGAGAACTATCCATATTATCTATGATTATTTCATCGTTTTTTGAAATTAACTCATCTACCAGTGTGAGTCTTTGATTAAGACTGTCGAAATCTGGTAATTTAATTTCTTCACCGCTAGGTAATTTTAATTTCATTGTTTTCCCTTTTATCCTTTACTGCAACAGAATTTATTTTAAAAGCCATTCTTCTCACTCTATTAAAAACAACTTCATTACTTTTCATATTTAATTCTTTTGCTATATTTTCTATATTGACCCCTCCGAGTAACATCTTGATTAACTTGGTGTTCTTCTTGTTGAAATTACAAACCTCAATATACTCATCTAATTTAGAATAGATATTTTCAACATACTCAACAAGTTCTATGTCAAATTCCCTGTTTTCGAAAGATAGAAACTTTGAACGTTGTTGATATGTTACCGCTTCCATAATTGTCTGTTTGTTCAAGATAACATTACGAACAATATTATAATTAGTGAAATCAATGTCACGTTCTAAAAAATCATTAATTCCTGTATTTATTTTTACGTCCTCTTTTCTAATCAGTATACTATATATTATACCATTTTTAGCCAAAAAAGTCAAGTATCATATCATATTTTTTATAGTTTTCTACTATAATATAAACAAGTTTTCAAAGCTTGAAAAGCTGTGAGCTATCGCTCACTCTGTCGCTTTTCTGGCGCTTTCTACTCCTGTCACAGTCAGAGCCTGTTCCAGTTCGTAGGACGGTTATTGTGAGTTTTTAAATTAATAAAAAAAAAAGAAGTGCATACTTTTTACTTGACATTTATAAAACATTATGGTATAATTAAATATATAAAAAAATAATATAAAAATAAAACAGGATAACGGTGGTCTCCGTTGTAAAATAAGCAATAAAACAGGACAATGGTGGTCTCCATAATCTTACTCAGCTCAGAGAGAGTATGTAAGCTGTTAGGTATAAACAGAAAAAGACAATATACCATCCTTTTTCTTGAACGAGCTCAGCTCGTGAAAGGAAAAGACGACGCCAGAAAAGCGCCCAAGGGCTTTAGCCCAGCTTTTCAAGTCGCAAAGAAATAAAATTGAATATGTTGTATTCTTACCTGATGAGTACAACAGTATGTATATGAAATTCGGCTGAACAAGTATCGAAAAGTAATGAGTTAGGTAGAATAACATCTATTTGTCTTTTTAAGTTGTAATGTAAGTTACTGTAACCACGAAAGCAGAACGCCCCCTGCATTACGGAAAAAGTTATTCCACCGTTAATCGAAGGTGTCAGGCATGAAGTCGATTTGAGTATATAGGATAGATACGAGAGAGGTCTATTATTCTTATATACAATAGGGGGGGAAAAGACCGTTTTCCAACTTTCAAAATTACACCTCCCGAAGGTCCGTTTTTTCAAA